CGCGAGGAGGCTCTGCGGATCGTCGCGCTCGTCAAGGAAATCGAGGCAGCAACGAAGCGGCCCACGGAACTGCTCCAAGAACTGGACGCCGCCCGCGCGCTCCAAACAGACCTAGAGAAGCGAATCGCGGCCTGCCGCGCAATCATCGCCGACAGGGACCAAATCCGGGGCGCCGCCGGGCGAATTACGGAGATCGACGCGGAACTGGCGCGTCTCGGCACTGACGGCGCGCAGGTGCAGGCAGATCTAGCGAAGGCGGAGGCTGAGCACAGCGCAGCGCGTGAGCAGCTGGCCTCCGCGCGGCGTGAGAAGCGATCCGCCGAGGAGCTAGCTGCGCGCCTCACCGAGCGCCTGGCCGATGAGGGCAAGGTCACGGCAGCTGCGGCTACGCTGCCAGAGCGCAAACTGGCCGAAGAAACCGCGCGCAAAGCGGTGAAAATGCTCGAAGACGAGCGCGAAGGGGTGCTGCTCGAGCGACAGGCTGGTTCTGACGAGCGGATTGCTGGGCTTAGGAAGGGCCTGACGCTCGTGACCGAGATCAGTCCCGACGACGCCTACGAGATAGCGACAGGAATCGCCTCACAGCACCTCGCCGAGGACGATCAAGTCTTGCGCTCTGCGGAAGACAAGCGCTCTCGTGGGGTCGCCCTATTCAAGGCGGTCAACGACGCCAGGGCTGCAGCCGAGGCGATTACCCAGGAACGATCGAAGCTGGGTCAGCTCGCAGCGCGCGCGCCCGAGTTCGTCGCCGCGCGCGCTGAGATCGAGACCACTAGGGCAATGATCGCCGACGCCTTAGCTCGGGAAACAGCCGCCGATCAGCGGGTCATCCTGGCACACAACGCGTGCGAGCCGCTCCGCACTGCGGCCGCCCCAATCCGCGCCCAGGAAGACGCACTGCGCGCCGAGCGTGAGCCCCTGGTGGCTCTAGCGGCTAAAGCTGATCTGCTCACCAAAGCCGAAGTGCTGATTGGAGAGCGCGCGACTCAACTCCAGGCCGCCCAGGCCGATCTCGGCCGCATCGCCGAGCAAATCTCTGCCACGCCGGAGCCGGCAATCCCCCCGCCGGCTCCGGACGTGGCTGCCTTATCCAAGGCCCTCAATGACGCGGAGCAGCTGGCGCGCCAGCATCATGCCGCGGCAGCGGTCGCCGCCCAGCGCTTTACGGCTACCCAGGAGGGTCAGGCGCGCCTGAGCGAGCTGCAGACCGCCTACGACGCGGCCGCCGAGGAACTGGCCGACTGGAATCGCCTCGCGACCGACTTCGGCCGCGACGGGCTACAGAGCGCGGAGGTCGACTCAGCCGGACCCGAGCTCACCGCCCTAACGAATACGCTGCTACATGCCTGCCACGGCCCGCAGTTCACCGTTTCGATCGAGACCAGCCGCCTCTCCTCCGACGGCAAGGGCGAGGTCGAAGAGTGCCGCGTTCAGGTGATCGACTCGGTCCAAGGGCGCGAGGGGGAGGCGCGCGAATTTAGCGGTGGCCAATCCGTGATCATTGGCGAAGCCATCTCGTTGGCTCTCACCGTGCTCGCCTGCAACCGCGCCGGCTTGACCGGGATCACGCTAGTGCGTGATGAGTCGGGTGCTGCGCTCGACCCAGCGGCGGGCCGCGCGTACGTCAAGATGCTACGTATGGCTGCCGACTTCGTGAAAGCCTCTCGCGTGTTGCTCGTGACCCACAGCAAAGAGTGCGCTGAGATGTGTGACGCGCGGATCCTGATCAAGGACGGGAAGGTGTCCTATGCCTGACGCTACCAAGGCCGCAGCCGCCAAAGCTCGTCGCGACCTGCAGCGAGCGCGCGGCTTGTGCACCAGCTGCAGCGTTCCAACGCTTCCCGATCGTGTCCGCTGCCGGCGCCATCTCGCCTATTTCGCTCGTGATCAGAAGGCGAGGAGAGCCGCCTCTCGCGGGCACGGGACTGACAGATCGAGCCGAGGACTGGCTAATGCCTCGATTTAGTCAAACACTGTACGACGCGAACGGGCGCCCGATGGGCATCGCGTGCGGTCGCGTCGACTTCAAGAAGTGTTCGACGCCAGGCTGCACCAACCACGCCAACAAATTGTGCGACTACCCGGTTGAGCGGAATGACCCTCCGAAGCGCGGAGACGCGCGCCTGCACCGCGAGCACAAGCTGATCTTCTACGTGTGGACCGTCGACGAGCACGAGGTAACCATCAGCCAGAAGCCACCGGGAGGTTTCGGTACCGGAGTTTTGCAAACGGTGCCGATAGCAGATTGGTTCGCCAAGTCGCAGGCTACTTGTGATAGACCAACGTGTCAGAAGTGCTCGGTGAGCGTCGGTCCGGATCGGGACTACTGCGCTGCCCACGGGCGTCTGTACAAGCAGCAGAGTGAATCAAAATGAGCACCTTAGCGATCGACACCGCAGCTGCGCCGCTCACAAAATTCGTCGGCGGGAAAAGGCAGCTCCTGCCCGAGATCCTTCCGCGCATCCCAGCGAAGATCAAAACCTACTACGAGCCGTTCTGTGGCGGTGCAGCAGTCTTTTTTGCGCTCGCTAACGAGGGACGATTCAAGCAGGGGAGCGCGGTGCTCGCTGACACGAACGCCGCCCTGATCAACATGCTGACCGAAGTCCGAGACCGGCCCGCATCGGTCATCACTCACCTGCACTCGCACGATGCGAAGCACTCCGAAGAGCACTACTACTTGCAACGTGGCGGGCGGCAGGAAGGCCCCGCTGGCGCCGCTCGATTCATCTACCTGCTCAAAACCTGCTTCAACGGGCTATGGCGCGAGAATCAGGACGGCGGCATGAACGCGCCGTTCGGGCATCATGAGCCCAAGCCGAAGATCGTCAACGCCTCGGCTATCCGAGCGGCTTCGCGCTCCCTGCAAGGGGTCACGATTATTCGCGAGGACTTTGAAACCGTGATGGAGCGCGCTGGAGTAGGGGACTTCGGGTTCTTCGATCCGCCGTATCTCCCCGCATCCAAGACCGCAAACTTTGTGGCCTACGGCAGCGCCGGATTCGGTATCACAGACCACGAGCGCCTAGCCGACTGCATGGCGGCAACCGTCAAGCGCGGAGCTCGCGCCTTGCTCTCAAACTCGGACACGCCCGAGGCCCGTCACATCTTCGGTCGGCGCGGTTGGCAGGTTGAAGAGGTGAAGGCACGGCGGAGCATCAACTCGAATGGCGCCAAGCGGGGTGCAGTCGGTGAAATCCTGGTGAGTGCACCGAAGCTATCTCGAAAGGTGGTCAAGTGACCGCCGAGGCGTTCCGCGGTAAACGCTGCGACCACGGGTTCATGCCAGGACTCTGCGAGTCGGCCGACTGCGCGCATCTGCGTCCAAAGCTTCGTCGCTACCAGAGCACGCGGATTGTTGAGCCGCCGCGCTGCTCTCAATGTCGGCAACGAAAGGCGGAAGCGGTCCGCCGTGACGCCACCTATCGCGAGGTCCGTCTATGCGACGAATGCTTCGGTGACCGGGTGAAGCGAGCGGAAGAACTGAAGCGGCGCGCGCAGTGGAACCGGCCGTTTCGAGATTACGAAGCAGAGCGGGCGCTGCCCGCAACGCGCGCGGCGCAGCTCGCGCCAGACGATTGAACGCCTCGGGATTTGGCCAACGAGCAAGCGGACTGCATCCCCTCAGTCTCTGTTCGTTGGTCAACTTCTGTGGCGCTTCTGACAACCACCAATGAGGTATCCAAATGTCTGATGAGATTGCACTGGGCGATGTCGCCAAAGACGACCTGACCGGATTCGAGGGCGTGGTAACTGGTCGCACTCACTGGCTGAGTAACTGTGATCGACTTACCCTACAGCCCAGGGGGTTGAAGGACGGTAAGCCGCGGGAGGCGGTGTCGTTCGACATCACGCACTGCATTCTCGTTCAGAGAGCTGCGCACCCGCCCGCCCCGAAGAACCCGGATCAACGGGCCAATGTTGCGCTGGGCGACATAGCGCGTGACACGGTGACCGGCTTCGAAGGCGTGGTGATTGCTCGGTGCGAATACCTAACGATAGATGACCGGGTGGTGCTGCAACCGAAGACGCTCGACAAGGATGGGCAGCCACAGAAGCCGCACGGCTTCGATGTCGTCCATGTGGATCTGGTTTCTAAACTGCATCCGCCGGCGCCTCCGGAAAAGCGCGGCGGTCCGATGGACGACGTTCGTCGCGCTGCGGACCCGGTGCGCCCATGAGCGACGAGATTGAGTTCCTGACACTGCGGGGACTGCGCTGTCATGTGCCGCTCGCGACTTATCCAGACACGATGCCGCTCATCAACGCGGCGCCGGATGGCTTTCCGGCGCGCGTACTGCTCCGGCCAAAATCATTCGCGTCGTTCATGGCGGCGCTGTTCTGGATCGACGCCATCGGGGAACGCCACGATCATGCTCCACACCTAATACTCCCGTTCGTTCCCGGCGCTCGCCAGGACCGGCTCAACGACTCCGGCGATTACCTGTTCACCGCCAAGTCCGTCGCCAAGGAGATCAACGCGCGCGGATTCCCGAGCGTCACGGTGCTCGACCCCCATTCGGAAGTGACTCCAGCATTGATTGACCGGTGCAAGGTCGTGCACGCGGCGGATTGCATCAACCCGCCGGCAGGCAAATACGCGGCAGTGATCTCGCCGGATGCTGGCGCGGAGAAGCGCGCAGGCACGGTGGCGCGGAAGCTCGGTGTGCCGCTGATCCATGCCTGGAAAACGCGCGACGTGGCGACGGGGACGATCGCTGGGTTCGGCTATGATCGTTCAACGCTAGCTGACCCGCTATTGGACGGGCCGGCGCGCATGCTCGTAGTCGACGACATCTGCGATGGTGGCGGGACATTCACCGGCCTTGCCGCCGAGATCGCGAAGAGCGGATTTGAAGAGCTCGACCTGCACTTATGGACCACGCACGGCATCTACTCGAAGGGCGTCGCCGCGCTCGCGGAGCACTTCTCACACATCTACTGCACCGATTCGGTCGCCGGTGACCGCGCTGGTGTTATCGAAGTTCCTGTTTGCCAAAAGCTCTTGGAGGGCACGCTATGAATCCGATTACTCTCATAGATGGCTACAAATTTTCCCATCTGGTCCAGTACCCATCGGGCACCACGAAGGTCTATTCCAACTGGACCCCACGCGAGTCACGAGTACCAGGCATCGATCACGTGACGCTGTTCGGCCTCCGCTATTTTCTCGACAAATACCTTGGTCAAGACTTTGGAGCGTTCTTCGCTTCGCCGGTCGACGCCGCCTGCGAGCGCTACCAACGCCGCGTTGACGGCTATCTCGGGCCAAACAACGTGGGTACCGAGCACATCCGCGCGCTGCACGAGTTGCAATACCTGCCGCTCGAAGTGCGCGCGCTGCCCGAAGGGACCGCTGTCCCGCTTCGCGTGCCGATGCTCACCGTGGAAAACACCCACCCCGATTTCGCGTGGCTGACTAACTACCTCGAAACGCTCATGAGTAGCGTGCTCTGGATGCCGTGCACGAGCGCGACAACCGCCGTGACGATGCGCAAGGTGCTCGACGCAGCTGCGAAGGCCACAGGGTCGCCCGCTGACTTCGTGCAGTGGCAGGGGCACGACTTCAGCTTTCGCGGCATGCCCGGGCCGGAGGCGGCGGCGCTCTCGGGCGCTGGCCATCTGCTGAGCTTCACGGGGACCGACACGCTGCCCTCGCTGGATCTGATTGAGGACTACTATGGCCCGCTCCCGGACGGGTACCTGCTCGGCGCTTCCGTGCCCGCCACCGAGCATTCCGTAATGTGCGCGGGCGGCGAGCTCTCCGAACTCGAAACGTTCGACCGGCTGCTGACGCTCTACCCGTCCGGCATCGTTTCAGTGGTCTCCGACACCTGGGATTTGTGGTCCGTGTGCACGCGCATCGTCAGCGAGCTGAAAGAGCGCATCATGGCTCGCGACGGCAAGCTCGTCATTCGCCCTGACAGCGGTGACCCGGCGGACATCGTTTGCGGTGATCCAAAGGCAGAACCAGGAAGCCCCGCGAGCAAGGGCGTGATTGAGCTGCTCTGGGATGTCTTCGGCGGGACCGTGACCAGCACGGGGCACCGCCTGCTCGATTCGCACATCGGCTGCATTTACGGCGACTCGATCACCATTGAGCGAGCGCGCAACATCTGCGAACGCCTGGCGGCCAAGGGCTTTGCGAGCGCAAACATGGTCTTCGGCGTGGGCTCGTTCTGCGTGAGTCCAGAGACGCCGATCCTGTGCTCCGATCTCGTCTGGAGGGCTGCCGGCGAACTTCGGGTAGGTCAGGAGATCCTAGCGTTCGATGAGAACGCTACGATTGGTGAGGATCAGCGGGCCGCTCGAAGGTACCGCAAAGCGGAGATCACTGAGAATTCTCCGTCCACCAAGGTTTGCTCCAGAATCACCACCGACATTGGTGACCCAATCGTCGCAAGCGATGATCACCCGTGGCTGGTATTCGTTCAGAATCGCAATTCAGAAAATCGTTTCGTCAACGAGCCTCCGCCAGACGCCGCGCACACCCGCGACTACCCTCGAAATCCTGGACTCGCATGGTTGCGAACGAGCCAGCTGAGGCCAGGGGACAAGATAGCGTTCCTGGACAAGCCGTGGAGCGAGGAAGATACGCGGAGCGCCGGATGGCTCGCGGGGATGCTTGACGGTGAAGGTTGTCTCTCTCGGCAGTCTGGCGATCGGATCAGCGCCTACAAAGTGACGATCGCTCAAAACCAAGGGCCCGTGCTCGAAAGGCTGAAGACGGAACTCACGGCTCGCGGATTTACGTTCTATGCGAACGAATCACGTGACTGCGTGCATCTTACTGTGCTCGGTGGGTGGACCGAACAACTACGCCTACTCGGTACAATACGACCCGACAGACTGTGCGCGAAGGTAAGCGCTATGCTCGATGACGCGCCTGCCCTCAAATGCAACGCCACTTACCAGACGGCAATCGTGCTGGCCGTTGAGAGCGTAGGCGAAGCCGCCGTTGCGAGTATCACCACATCCTGCGGGACTTTCATCACGGGCGGCTACTTGTCACACAACACCTATCAGCACGTCACTCGCGACACGTTCGGCTTCGCCATGAAGGCCACGTGGTGCGAGGTAAACGGCGAGGCCCGCGACATCTTCAAAATGCCCAAGACCGGCAACGGCATGAAGAACAGCGCCAAGGGGCGCCTCGCGGTGCTGCGCGGGGACGATGGCGAGCTGAAGCTGGTCAGCCAGGCAACGCCGCAACAAGAGAGCGACTCGCTGCTGCGTCCGGTATGGCGTGATGGATCCTTCTTGATTCGCGAGAACTTCGCGGACATTCGCAGCCGAGTGCTCGCCGGCCGCTGATGCAGTGGTCAAGTGACAACGCTCGCGGATCGGCATAGGCTCGGGTAATGAAGCGAGGGTCGCTGCTCCGCCGTACGCCACTGAAGCGTGTAGCTTTCAGTGGCGTACGCGCGCCTTTGAAGCGGGCCGAGCTGGTCCGCAAGACACCGCTGCGCACAGGGCCGTCCACTCTGCGCCGCACCTCAATGGTTCGGAAAGCTCCGCTCCGATCCGGGCTCCCGCAGTCACGCGAGGAACTCGCCATCTCACGTCGGAAGACCTACCGCACGCTCGCCAAGGTCAAACTCACATCGAAGCGAGTGGGCTACAAGGACCCGAAGTATCTGGCTTGGGTACGAACGCATCCGTGCTGCGCGTGCGGCGCCTTCCCGCCGAACCATGCTCATCACGAGACGCTTGGCGGTCGCGGCAAGAGTCAGAAAGCGCCGGATTCTAGGTCCTTGCCGCTGTGTTTTCGTTGTCACGACGACTTCCACTTGGTTCGCGGGCGCTTCAAGGGCTGGACGAAGCAGCAGCGCCGAGATTTTCAGGACGTTGAGATCACGAGACTGCGCGCCATCTGGGCCGGCATCCAGGATCATGGCGTAGCCCAAGAACCGATCGCGGAGGCCGTGTGAGCGTCGAGCGTAACGAAGTCCTGGCGCATGCCTTCGAAGAGCTCGGCCGAGCGTGCGCCGTGGTTGCGGCCGCGCTGCGCCTGCCAGGAGACAGGAAAAATTCGCTCCGCGATGAGTCGGAGATCGAGTTCCCAGTGCCTGCGGCGAAGCCCAGGCCCACTGCGCTCCGACAGAAGCCGCTCACCATCAGCCAAGAACCGGTAGCGCTCGGCAAAACGGATCGCCGGGTGCTGCTCGCGCTCGCTCAACTCGGACGCGCACTCAACATGGACGAGATGGCATTCCACATCGGCGTTTCCCGTACTTCAGGCGGGTTTGGCCAGGCGCTGGCGGACCTCCGCAAGGACGGGCTGATTGAGGGCCCAGGCGCGGCAATCGAGATCACGCCGGCCGGTCGCGTGGAGCTCGGGGAGTTCACGCCGCTGCCAACTGGCCACGAGCTGTTCGCGTTCTGGTGTGGAAAGCTCGGCACCACCCACGAGAAAGTACTCCGCGCGCTGCACAAGTCGCGGTCTGCGCTGAACATGGACGCGCTATCCGAAGCCACGGGGCTTTCGCGGACCTCAGGAGGCCTCGGCCAGGCGCTCGCCGACCTGCGCAAGATGCGCCTCATCGAGGGCCCAGGTTCCGCCATGCGGCTCTCCGCTGACTTCAGGCGCGCCATCGAGCCCACCATCGGCGTATTCGACATGAGCTCGGGGCGCAGCGTCCGAGTCGACACCAAGGGCAACGCCCGGTGAACCACCTTTTTCTACCCACCCCATCGATCCGGCACCCTGGGACAGTGACAGCCGGAGGCGGCGTCGGGGGATGCTCTCTCGTGCCGTTGGTTGGACGCTTCGATGGGGTGGGTAGGGATTCAACTTTTCTGTTTGTACGCGCGTGGCGGGCAGATTGGTGGCTGGCTTTTCCGGTGGCCGTGGCGAAGGCCGAATGCGTACGAGTTGTTGGAAGGGATTAGGAAGAGATGACTGACGATCTAACAGACCTAGAGCAGGCAGCGGCGAGCGCGACGCCGGTTTTACCGGGAGCAACCAAGTGAGCCAGGTAGCGCGCCGACACTTCATCACTTTCTACAGTCCGGGCACCCTGTTTTCGGAGACTACCAGCAAGCCCATCGACGACTGGGACACTCGAAAAGCGGTAGCGATGGCAGCGGACATCACCGAACGCCACGGATCTACTCCGTACGGCTTCCGCTTTGAAACCCGCGCGTGCGCGCCCGACACTGACGATGGGGCCGGCGGAACAATACATGGCGCCCAGAAGGTCATGGGCGCTTCACCGATGCACTTCATAAATGGCCAGGTCGAGACGCTCGCCCAAGTGAAGGCGCGTAACACGGGCGGCGAGGACATCCTGATCTCAAACATGGAAGGCAACGGCTGGGATCGCGTGATCACAACGCGCAACGGATACAAGAGCACTCAGCCGTTTACCGATGGCGCCGTGAACGTAGACGTGGACGGCAACGTGCTGGAGGTCGCGTGACCGACCTCAAAGAGGCGCTAGCGGCTCTGGGCATTATCGACGACGGCATCGGGCCCCAGGCTTCAGCCGAGCAGGTCAATGCGGCGGACCGCCTGGAAGGCGCGCGGCTGGTCAACGGCATCGCGCTCGATAGGCTACGTGAGCAGCTAGCCGAGGCTCGGTCGCTTGCCGGCGTGGCCTTAGCCATGGCAGAGCGCGAGGACGTGATGGAATCCGACGCGCGCGCTGATGGCGCATTTGAGGCAGCTGTTATTCACCAGACGTGGGCCGCCAACTTACGGGGCGGCCGTGTGAATTGGCTGATTCGCGGCGCCGAATGCAGGACACTCATTGCGGACGTGAGCAATGGGCTTGTGCGACTGCGCGGTGATGCCATTGAGGACCCCGCAGCGATAGCGCTAATCACTGGTGCGCTGTGCGACTTGAGCAGCGAGCTAGTCGCCGCCTGCGCTACCGCAGAAAAGAAGGAGGCTGACCGTGGCTGAACAAAAGGTGTCTGCTTTCTGGGTCGTGTTTCACATGGTGCCGCGAGGCCGTAAGTGGCGACCAACTAGCGTGCACGCGACGCGAGCTGCCGCGAATAAAGCGTACCAGCGGCAAATCAACAATGGACCAACGGGAGGGCACAAAATGCGCACTTTCGTGACGCCGATTTTACAGAAAGCGAGGTCACGATGACCACGGAGCCAAAGGACCAATCGGAATGATGGACAGGCTATTCTTCGCCGGATGGTTTTTCTTTGCCGGGTTCTGCTGCGGCGGGCTGTCCTTGCCGTGGTTGGCCACGAAGAAGGAAAGGAAGGAGGCTGACCGTGTCTGATTGGAAAGTGTGGTGCCCCGAGCGCGGCGAAACAATCGGTGACGCGAGGCTAGTGGGCTATGACGGTGGATTTAGCGAGGTCGCCGAATACTACGCGAAGTACTTAGCCGGCTTCAACGGTGACCCGTTCGAGCAAATCACGCTGCACGTGCTGAATGCGCGCGACCCAGAGGGCTACACCCGCCAAGTAACAGTGACCGTCGAGGTTCAGCCCGTGTTCTCTGCTGGGAGCGCGCTGCTGGTTTCTGACTTGCTCGCGCTTAGGGAAAAGGAGGCTGACCGTGGCTGAGCGCCTCATCGTCCACGGCATCACCGTCGAAGCGTGGGCAGCTCGCTACGATATCGAGCCCACTACCGTGCCCTGTCACGCCTGCGGAGCGCCGAAAACCACGAGTATGCCGTTTGTACAAGGAGCGCTGCGCGGGTTGGCGTCGCCTCCGTGCATGTGTGGAGACGACAGTAGGGCACCGTATTGTCTGGTTCGCGACCCGAAACACGGTGACCTACTTGATGGAGACCTACTCCGATGACCACCAAACCGAAACCCGATAAGCCGAGCGACTTTTACCAACGCTGGATACTCAACGGGCACACTCGCGAGCGCGCCATGCACGAAGTTCTGCTCACCTACCTCGACAAGCAGCAATCCGCTCTCGTTTATGCAGAACAAGAGTCGTATAAACGAACTACAACTGAGGCCGCGCCACCAGCTCAGCCCGTGGCAGCGGAGCCTATTCCGGCGCGACTGCCGTGCCCCGGGTGTCACCGGCTGCACTTGGACGAGGGAGAATTCGCCACCAAGGCGCACCACACCCATTCTTGTCAGTATTGCGGACTCACGTGGCGCCCAGCTATCGTCGCGACTGTCGGCGTCGAGTTCCTGCCCGGGTTCAAGAATGAGCCCGTGGCAGCGGATCCGATTATCCGAGCGGCTCAAGGGGTAGCACTGGATCCTGGCGAGTATGAGATCGTTGAGATTGCTTCATGGTGCCTGCAGCCGGTTCACAAACTAGGTGACCACTTTCACATCGTAAGCGGCATTTCGGCGGGCGTGAGCATCGACGGCCTGGGTAATTGGCGCTTCGAGCTTTGGCGCGGCGACGAGGTGACGTTCATGACTGCTGTACGTCGCATAAAGAAGGCAGCGGAGCCAGCAGTACCGGTAGCGGGGGAGCCGGCTGGGGCCGCGTTGCTTTGGAAAATGTTCGGCAACCGCATGAGCGATGAGCGCTACTGCCACATGATCAACGGTGCAGAAGCTAGGTCAATTGTTGACGAGCGCGCGAGGCTCGCTCACGAGCGACACGAAGCCCTCGCGCAGGTAGAGGCGCTGACAAAAGAGCAGGGCGAGCTAAAGGGGATGTTCCAGCAAGCGCACGGCGTCCACCATTCTTGGGTCGAGGCTGCGCAAAAAGGCGACAAGATGCAGCGCGCTCTCGCTGAAGCCCTCGGTATGATGAACGAGCCCGACAACGCCCTAGCGTGGCCGGCTTCGTGGGGCGAGTTGCTTGCCGCAGCCGTCAATCGCTCCGCCGCCCTCACCGCAGCCAACGAGAGGACTGAGCGGCTGGAGGCGGAGCTTGCCCTGCGTGCACCCATTGTAGATGGCGTAAGGAAGCTGCTCGAGACGTGGAATTCTACCGCTGCCGACACGTGGGTGCCTTGGCTCAGGCCCGCTCTGAAAAACCTCGATGCACACATCGCTGAACTCGCCGCCCCCGTAGCCACTGGAGAGCGGGCGGAAGGCGAGACGGTCTGCCGATGGTGTGAAAAACCAAAGAGTGAGCACTTCGACCGATTCGGAACCGGCGTATCGGTCGGTCCAGGGCCGATGATGTGTGCCGGCTGGACACCACCAACGCCCGCCACTGGCGGGGAGACGGCCACCTGCCAGTGGTACACGATTCCGGACATGATGACCGGTGAAGGCACTAGCGAATCATGTAGCCAGCCAGCGACTTGGCGCGGGTGTGAGGGGCTTACGTGTGCAAAGCACAAGTGCCGGTGCGCGAAGCCGGTGACGGTTGCCACCTCTCCGGCAATTCCGGATAGCTCGACTGGAGGGGAGCCGTGAGCAAAATATACGTCATCGGCGTTGAGCCAGAACCGTTCGAGATTTGCGTCGTGGCTGATTCTTACGAAGAAGCGAAGGCGGTAGCCAAAAAGTACGCGCGGTCGGAGCACGACAATCTCGTGCCAGAGCTTCATATTGGCGTAATCGGTCCGGCGCGTACGGTATCGCACCACGCCACTCGCCGGGAACCTGCTCTAGCCGGTGCGCCTCGACCGCGTCGCGACATCGACCGCGAAGTGGAGGCGTACTTCGCTGAGCCCCTCCCCGCAGTCGAGACGGAGCGGAAGCCGTGAGCGACATCGTGATCACCCGCCGCGAGCGCGACGTGCACCGGTATAACCGCCGCTGGCAGCGCGGCGGCATCTACGGAAACAGCATCGACTCAGCCGCAGGCAAAGAGCTTGACCGGCAAGCCTGGGTCTTCGGCGTCCGCCGCAACGGCGCTCGCTTGTTCGGCTGGCTTTTGCCGTGGCCACAGCGTGACGAGACGCTGCGCAAGCGCGCGCATCTGGCATACCAAGGAAGCGCCGGGGCCATGCATTCACAACGTTTGGTGCGGATACAACGACGGCGTCAAGTGCGGAGACTGCGGAGAGTGGCTTTGCTGGGTGCCAAGTGTCGAGGGGATGCGCTTGTTCACCACTGTGCTGGGAAAGGATGAGCCGTGACCAAGCATTGGCCGCGCCGCGCGGGCGGAAAGACCCCGGCTCAAACCGCGCTCATGCTGCTCCGTGACCTAAACACGACGCGCTTGACGCGCGATGGCTTCCAGGGGCCGCTCGTTGAGGAGGCGCTCGAGATTTACGACATGGATCGCGGGTATTCGACGCGGGCTCTCAAGGTTGAGCGGGTCGCCCGCGCCATCGAAAGGAAGGCAAAGAAGTGAAGCCAATGCGTTGCTACCCAATCGACCGCCTCCGCAAAGTGCGCGTCACGTCGAAGCGAGTCGTCTACCTGGAGTGGTTACAGCTCATCGCGAGCGGAGAGGCTGGATTCGAACATGCCGCATGGTGAAGAACTCAAGGCGCCCGTCAAAATAGAGACGGTCATCGAGCGCAACAGGACATCCGGTAAATATGAGGTGCGCGTGCAGTTCGATGACGGTAGATGTGTTTGGTCCGAGCTTACTGCGCGACGGAGAGACACGGCCACCAAAGAGGCCTCAGCGGCGATCGCTCTGATCATGAAGACCCGCGCCGAACTGCTTGAAGCCCAGGCGCTAGAACTGATAAATAAGGCGAACTTTTTGCGCGCGTGCGCCCGCGTCAGGGGAGTGATGTGAATGCCCGCGTACACCGAACCCAAGACGCCATCACTGGCGGAGGACCTGGAAACGCTCGGCGACTTCTTGCGCCGTCAATACCACGACGTGATGTCACCAGACGCCGAGCGAGCGCTGGCAGACCGAGAGCATCTACTGGAGGCGGCAACGCTGCTTGAGCGCCACATCCGCGAGGGCCACGACGCTGGCTTGTTCGTTACCGGAGCCCGTGACCGGTGGTGGAGAGCCGAGCGCGCACGAAAGGGCAAACCATGAGCGAACCCAAAGCCATCTACGTCGTGACAGGTGATTGTGGCGATTACTACTGCGACGGCGCCGTTAGCTCCAGGATGCGGCGCGGCGTAACCGGTGTCGCGCTACTGGCGCCTCCTACCCCGCGAGCGCAGCGCAGATGGCCAGCCAAGTACACCCAACCCAAGGAGCCGACGAGTGGCTGACCGCAAAAACGAGACCCGCGACAATTTCCGCAAGGAACTCAAGCTCGGCGCAGTCGAGATCGTGCTCGTTTCGTATCCGGCCAAGATGGCGGCTTTCGCCGCGGGCGATCAGCTTATTGCGGCGCAAATTGCAGAGCTCCGCGCGTTCGCCGATGCACTCGAGGCAACGCCGAGCATGAAGAGGCCAGGCAACTGATGCCTAACCCCACAATCGAAGAAGACCTGGCTACCCTGAAACACGCCCTCAACAAAGCAGCCATGCTCAACAGCACCTTGCCCGCGTTTGATGCACTGGACCGCGTCGCGGCTGCTCTCAAAGAGCCCATCGCCGCACGCCTAGCCTTGCTCGACGAGCTAATCGCCCTGGACGACGCGAGTCCGGGGGCGCTGTCGGTCTATCAGGCGGTGGGCGCGTTGCGGGAGAAGTATGGGAAACCCCGCTGAATCCCGCCCATTGTCGATTTGCGCAAATACTTGTTGCGAGCGCTGGGCCTAGCGCTCATACTGTCTCTCGTCAGCAAAACGAAACGCCCCGCGGTACACCCGGGGCGCGGTCCAACTGAGTAGGAGTCGAGACAATGGCAAATCTAATCGAAAACAGCGGGCTCTGCACTCACGTCCAGTTCTCCCGCGAGAGTCGCGGCTATCCGGGCAGCGCCGAGCAGTGGGAGGCCTACCTTGCTGCCGGCGGTCTAGCTATCACGACTCGGTTGCTGGCGCGTGAGCACGCGGACTGCGCACAATGCGGCGCATTGTTGGCTGTGCTGGAGTCGGAGGTGCAGTCATGAGCCCCGCGCAAGCCATCGCAACACAGCACGGCCTGAGCGTCGTACACGCCGAGGAGGTGCTGCGGGCGCTCGACCTCACGGACGCGCAGGATCTGGCCTATGTGACTTTACATCCGGAGCGAGTGGTGCCGCTGGAACGCATCACTGGCAGCGGTGGTTGGGTCGTCTGGTTTGACGCGCACGACACGGCGATCGCCGTCACCAACGGCGCAGCACAGCATGGTGATAGCCTCACGTCGCTCGCGGCGGCGGTCGAGTGGGCGAGCGAGGTCGAGCAGTGACCAAGCGGACCACCGGTGTGGCGCTGCCCGCTCCTGGCTCCGACCCCGGCCAACACCTGCCAGCCCTCGCGCGTGCCGCGGCCGACAAAGCCCGCCCTCGCAAAACCCCTCTTATGCGCAGCGAGGCCCTGGCGGCATGCCCCTGGGATGCCTCAATGCCGGCAGCCTGGGAGCGCGAGACACGCGCGGTGTACGCTGACCGGCTCGTGGAGCGCGGGCTGGCGCTGCCGGCGAAGGCGGGCGGCGGGAGCGGGGCCAGTGGCGCGACTAAGCTGGTACAGTGTCGTCTCTACCTCAGCGAACAAGAGCAGGCCGCGCAGCAAGCGGCGGCGAGGGCGGCAGGGCTGTCGTGGTCGAGCTGGGCGCGGAGGAAGTTGGCGACGTGATCACTGTTACCCACGATGAGCCTACCCCGCCAGGTGGTCACTTGACAGCTAGTGTATTGCCGCGACAGCGTCGCGCGTAAGCGAGGAGTTTTTTTCAATGAGTTACATAGCGACTACCGAACGGCTCGAAGCCGAGAACGAGCGCCTGCGCCAGCAGGTAACCGAGCTCCAGGAGAACAATACGCGACTGGTAGAAGAGCGGCGAGCCGACGATCTATTTTGCCAGGTCTGGGAGTTTCAGAGCGCGATGAAAATACCGTGCTTCACCGGACCGCCGCTCACGCCAAGTGACGAGCGCGTCAGGCTGCGACTGCGTCTGTCTGCCGAGGAATTCTTCGAGCAGCTGGAATCCTGCTTTACTGAGCCGCTGGCAGAAATGGATCCGACACCGTCAGTCGAGACCAATCACCAAGTCAACGCGCTTCAGCGGCTGGCTAGTGCCGTGCTCACGCTGATCGATACGTTTAAACTGCACGTGAACCTGCCCGAACTCGTCGATTCGTGGTGTGATATGAACTATATCCACCAGGGGTCTGCCATCGAGTTCGGCGTCGACCTGAAGCCGATCGCGCGCGAGGTTCACGCCGCCAACGTGGCGAAGCTAGGCGGCAAAGTGCGCGAGGACGGCAAGATTTTGAAACCGGAAAATTGGACCGCGCCAGACGTCACCGGCCTTCTTCGACAACAGGGATGGCGGGGATGAACCTTTGCAAATGCGGGTGCGGCAGAGAAGTCGACATATCGAAGAAGACTTACAAAAGAAAAGGACTACTCAGGGGGCAACCGAATGATTTCGTGCGCGGGCATCGAATTACCACGATAAGGCTCCTGGAGAAGAGATGCGCGTGTGGCGCGGAGTTGCGCGCAACAAAGTCCAGTCGACAGTTTTGTGATGATTGTTTGCTAGCGAGACGTAAGGCCTCCGACAAGACCCGGCAGAAGGCCCGGAGACTTAAATCGGGGCACAAAGAGAAATATCGCGCTTGGTTTCTGAAAAAAACGTACGGCATCACCGCGGAGGAGCACGCTGCGCTATTCGCGCAGCAGGGCAAATGTTGCGCAATCTGCGGAAGCAAAGAACCAAGGACCACGCGTTCTTGGCACGTTGATCACGATCATGTCACCGGCGCGGTACGCGGTATTCTGTGCAACACTTGCAATTTGCTTTTAGGGAGGGCCCGCGATCGTGTCGATATACTCCAAGGCGCCATCGCATATCTTAACGGCGCACAAGCAGCGAACCGGAGGCGCGTAGGATGCGCATCCTGAACATAAACGTCGAGCGCATCCTGCGCGAGCAAGGCTGGCGCGGGCAATGATCCACCCCGAGAGCCTCACGCAAGCGCAACACCGACGCTGCCGGGTCGCGTACGGGATCACGCCGCAGGCACTCGACCTGCTTGTTGCCTTGATGGCGCATGAGCGCCTCTACGGCCGTGGCCTGACGCGCAAGGAAGCAGCCGAGCTGCTCAACGTCACCGACGTCAACGCGGGCCCGTTGATTCGGCTCGGCTGGCTTATCGGAGATACCACGCCAGCGCCCAACCAGGTGCTTAGCGTGACCCAACTAGGGTGGCGGAAGGTGTGGCCGTGGAAGCTCGGTTGGCCACCGGCCGACAACACGAGACGAAGTGCCGCAGGATCGCTAACCGACTCAATCTGAAAAGGAAAGACAACCGATGTTGAACAGATTCTCACTCGCCGCCCTGGTCTTTGCCATCGCAGGCTGCCAGCACCCGACCACCAACGTGACCGTTACGAACACCGCTGAAGTAGCGACGGTCAGCCCGCAGGACTTCGCGCTCGACACCGTCATTGGCCTACTGCGCTCCGGCGTGAACGACGGCCCGACGCTCGAAGCCAAGATCAACGACCCGAGTTCTGGCATCAACAACGTCGACGTCGACAAGGACGGGAAGGTCGACTACGTGCAGGTGGTCGAGGCGCAGATCCCATCTGGAAAGAAGATGGAGCTGATTGCGCACGCTTCCAGCGGCTCGGTTCCGGACACGTCGATCGCCGCGATCAAGTTCACGCAATCGGATACCGGCATTGACGCCCAGACAGGCTACGCGCCGCTGATTGATCCGGCGGGCCGCTACTACTACCAAGACCACCTGCTGGCGAACATGCTGTTTGCGCAGTGGCTGTTCATGCCATCGCGCCCGATGTATCTCGCTCCAGTGCCGATGGGATACGCCTACCGGTCCCGGATGGCGCCCACGGTCTTCACACAGACGCGGAGCTCGTTTACGACGTCGAGCCGCGTTTCTCCGATCGTGAGCCAACCGCGCCCCGCTAGCTTCAACGCCGGGCGGCTGACGTCGCCACCGCGCGCGCCGTCCACAACGTTTGGGCAGGCCGCGAAAGGAACCTCAGGATTCAGCGTCGATTCACGCTCGAAGCCGCCGGCGACCGGGTTCGGCTCTACGAGCAGACCATCTTCGGGATCTTCATTCGGTGGCAGTTCACGCCCCTCATCGGGGTTTGGCGGCGGCTCTCGCCCGTCGTCTGGCTTTTCATCGTCGCCGTCTCGCGGGAGGTCGCGGTGAGCGCGAACTGGCGGAACGATGTCGTGGCACTTTCCGCGCTGTACCTGATGCTCGAACGCGGCCAGACGCTGAAGAGCGAAGGGAAGCTCAGTAACCCGATCTTCGTGCAGATGGAGAAGGCCGGACTCATTACCGACATGGGTCTGGAGTACGAGGTAACTGACGTCGGGCGGGAGGCAGTGAAGCGTGCGGTGGCAGCTCAGGACGTGCTGCGGCAGATGGAGATCTTTGCGTGCGTCGACGTGACGCGCGCACTCACCCAGAACGAAGCGAGCCCATTCGCTGATGAAGCCGGGCAAGTCCGCGCGGAGGTTTGGGATCCTCGCTTCGCCGCAGACAATCCCAACGCCTTCGATATGCGGCTGGCTGTAATCACTTGGCTCGGTGAGACAGTGACCAAGAAGCCAGTGGTGCCCGAGACGATCGTCTTCCTGCAAAAGCTCGGCAGCGGCCAGCTATCTATCGAACTGTTCTGGTCCGATGTTCGCAAGACGCTTGACGAGGTCGAAGCCGTTGTGGCGAGCGCCTACAAGTGGCAGGACGCGGCGCCCGGTGACGTGCAAGCCGCCGACAAGGCGATGAGGGCCATCTATGCGGCTGGCCAGCTCGAGCAGCGCAAACGCGAGGGCACAACATGCGGCGGATGCGGAATACCGCTCGTGGTATTCGAACAGCAGGCGGCCGCGCGCGGAGAGGACCTCGGCGGTTGCCCGGAGTGCCTCAGAATATTCCCGCCGGCGGAAGCTACTGGGCTGTCCTGCCCGAAGTGCAAGTCCGTCATCTACGAAGATGACGCACACTGCGGAGGCTGCGGGGCGACGATCGACTTCTCTTTGCCTACTGGCACCGTGCAGACAGATACCACCGAAACGATCACCACTGAGCCTGTCTGGTCGAGTAGCTACGGCTATGTCTCGTACGGCTGGCTGGACCCGTGGAACCCAATCGCTGACGCCGTTGCGTTGAGCTATCTCTGTTACGATCCTTTTTGGATCTGAGGGCAACATGCGAGTCATCAAAAAAGACAACGGCGTACCGATCAAGATGTGGACTGATGGTGTGCCGGTCGAAGAGTCGGCTCTCGAACAGGTCGGGAACGTCTCGACGTTGCCTTTCATCCACAGCCACGTCGCTTTGATGCCGGACGCTCACTGGGGGATCGGAGCGACCGTTGGTAGCGTGATCCCAACGATTGGGGCCGTTATTCCTGCAGCTGTGGGCGTTGATTTGGGATGCGGAATGTGTGCCGTCAAGACGACGCTCCGCGCCGCGGACCTTCCGGACAACCTGCTCGCCATGCGAAGTGCCATCGAGGCAGCGGTGCCTCACGGGCGCACGAACAACGGCGGCCCTGGCGACCGCGGGGCGTGGGGCCACGTACCGAAACCCACGGCCGCTACTTGGTATGGCACTGGGTTGAGCGACCCGGACTCGCTTCGCTCACGGTTTGAACTTCTATGTCACAGACATCCGACGATTGCGAAGTCGAACCACGTTCAGCACCTCGGCACGCTCGGCGGCGGCAACCATTTCGTCGAGGTCTGCCTCGACACCGAGGACTGGGTGTGGGTGATGCTGCATTCCGGGTCGCGCGGAGTCGGCGGCCGCATCGGTTCTTACTTCATCGAGCTTGCCAAAGAGGACATGCGCAAGTGGTTCATCAACCTGCCCGACAAAGACCTGGCCTATTTTCCGGAAGGGACTGACCACTTCAACGATTACGTCGAAGCCGTTGAGTGGGCTCAGGACTTCGCGCGCGAGAACCGCCGGCTCATGTTGGACGCCACGCTGCGAGCGATCGAAACCGAACTCGGCAAGCCGTTCGCGCAGCTGGCCGCGGTGATTCAGTGCCACCACAACTACATCAGTCGTGAGCGTCACTACGGCGAGAACGTGATCGTGACCCGCAAGGGCGCCGTCCGCGCACGCGAAGGAGAGCTCGGAATCATCCCGGGCAGCATGGGCGCCAAGTCGTTCATCGTGCGCGGGAAGGGCAACCGGGAGAGCTTCGAGTCCTGCTCGCACGGGGCGGGGCGGGCGATGTCACGGACTGAAGCGAAGCGCCGGTTCACGGTGGAAGACCACGCGGCGGCTACGGCCGGTGTGGAATGCCGAAAAGACGCCGAGGTGGTGGATGAGACACCGGCTGCCTACAAGAGCATTGACGATGTCATGCTTGCCCAGCGGGACCTCGTGGAGATCGTGGCTGAGCTAAAGCAGGTTCTATGCGTGAAGGGCTAGTCGCGCAGACAGTGGTCAGCTGACCGATTGCTGTGCTACAAGCAAAGGTGCCGACGCGTCGCTTGAACTCGACCGCCGGCGCGACCCGAAACAACGGGTAAATCGAGATTACCACAGAGGGATGGATCCACCATGGAACAACAGACCGTGTCCGAAGTAGCTCAGGTGTCGCGTGGGAACGCTGAAGACCACGAATATGACCAGTACCTGGCGCGCCTGCGGCGCCGGTTCGATCTCAACACCATCACCGGTGAGGTCCCCCTCTTCACGACCGATGCGTACAAGCGTCACGACACAACGCTGTGGGACGCCTACCTGAATTCGTTTCCACCCGAGGAACGCCAATATCACACTTGCTCGGCGTGCCGTCACTTTATCCAGCGCTATGGAACGTTGGTGACCATTGAAGCCGGTCGCACGACGCCAGCTATCTGGGACGAAGGCGACGCTCCGGATCTCTACAAGACAGCGGTGGCGGCGATGGCCCGTCTCGTTCGCCGAGCGAAGGTGACTGGCATCTTCTTGTCTGAGCAAGTCGAGCTCGGGCAGTCGTCTACCCGCACCGAACGGTGCACGTGGCGCCACTTTGCCGTGACGAACCCGCGCGTCTTCAAACGGATCACGAAAACGGCCAAGCAGACGCAGGCGGAACGGCGCGAAGACTACAATACTGTATCCAGGTCGCTCTCCGAGATCACACCGGCGACGCTTCAGCAGGCGGTCACGTTGCTCAAGACCGAGGCGTTGTGGCGCTCGGAGAAGGTGTTGGGAGGCGCTGAGTGGCTGCTGGCAGCCTCGGAAGAGCGGCGTAGCCTAACCGGAGCGCTGCGCGACAATGCGCTCTGGCGCGCGATTGCCCTGGCGCCGGCGGGCTTCTGCCACCCGCGGAGCAGCATGATCGGCACCTTGCTCGAGGACATTGAGGCGGGTCTCCCGTTCGAAGATGTGCGACGAAAGTTCGCGGCGAAGATGAACCCGACCATCTACCAACGGCCGCAGGCGGCGCCGAGCGCGGGCAACATCGCGCAGGCCGAGAAACTGGTCGAACAGCTCGGGATCGCTCCGTCACTCAAGCGGCGCTTCGCGCGCCTCGACGACATCCTGGAGAAGCTCTGGGAGCCGCGACCCGCGCGTGAGGAGACGAAGGCAGCAGGCGGAGTCTTCGGTCACCTGAAGCCGAAGGGGTCAGAACCAGCAGCTGCAATGCGAGTGCCGCCCGTGGTCATGACCTGGGAGAAGTTCAAACGAACTGTCTTGCCAGAAGCGCGGTCAATTGAGCTTCTCGCGCCGATGCGCGGCAACTACGAGGCTCTCGTGACCGCGTCAGACCCGGAGGCGCCGCCGATTCTGCAGTGGGACTCGCCGGAGCGCCGCAACCCCGTTTCCTGGTACGTGTACAGTGGCGGGTCCATCGCTTCCCAATGGGGGCTGGCCGCTGGCGCTTGGGTCAAGGTGGTCGCGCTGTCCGCGAACCCGCCGCATTGGTTCGGGCGCGAGATGCCGCATCAGGCCGATGGTGTCCTGTTCGTGCTCGAAGGGTGCCGTGATTCGCGCTGGGCAAGCTCCGGTCTCGGCTTGTTCCCGGAATGCCTAAAGTCAGAGCTCCGGGAGGTGAAGTCCACAATCGAGGCCTATTCACACCGTGGCCAGCTCGAAGGGTACGAAGAGTCTTCCGCCTGCGGCATCAAGATCAGCAAGGGGCAGGCGAGCGATGTCCACGTTCGCGTGTTCGGGGCGAGCGGGGCACCGGTTGAGTACCAGATCGACCGGTGGGACTGATGGTGTTCGACTGGAAGATCTACAACGGAAACCTGCCGTGGCTGCCGGAGCGCACGATGCTCATGTGTAAGCACGGGAGCAAAGCGTACGGAACTTCTCTGCCCACAAGCGACGACGACTACCGAGGGGTCGCCATTGCTCCGCGCGAGTACTACTTGGGCGGTCTGAATCGGTTCGAACAAGCGGTGTGCAACGCGCCGGATCTGACCGTCTTCGATCTCCGCAAGTTTGTGGGCCTCGCCAGCGCAGCGAATCCTAACGTCCTGGAACTACTTTTTGTGGACGACTCGGACCGGCTTCAGGTTTCGAAAGCCGGTGAAAGGCTGCTTGCTATCCGCGACTCGTTCCTATCGCGCCGGGTGAAACACACGTTTTCTGGATATGCCAGGACGCAAATGAAGCGCATCGATTCCCATTTTCGATGGCTCAGTCATCCGATCGAGAACCAGCCGACGCGCGCCGATTTCAAACTGCCGGAGCGCACACTGATCCCGCAGGATCAACTTTCCGCTGCGGAGGCCGGTATTCGGCAAAAGCTCGACAGCTGGAGCGCGGACTTTCTTGATGACCTTCCGCGCGACGTTCGAGAAGCGATCCTTCAGAAGATGAGTCTGCACCTAGCTGAGCTGCAGGTGTGCGCTGACGACACGCTGTGGAAAGGCGCGGCGCGCGCCATCGGCTATGAGGAGAATTTCATTCATCTACTCGACATGGAGAAGCGCTACGCCGCTCGAAAGCGGGACTTCGACAACTACCAGACTTGGAAGAAGAATCGGAACCCTGCGCGGGCGGCGCTCGAAGCGAAGTCGGGCTACGACACCAAGCACGGGATGCACCTAGTTCGTCTCATGCGAATGTGCCGAGAAATCCTAGAAACAGGGAAGGTGATCGTGCGCCGCCCCGACGCCGAAGAGTTGCTCCAGATCCGCGCGGGCGCGTGGTCATATGAGAAGCTCCGCGAGTGGGCTGAGCGGGAGGATGCCGCCCAAGAAGAACTGGCCAAGACCAGTCCACTTCCAAAGACGCCAGACTTCGAAGCCATCGACCGGCTGTGCGTCGACCTGATCTCCGAGGCAATTCGATGATCCATCCCCCAGAGAACGTCTTTCAAATTGCCCATCGGTTGCGCAGAGCCGGATTTCAGGCCTGGCTGGTCGGTGGCGCCGTTCGCGACAGCATCATGTGCCGCGAGCCCCACGACTGGGACATCGCGACCAATGCCCGTCCTGACGCCGTGGTGGGGCTATTCGACAGGGTGGTGGAGACCGGCATCAAGCACGGCACGGTGACCGTGATCATCGACGGTGAGCCGTTTGAGGTGACGACGTTCCGCGGTGATGGAGCGTACTCGGACGGCCGCCGCCCGGACTCCGTGACGTTCCTCGACACCATCGAGCAGGATCTGGCGCGCCGTGACTTCACGATCAACGCCATCGCTTACGACCCAATCGCCGGCACGTTCGCCGATCCCTATGCTGGTCGCGAGGACATTGAGGCTAGCCTATTGCGGGCCGTAGGTGACCCGCACGCGCGCTTTCGCGAGGATGGGCTCCGCATGCTGCGGGCTGCGCGGTTCGCCGCTGTGCTGGGCTTCAGCACCGACCAAGCGACCTGGCAAGCCCTGGGCTCGGAGCTTCACATGCTCAATGGGCTGGCGGCGGAGCGCATCCACGACGAATGGGTGAAGGCTTTGGGGTCCGCTAAACCGTCTATGTTTTTCGAGACGCTCCGCGGGACCGGCATGCTCGCGCCGCTCTGCCCCGAGATCGTGCCGCTGATTGGATGCGAGCAAAACAGGTGGCACGCCTACGACGTCTATTTTCACACCATGAGCGTTCTCGATCATTCTCCGCCCGACCCCGTCATCCGTCTGGCGGCCGTCTTCCACGATGTGAGCAAGCCCGCCACCAAGGGTATCCACCCGGTGACTGGCGATGTCACGTTCTACGACCATGAGAATGTCGGCGCCGGCGTGGCTGACGGCATCCTGGAGCGAATGCGCTTTTCCACGGAGCACCGGCAGAAAGCCGTGCACCTGATTCGGCACCACCTGATCCCTTATCAGCCCGGGTGGGCTGCGGCGGCCATCCGGCGCTGGGTACGCCGTGTCGGGTCGGGAAACGTCGCGCCGCTCCTGCAGCTCGCGCGCGCCGACGTTGCCGGCAAGGGCCCGGCAGCCATCGAGATGCGAACCGACGCGCTCGATGAGCTCGAGCGGCGGATCTCGGAGATGGAAATCCGCGCGCCCATCGTCACCAGCACCACGGCACTCGCCATCAACGGCGGGGACGTGATGGCCGAGCTCGGTATTGGCCCAGGCAAGCAGGTCGGGGAAGCGCTCAAGATGCTGCTCGAGTGCGTCACAGAGGCGCCGGAGCTCAACACGCGAGATAGTCTGCTCGCCGTGCTGCGATCGGTGACGCCATGAAGATCGAGCGTTGCGACATGTGTGGGCGCGCCGCGGTACTGCGAGACGTAGGACCGACCGCGCGCTGGTGTGCCGACTGCTTGCAGCGATACCCGTCAAACCGCATCGCGGAACGCCAACTTGAGCCCGAGGTAGTATCGGCAGCGGGGGAGCCGCCCGCTCCGGTGGCAGGGTATGGCCCTGGGTCGCGCTGGAAAGACGAAGAACTGTCGCCGCCGCCTCACGGAGCGCCACGTCAACAAGACACGCCGGAGCTGATTGCCGCAGAGATGGCTGCGAGCTGGCGAGAAATGGGCGCGGACATCGACCGTCTTGAGCGTGAGCGCGATGCCGCCCGAGCCGAGGTGGAAGCGCTCAAATGTGAGCTACGCGGCGACGAGGCACACCAAGAGCTGCTCGTTGTATGCGAAGAACGCGACAAGGCGCGGCGGGCGCGCGACTACCACAAGGAAGAACTCGCCAACATCCGCGAGGCATTCACCAGTCGCTGCTGGGATGCTGGCGACCTCGCTGGGGAGCGTCTCCTTGGTGCTGTGATTTCGACGCTGCAATCACAGTCCGTACTGCGTGAGACCATTCGGGCCTTGCAGGCACGAATAGAGGAGCGCGAGGAGCAACCGTGCGCGCAGTGCGGGCGCTATGTCAGCACCGACGGACACGCGGAGGGTTGCGTCTGCGAGGTGCGCGGCGCAGGAAAGGGTGCCAAGTCATGAAAGAGGCAACAATTCGCAGCCATCACCCGGAGCGAGAAATAAAGCCGCCGCCGCCATGAGCCCGACCGTCCTTCTCTCCCAGCGCTTCAGCACCGACTCCAACGAGGTTTGGAAAGCCGCGGTCAAGCGCGGCTGGAACGTGCATCGAGCCATCCGCTACTTGCCGCCCGATCCGCTGCCAGAGCAGGTGTTCGCGTATGGCGAGGTTTCGTTCTGCGACATCATGGCGGAGCGGTGCGGGCTTGGGCTGCTTGACCCGCCCGATCGCTGGCTGGCGGACCTGCCATACGAACTGCTCAAGCGTGACGTTCTGTTTCTGCAAGCCAGCAACCTGCGCTGGATACGCTGTCGCGCTTTCTTCAAGCCGTCGAATGACAAGGTGTTCTCCGCTGGCGTTTACGAGCGCGGAGCCGACGTACCGACGAAGTACGTTGATCCGGATTGCCCGTGCCTCGTGTCCGAGGTTGTCGCGTTCGACGTCGAGTACCGGTGCCACGTGTTGGACGGGGCGGTCACCCGCATGGCCTTCTACCGAATGATCGGTGTCGAGGAGCACGAAGTGGAGGCTGACGCGCGGGCGTTTTCTGAGCGCGTTCTCGCTGGGCATGCGAGCGAGCTCCCATCGGCTGTGGTGCTCGACATCGGACGCATTGAGGGCCGCGGCTGGGCCGTCGTCGAGGCAAATCAGGCGCACGCCTCGGGCATCTACGGCGACGCGGATGTCGGGCCCGTGCTGGACTGTGCTCTCCGTTCGGCGGGGCCGATGGCGGCGGTGTCGGATCGGGACCGGCCATTTCTGAGGGAATAGGGACCATGGTCGGCGAGCGGGGGTAAGCCTACTGTTGCGCGGAGAGGCGGCGTTCGCTGCGGGGGACGAGCTTGAGCGTGTGCCAGCCGCTGCGAGCCCTACCGATTGGGCCTAGCGCTAACATCTTTTATGATGTATGTTTAGGCATGAGTTCGGCGGAGATCATCAAGCTACTGAAAGCCGCTGGCTGGACACTGAAGCGGGTCTCGGGTTCGCACCATCAGTTCAAGCACGCCACGCTGCCGCTCGTGGTTACCGTCCCGCACCCGCGCAAGGACGTCCCGAAGGGGACCGCCGAAGCGATACTCAAAGCCGCTGGTCTGAAATAAGGAGACCACCATGCAATACCGAGCAACATTCGAAAAAGTAGGGCGCACGTTCAACGTGAGTTTTCCGGACTGCCCGGGGTGCCTCACCTTCGGGAAGAGCGAAGCTGAGGCACTCGCGATGGCGCACGAGGCTCTCGAGGGATGGCTTGAGGCCTGCCTGGTTTCTGGCGTTGTTCCGCCGGCGCCGAAGGCAAAACGCGGCCATGCGATCACGGTCAACCCGCACCTGTCGGCGGTCGTCTTGATTCGTCAGCGCCGTGCTGCCCTGGGTCTCTCTCAGGCAGAGGTAGCCAAACGCGCGGGCTTGTCGCAGCAGCAGATTGCTCGGCTCGAGAACCCAGACGGGAATCCAACGGTGGCGACACTGGCTAAGGTCGCTGAAGCGCTTGGGTCCAGGGTCGAGCTGAGCCTGACGGCGGCCTGAGCTGTGGCCATAAGCAAGACGGTTCGACCCGTCTCACCGGGTGAGGTACTCCGTGAGCAGCTCGAAGAGCTCGGCATGTCGGCAAACGCGCTGGCGGCCGCGCTGCACGTGCCAACGAATCGAATCACCGGCATCCTGAACGCGACGCGCGCGCTCACGCCGGAGACAGCGCTGCGGCTCGAGCGGTACTTCGCGGGCACCACCGCGCAGTTCTGGCTCAACATGCAAACCAGCTTCGACCTGCGCCGTGCAGAGCTCAAGATCGGCACTGCGCTCCGCGAAATTTGTCCGCTGAGGCGTTTAACGGTCCGACCTGAAACAAAAGAAAAAAGCCCCCGATAGCGGTGAGGCTACCAGGGGCTCGGCATTGTCACCACGTCTTGAGGAAAGTTGCCGGTGTTCCCGGTCGTTCCTCTCGACCACGACCTTTCGGCGGTGGCTGCCCAACCGGTTTACCGGCCAATGCGAGGGGCTTATTGAAGCTAGCAGAGCCGGCGAAGAGGATCGAACTCTTTTCGAGTGCAGTACGAAAGCACGCGCCTTCCAAAGGGCACCGGCGTCGGCGGGAAGAGGACGAGTCGAACGTCTCACCGAAGTGCCAACCGGGTAGCAACCGGCGGCGCGCCCACGCGCGCTTCACTTTCCGTAGCGGAAGACCGAGTACTCGAAACCCACGGTGTTACCCGCACACTGCTTTCGAAACAGGTTCAGCGCCTTGCTGATTGATCTTCCAATGGCCGAGAGTTGTGGAATCGAACCACCATCCGTGGATGTGCCAGTTTTCAAGGCTGGTTTGCCGCCATCGCCAAACCCTCGGCGGAGAGCGACGTACTCGAAACGCAGGCCGTAGCCCCATCCGCTTTCCAAGCGGCGCCCGCGCCCCGCGGGTTCACTCTCCAAAGTAGCTCACGCTAGGTCGCGCACGAAGCTCAACCATTCCTCGGGTGCATTGCTCACGTCGATGCGCGGCCCGACGTGCGGCAGCGAACGCGGCGCAACCGGATCGCGTATTGGAAACATGCCGGCCTCGTCGCAACTCTTGTTGGCCTTGCGCGAATTGCAGCTGCGGCACGCGCTGGCGATGTTCGACCACTCGGTGCGACCGCCAGCGGACCTAGGCACGACGTGGTCGTAAGTCAGATCACGCTCCGCGAACTTGTTGCCGCAATACTGGCAGCGGTACCCGTCTCGTGTGTAGACGTTCGCGCGTGAAAAGCGCACCCCGCGCTGGGCACGCTTCGGCAAGTGCTTGAGGCGCATCACCGCAGGCACATTCCAGGTCACCGAGGGCGAGGAGATTTCGTCCTCATACTCGACCACCACTTCGGCGTTGCCCTCGTAGCGGAGCTTCACCGCATCCTGCCAGTGCAGGATGCGTATCGGTACGTACCAAGGTGAGAGCAAGAGCGTTCGCGTGTGCATGGTCGTCCCTCGTTGCTGTTGTTGTGCTCACTGCGCGAGTCGAACGCGCACGGGGCTCGCGCCCCGACGGTTTTTGAGACCGTTGTGTATACCAATTCCACCAAGTGAGCATGGTCCCGACGAACGGATTTGAACCGATAAGAGTTGCCTCACACCCTTCTCAGGAGTGCGCGTTTGCCAGATTTTCGCCACGTCGGGGTTGGTCCCAGATTGAGGCTCCGGGCTGGCCTTGGTGCACACGGATGGATTTGAACCAACACGAGGTTTCCCCCGGCGCGTTCTAAGCGCGCTGCGGCTGCCGTTTCGCCACGTGTGCATAGTACGGGAACAGGGGATCGAACCCTGCTCTTCGGCGTGTCACACCGACGTAGAAACCACTCTACTATTCCCGTGTCGTGGTGGAGCTACCGCGAGTTGAGCGCGGCCAAGATCGATATCAGCGATCTCCGGTCACCGGACCATCTAGCTCCGTTGTCTTTGTGCGCCGCCCGGGTGCTGGCCCCGACGTGCCGTGTTTATAAGACTCGGCTGCTCACCGGAGCTCGGCGCATGGTGTCCGCTCCCGGCTTCGAACCGGGATGCCTTTCGGCGGCCGGGTTTAGACCGGCTGTGTATGCCTATTCCACCAAGCGGACATGGTACGGGGCAAGAGGATCGAACTCTTCTCGCTGGGGTGTAGACCCAGAGCCGTCACCAGACGGCGAGCCCCGCGCGGGTTCTGGGCCAGCGACTCGAACGCTGCTCTTCCAAGTTCAAAGCTTGGTTATCCTGGCCAGTAGACGATCCCAGAGTGGTGACACGTGGACTCGAACCACAGCCGCCGGCCTTATGAGAGCCGCGTCGCTCCTTGCGTTGTCACCGTAGCGTGGCCACGAATTGAACGTGGTATCTCCGAGGTTATGAGCCTGGCGGGCTAGTCCGTCGCCCTCCACACGCAGCGCTCCCGTGGTGAATCGAACACCATAGTCAGCCTTCGGAGGGCCGACGCGAAACCCGTTCGCGAGAGCAAATGGAGTCTCCGGAAGGAGTCGAGCCTTCGCAGTCAGCGTTCGTAGCGCCGATGTCCAAATCCCTGGACGGAGACATGGCACCCCACTGCGGTATCGATCCGCATCCTCGACGCTGAGAACGTCGCGACCTAGCCAGTAGTCGAGTGGGGCGTGGCGCTTTCGTAGGTGATCGAAACCTACACCGCGAGCTTAGAAGGCTCAGGGCCATCCATTGGCGAAAGCGTTGGAGACGCGCCCCGCAATCGAAGCGGGCACCGCTGGGTTGCAATCAGCGTTCGCACCTTGCGTGCGCGTCATCACTGGGCCGTGGACACTTTATCCTATGAGCCACGCTCACCCTCAACGTCGAAGGCTGCTGCGACCCACTCGGGCGTTACTCCGAGACCATAGCCCCGAGCGAGCAGTGGGAATCGGACCCACCTATGAAAACTTGGCAGATTTCCGCCGCACCTTGCGGCCTTGCTCGCGTAGCGTCGCGCGCGTGTCGCCCGACTTGCTGTCTAAGCAGCGTTTCAGGCTAGGGCGCGCGACTAGAGCGGGCACCGAGTTTCGAACTCGGCAGGCACGGCTTGGAAGGCCGGCTTCTCGCCAAGAGAATGCCCGCGTTGATGGCCGCCGCTACTCGCACCGCCGAAGCAGGTGCTTTCACGGCTGCCGGAGCTGGTCGAGGGAGTCGGACCCTCTCGCAATCCATACCAAGGATTGTTGCCTCCGAGGACTGACCAGCATTTGTGGAGATGTTCGGTAATGCTCCGAATCGGATTGCTTGCAAGGCAAACCAGCAGCCTTCTGCGTCCATCCCCAATCGTAGCGGGGTGCCGGCGAATCGAACGCCGTCCTGCTGATTTGGAATCATCTTGGCCACCATGGCCTGCGCCCCGTGCGCCCTGTCTTCGCCGTAGCTTGGACAAGACTTGCCTCATGCGTGTTCGCGGTCGTTTGCAACCGTTGCCGCAGCTCCGACGAGCCCACACATGCGACCAGCGTCTCGTAGGGGTAACGCTCCCCTTTCGTCATAGCGTGACAAGCTACCGGCGATACTTATCGCCTCACGAGGCATTGCGAAAGCGCCTGTGCCCATACCCGCAGCGCACACCTTGCGGTGATAATTGCCGAGCACAGATCTTTTCATCACGGACGGCTTCACGTGAACTTTCGCGGCGCTCTCGGAAGGGGTCGAGCCTTCGTAACTCGGTTTAGGAAACCGTGCACCGGATCCGCCGGCGAGAGCATTGGGGTGCAGCGCGGGATCGAACCGCTCGACTCGGGTCACAGCCGAATCTGTTTACCAAAACTACCGCACCATCGTGGTCAGGTCGGTCGGGCACGATCCGACAATCTCTCCGCCCCAAACGGAGTGCCTTACCAATTAGGCTACGACCTGATGGTCCCTCGAACTCGAGTCGAACGAGTCTCTTTCGCTCTTCAGGCGAACGCTGTCACCGGGTCAGCTGTCGAGGGATTGGTGAGGCGTGCGGGTTTCGCGCCCGCTAGACTTCGGATGAAAGCCGAAGCACCGAACTATCAGAATACGCCCCGTGAGCAGACTACTTCTTTCCTCGGTCTGCCAGCGATAGAGCCCACTGACGAAATCGAATCGTCCTGGCGACAGTACAAAAGTCGCTGGTCGCCTTGACCGAGCGGGCATCAGCTGTGGGGGCAGGAATCGAACCCGCGGGAGGCGCATTAACAGTGCGCCCAATGTGCCAGCACATAAGCCCCACAATAGGAGGCGATTGGTCGTCGCCTCCGCGTACAGCGAGAGCCCGCCACGCGCTTCACTGCGCGCCGGCATGTCGCTTTTGGATTGTGAAAGATCAGAGAACGACTAGTTGCCGTTCGCCGTGGTTGGGAAGGAAGGATTCGAACCTTCGTTGACGAGTTCAGAGCTCATCGTCCTGCCTCTAGACGACTTCCCAGCATTGTTTTTGCCGCCGTACGTCGGCGTTTGCGAATGACAGTTGGGACACAGCATCCGGAGATTCTCCGGCCTATGATCGAATTTTTTCCCGTTCTTGTGATCGAGATGCAGCGATAGCTTCTTGCCGAGCCATTCGTTGATTCCACGCGCCGCAACTGACGTGCAAACCGAGGCGGTTTGCTACTTCAGCGAATCCGCAACTCTCGCGAACTGCCACCGCCAATTGTTCGTCAGAATATGATCTCGGTCGTGCCATTTCCAGAGTGCGCCAGCAGGGAATCGGACCCTGTCCTACCGGGTAAGAGCCGGTTGCTCGACCAATGAGCTACAAGCGCGTGGTCAAGTGACCACAGTGAGTCTGGCGGGATTTGAACCCGCGCCGCATGGATTAAAAGTCCAGCATGCCGCCACAACACTTCAGACCCGCAGTTAGCGAGTCGAGCGTTTAGGTAGCGATGTCCTTTCTTGATTCATGAGTTACCTGGTGGGTCGCCTTGGTGTTGATCCAAGCTAGCCAATGGCACCTGATTTACAGTCAGGCCTGCGTCCCGGCGCAGCACACGACCCAGAAACGAGAAAAGGCGCCGCGGTTTCCCGGGCGCCTTCACTGAAACCAGTGGAAAAACGCCCGTTTAACTTGTACCTGGCTCCTGCGAAATGGTTGCGAATTGCGCATAGCTCGGCTTTGAATCGCTTTCGCGATTCCAGCACGTGGCTAGGTGGAGAGCTATGCGTGTCATGGCTTGTTGAAGGTGAACCTGTGCGCGCCGATTGTCCAGAACTAAATGCATCGTGTCAGTACGAAAGTTTGCTGGGTGCCAATGGCTGAAAGCGCCGACCCCTTTCGGAGCCGGCGCTTTCTCGTTGTTGATGCGGGCGGCGTACCGCACGCAGAGTTTTATTCGGTGGGCGAGTGCGGAGGTGCGGGCTCAGGGTCGCACGCGCCGCCCTTTTCGATCGACCAGGGAGCGGTTGGCCAGAGAACGCGTGGCTTCGCCGTCGGCGCGTTCTGTTCGACCCACGTCACGTCGTCATGCGCGCCGTCGACCCGGTGACCCGTCCCGCGCTCGATGGCGGAATCGCGCTCGGCGTCCATGCAGCGAGACCATTTCGCGTGTGCTCGAGTATATTTCTCGAGCAGCAGGATTCGGTCCTCGACCGTACCCGTCGTGCGCTTTTGGGTCTCCTGCTTGTTCTCGGTCGTCGCGACTCGCGGGGCGAGCGTCTCGACACGATAGGCCAGGTAGGCCCCGCATGGCACCAGGATGGCGACCATTGCGCCGCCCAGTTTGTACAGGAGAGCATTCCATTGGCCGCGCGTCGGCGTGTCAGGGGGCACGGTAGGCTCGACGACTGGCTTCTTTGCCGCTGCCAGCTCCAGGCGCAGCCTGGCCGCCTCTGCCTCGGCCGCTCGAGCCTGCTGCCCCTTCGCTGCGAGCTCGGCTAGGATTGCCTCTGTTGAGATTTCCCCCGTGTCGAGCTTCTCGCGCATCGGAGGAAACTCGCTCGGCGGCGCCGGCATCCCGACTGCTGTCTGAGTGCGCGGTACTGGGCGAGCCATCGGTAGGGGCTTCGGGTCGTGCGGGATTTGCGGCGGCCGAGCTGTGGCGCGCTGGTCAAATGTCGGCGGCCGCGCGGTATGCGGATGAGTCGTAGCGTCGACCTCCGTCACACTTATTCGACCGCGCGGGCGTTGTTTTTCGTCGTTCATGGCTTTGCGGCGCGCCGAGCGGTGATATGGTATCGAGGCAAACAAAGTGAGCCCCGCGCTGTGTCTAGCAGCCGAGGCTCATGGCCAAACCTGGTTGAGAGGTTCGACGATGAGCAACATACAGCCCTGCACCGATACAGCAACCGCTCTCAGCAAACCTTGCCGCAAATGTGGCGGCAGGGGGCCGTTCTCTTTTGAGAGGCGCGGAGATAGAATCATCCGACGCGCGCAATGCAAACAGTGCGTAAATAGCCGGAAAAGGGACAGCTATCACACGCCGGAGGGTATTGCGTATGTGCGGGCTTACTGGGCAGCGCGTTCCACTAGGACTAATGCCCAGGCTGGGATCGATAAGATTATTGATATGACAGGGATGGTGATCGGCAGGCTGACTGTTCTAGGAAGGGCACCGGACCGCGTAGGGCGCCGACCTAAACAGTGGGCCTGCATATGTGCATGCGGAAACCGCGTCACGGTGTGCGGAACAATGCTTCGTCGTAGGTCGCGTCCGCCGACGCGATCCTGTGGGTGTTTATCCATCGCCGATAGGACCGTCCCACCGGGGGAGCCTCCGCTCGGGTGTCGATTCATTCCGTTGACTCGCGGAAAACTAGCGATAGTTGACGAGGCTGACTACGCCGAGCTGATGATGTTCCGTTGGCATACGCGTGTGGCCAGAACGGCTCACCACACGCAATACTATGCGATGCGCTGCGTCCACCGTCGCGGCCAGACGTATCACATCGGTATGCACCAACACCTGTTACCTGTGCCTGCGGGCAAGGAAGTGGACCATAAAGATCGTGACGGATTGAACAACAGGCGCGGGAATCTGCGCCCGTGCTCACGGCAAGAGAACTCGTTCAACACTCGTCGCTATTCGCCGACTAAAACTAGCGTTCTTCATGGAGTAAGTCGCCGACGGGATGTGTTGAAAATAACCTGGGTTGCACGGCTAGCGAGGAGACATCTGGGCTCTTTTGGTACTCAGGAAGAAGCGGCTCGCGCCTATGACCATGCCGCTATCAATACGGCAGGCGAATTTGCGGCGCCCAACTTCAAGCGATATTTACGATGAGCGTGCTACTCGGTTTTCGTCGCTCCATTTGTTCCCTCTAATTTCAAGCTTTCAAGTGCCGCTTCGAGCCGGTCCATGCGCGCGATCAGCTGGTCGAGCCCGGCCACCTGCGAACGCATTGCGGCCAGTTCTAGCTTGATGGTCTCGAACTGCTCATCGCCGTCTTCAAGGCGCTCTTCGACCTTGCCAATTCTCGGCGGTAGCTCGCGAACGATCGCCTCCAGATCTCCGACCTTGGCCGCGATCTTCTGCACCTCGTGATTGGTGAGCTCGAAGTTTTTCTTCGTCTCTTCCTTGGTGCGCTCCGTTCGCTTTTCAGCCTCGGAGTTGATTCGGTCGACGGCACTATCAAGCAGTACGTCGAACGCCTGCTGGTTCTCGAAGCTGCGCAACACGAGCGCGATCGACATCTCTACGTAGCTGTCAGGATTCGGAGGCGGGAGCTTACGGATGGCCGTGACAAGCTCGGGCGGCAGCGGGCGTAGCTTCGGAATCATAGCGGCAAGCTCAGCCGGCTCGCTCGGCTTTAGATTGTGCGGGGCTGTCGGCAGTTCACGATCGTCGGTTGTCATAATGAGGCGTGGATTCCTAGTTGGGCGATCGGGTCGGATCAGGAGCGCGCGGTCTGCCTTCAAACGCTCGGCGATCATCAGGAGTATTCCGGCGCGTCGTGATCAGCGCGGAGGTCGAGGGAGGCGAGGGCGCCGTTCGTCAGGGCATCCAAACGCGCTTGCCAGGTGACTTCGTGCGGCTCCTCAGGAGGCTTGCCGCCTGGCACCACGGACGGGTATTCACCGGGCACCTTGCTCGCAATGGGCAGCGGGTCGATGGCGCGGTCCTGGTCGATCACCATGGGGTTTACCGCGCCGCCGGGCCCGTCAGGAACGAATGGTCCAACGCGATGCTGCCAGATGGCCCAGGGCTTGTTGCCAGGCGTCGCTGGTGCCGATGTGCTGGTATAGTGGGCCACCCAAAGCGGCCGGTTGAGTACGAAGGCAGGCTTGCCGAGGCGGCCGAAGTCGCGCTGCGTGATGTAACAGAGCGCTTCGCCGAACGAATCAACGAGACCATTGAGCATCGCCCGGACGCCGTCCTGCCAGCTCGGATCGATCTTCGGCCCCTTGGCACCGTCGTCCTCGACATCGAGCGCGGGGCAGATGTCACCCGAACGCATGCCGACATCGTGGGCGGCCGCGCAGAACGCAGTGAGCTGGTCAGCGACAGGCTGGCTCGAGCGGAAGAAGTGGTAGAGGCCGACCTGCATGCCCGCGTCGCGTGCGCGGGCAATGTGCCCGATCGCGCTCGGGTCCTTCCACGTGCCGTATGTGGCGCGCACGATCACGAACTGGCACCCCTTGGCGAGAATGGGCCAGGCGATGCCACCGGGGGCTGAGGTTGACTGAAAGTGGCTGACATCGCAGCCGTACAGAAGCTCCGTCATGTGCTATCCTCTCCTTGTCCATCGCACGTCCGAGAAATCGGAAGGGCCACTCGCCACCTCTACGGAGGGCGCGTTTAGCGGTCCAGTCGGGTTAGCTACGGCGCTCGGCGGACGCGAGTGATGTTGCCTGGCCCCGGTCGTCGAAAGATTGCCGGGGCTGTCTTTTATTTGCGCGTCGATTTCGGCTTCTCTGCCGGCTTGACCAGAAACGGATTCGAGTTGCGCGGCATACGAGCTAAGCCTGCTGAGGCGCCCTCATCCCAGGCCGACGCGAGCAAATGCAGAGCGTTCTCGCGGAACTCAGCTGGCAGACGCTGCACGGCGGCGCGAACTTCGGAGGCGGTGAGCGGTTTCACCCGACGATCTCCCGCACAACCCGCCTACCCACGCGCATCGCGACATACCCAGCAAGCCAGAGTCCCCCGATTGCAGGTCCGACGGTGTGCACGAATAGGCCGAGTACGGTTTGCTTCATGGGTTGCTCATTTCGTACAGCCAATCCTCCGCGACCTCTTCGGCGCGAATCTCGGCGGCAGTCGGCCAATCCCAGACGTCTTCATCAGTCGGCTCGCTTTTCACTCCTCGGCGCGCGGCTCGGCGTCTCTGCCGTTTATTTGTGGCTAGAGGGCCGAGAATCAAACACCCGGCGCCAGGCACGGGGCACGCTGGAGCCACGGGGTAATGCGATCGGAATAAGTCGGCCATGGCAAGACTCTCAGGGCTGTTGGAAAGGCTTCTTCGGTAGCTTCGCGCCGCGCGCGGCCAGGCGGAGCAGCATTCGTCGATAGCCAAGAGAACAGGCGCGCCAATCCTTGACGAGCTGCGCCGCCTGTACCGCAAGGTCGTTGGACTCGGTTGGCCGCTCGTCGGGCGGGAATTGGCTTGGGGTCTTCACGGCTTTTTAGCCTTCGCCTTGATGGCTCGCCAGTCGCGGGCCGCAAGCGTCCGAGCGGGGACCAGCCCAAGCGAGCACTGGAGCTTGCCGACAATACGCGCATAAATTTGGCTGATGCGCGCCTCCGACACGCCGAGGTCGCGGGCAACCTCCACAGTCGCGCGGCGCATCAAGCGAGCGAGTACGTCTCGCTCCCGCCGACGAAGCTTCGCGATGGCAGGCGCTACCAGCGCGAGCCGCTCTTTCATGAAGAGCTCTTGTTCCGAGGTCGGCTCGACTGAAAATTGCGCGAGCAGTTGCTGTTCCGTAGAATCCCCATGCCCGACGCCTTTGGTTGCGTCGATGCTCAAAAGTACAACTTGCCCGAGGTTCTTCCGGGCCCGACGGGGCAGCGGGTCATGGGCGCGGATCTCGTCGAGGATTGCTCCCTTTATTCTGACCGAAGCAAACGCTTCGAATTGCTCGGGCGGGAGCTTCGGCTGACTGAGCGCCGCTTGCCATAGACCGACGAGAGCGGCCGCCGACACTTCTTCGGGTAGGGTATTTCCGTGGAAGCGTCGGCGGTATTTGCGGGCGATACGTTCAGCGAGCGGGCGATGCCGGCCGAATGCCGCGAGAGCCGCGGCGTTGTGATTTTGCAATGTAGTTCCGATTCACCTGCGCACGAGCTCCACGAACATCGCGATCACAACAAACGAGAGGCAGAACCAGGCGATCCCAACGGTCATGGTAGGCGGAGATGACCGCGCGTGACGGGCATCACACCGGTGATCACGCCGAATGCGTCGAGCACCACCAGAACAGCCAAGATGATTCCGACTACGCGAATCAGCTGCATGATCCGCGCGTCCATCGGGATTAGGCCAACGAGGTAAATTACGACGCCGATCAGAATCAGCGTGAGCAGTAAGGAAATCATGCGGATTAGTCGCCTATCTTGTGCTAGAAATTGAGTGCGCCCGGCGTGTTGAAGCACCCGGGCGCGTGACCCACGAGGAGTTAGCTCATGGATACCAAACAGATCGCACAGATGTGCCGTCGCTGCAAAGGCCCGATGATGCGCGGGAGCCGCAAGATGATTTGCGCAGCGCGGTGCGGAACCAGAACCCGGCATGGCGCATCATGCCGTGGAAGCAAAACACCCGAGAGCCGAACCTGGTCCAACATGAAATCCAGGTGTTACAACTCAAATCTTGAGTCATATGCTAATTACGGAGCGAGGGGCATTACTGTATGCGACAGATGGTTGTGCTCGTTCGAAAACTTCCTTGCCGACATGGGGGTTCGCCCGAGCGATAAGCACACTATCGAGCGAATTGATAACGACAAAGGCTATGCGCCGGACAACTGCGTTTGGGCAACGAGAACGGTGCAGGGTCGCAATCGTTCAGACAATCGGCGTGTTGTCTTTCGCGGAGAAGAGATGACTGTAGCTGACCTAGTGGAGCGCACTGGAGTGCCACGGCGCACGCTCTATAATCGACTGGACGCCGGGTGGTCGATAGACCGCGCCGCCGCTGAGCCATCGCGCGGAGGTTTGATTAACTTAAAGCCTCATACAGGAGCCAAACTGGATGAGGGGAAGGTGAAAGCAATCCGCATTCGAGCCATGAATGGTGAGACACAGGCCGCCCTTGCGAGAGAATACGGCGTTTCTACAGCAGTCATTAATAAGACGATTCTGCGCAAGTCCTGGAGGCGCGTGCCTTAAGCTAATAACATGAGATAAATCCGCAATGCTGCATCGCTTGCTTGCTTGTCGCGCCTACCATGCATGCCAGCGGCACGATGGTGAGCTGAGAGTCGAGCGTTCGCTGGACGATGTGCTCGCAGGTCTCGACCGGTTGAGCCTCCGAGCAACCGAGATTGTGGGCCTTCTCGCAGGCATCGAGCACGCTGCGATCGAAGTCTGGCTGCGGGCCCGCGTCCGCCACCGGAGCAGCGCCGCCCATCGCTACGGGTGGCGGACCCGCGTCGGGGACGGTGACGGTTGGGACGGGAAGCGGAGTTGGCGCAGGCGCCGGAATGCACGAATTGCAGGCGACGAGCGCGAGGGCGGCGAATAGGTAGAGGTGTTTCAAGCGGCCAACTTTCGAACGCTCATGGCGTATTTATCCGAGCACTGGTTGACGAAATTGGCCGTGACCCAACAACGACCCCCGTCGCCCCATTGCGTAGTGCCCCATGAATTCTGCACGCGAAATTGCAGCGCGCCGTTCACGTGACGATAGCCGACCAGGAATAGGTAATGGCCTCCACCGTTCGGATCGGTCTCGTCGGGCATGTCGTATGGCGCCGACTGCGGGCCAAGTTCTTCGAACGCTGTATCGACGAAGCTCGCGACAGTGACGGCGTATCCAGCCGCGAGCGCCTGAGCGGCCTCGGTCGCCGAGCTGATTTCGTACTGCCCAATAATGACAGCCGTCGAATCCTGCTCGAGCTCCGCGAGCTTCGGCTCGTCAGTGACGTTGCTCGGGTCGCAGTCGCTGTTGTAGCCCTCAGGCGACGGCGCGCGCATGGGGCGAATACCCCATTCGGTGAGGCCGCGCATCGCCTGGTTTGGCATCGAGCCAGCGTCCACGAGTGGCACGCTCGGATCCGGTCGGTCGATGCACAGTGCCAGCTGGTAGATGCTGTGCGGGCTCGGGGTGAAGCCGAGCGGCGCGCCGGCGCGCGCGAACGAAGTAGCGACCGCGCAGGCCGTGGCATGGCCAACGCAAGAGCTGGTCTGGTTTTGATCAAGCGGACCGGGAGCGAATGGCGTCAGGTCAATCGAATCCGGGAGCGTCGCTGCTGCGCCGATCGCGTGCCGGAAACTCGTGACGCGATGCCCTGCCGGATCTGGGATATGGCCCTTGGAGAAGCGCCCGCTCATTGACTCACCGGGTGTTTAGCCAAGAACGCCTTTCCGCGAGCGTGCGCCGCCATCTCCTCGGGGCTCGCGCCGACTTTCTTGCCGATCGAATTCACGAATGCTTCCACGGCGCAGAGTACGAGGTCTTTGCCCTTGACTAGCGCCAGCTGCTCAAGCGCGCTCTCGTAGTTGCTGCCCGCGGAAAGGATGTCGGCGACATCAGCGACTAACGAGGCCGGCGAAGGCGCGCAATGGGAAACGTTGGGCCAGAACGAGCCCTTGAACCAGGCGCAGCCAGTCAGCGACAACACCAGGCACATCACCAGCATCCCACCCATGGGGCCCATGCCGCCGAAGGTCGGGGGTTTGGATGCGGGCGGAAACTTGCTCGGTGGCTTCGCGGTGCCGTCGTTCATTGCAGCCGTGACAGCCACGTCGCCAGCGCTCGGAGTTCCGGTTACAGGCTTGCCGACTTGCATCGGAGCCGCGGATCGGTTCGACGGGAGGCCGGGTAGCAGCATCGCGGCGCAGACCATGAATTGCACCGATAGATCGCCCCAGCTCTTCACGCCGGTGAGGCCTTGCGCGAACGTGGCGAGCGCGGGCACGAGCGCAGGCAGGAAGGCCTGATAGAACGCCGGCAAGCGGCTCCAGAACGGGCGCGAGGCCACGAACAGGCGCGATGCCAGCGCGATAAACGCACTGAGAAACGCGACGACTTGGATGATATTGAGTGCGTGTTGCATGATTGTTCCCTCGTGTTGTTGCAATGAGTCAGACTTTTGAGGTGGCGCGTTTAGCGACTAAGGGGAGGGGGCACCCGCCACCAAACGCGCCATCGCAAAAGCCTGACGATTCGCTCGTGCCTTGACTGGGTCACGTGCTAGAAATGAGTGCGCCCCGCGTGTTGAAGCACCGGGGCGCGTGGTCAAACCTGGATTGGAGATCTGACAATGAAAAACGTATCACGTTTAATTTCTGCTGGCCTCACGGGGCGCACATTCGGAGAATGGACCGTTGGTGCCCGCGCGCCGTCTGTCGGCCATAAGGCAGAGTTTTGGTGCCGCTGCTCATGCGGAACCGAGCGATCCGTCTCAGGATGTCGGCTGCTGCGTGGCCGCACTAAATCTTGTGGATGCAAAGCGAATAGCCGGAACAATCGACCGACGGTCCCCGTTGCCGCGCGCTTTTGGGCGAAGATCGAGAAGGGGTATCCGGGCCAATGTTGGGGCTGGACTGGAGCGCTAAATAGCTCCGGGTATGGGACCCTGAGAGGGAGCGGAAGAACTGAGTTTCGGGCTCACCGGTTTAGCTACGAGCTCCACCATGGGCCAATCCCGGCCGGCCTATTGGTGATGCATAGCTGCGACAATCGGGCCTGCGTAAACCCTGCGCACCTATCCGTTGGCACGGTGGCAGACAACAATTCTGACCGGGATGCCAAGGACCGCTGCGCGGTGAAACTAAACGCGAGCCACGTGCGGGAGGTGCGTTTGATGGCGTCATCTGGCAATAGAGTAGCGGAAATCGCCGATACTTTCGGTGTTACGCCAACGGCCATCTACCACGTGCTCAAAGGAAAGTCGCGTCGCCTGATAGCGTAGGACCGTCCAGCGAGCGCGCTTCTTCGGGGTCTTGGTTTCGTGCTAAATAGTTCGCGCGGCGTCGCTACTAACGACCCGCGCGCGGCCAAACCCACTTGAGAGGCCTGACGAGAATGAACCCCAAACGCCACCTAGGGCGCTTCCGCGCTAGCGGTCGGAAAAGTCGATCCGAAGCCAGCTACGCACAATATGCGCGCGTTTCCCTTGCAAGGGGCTCCGACGGATCCCAAGATCTACTGACCGCCAACTGGTTATCCGTCTCGCCAACAATCATCAGCGCCGGCTGGGTAGACGGCGACGGGATTGCGCACTTCGAGCCATACCAAGTTGGCGGGACAGGCCCTCTGGGCGTCAAAGCGTGAGCGCGCTAATCAGCGCTGCGTGACATCCAGCCGATATGTGATGTCGTCGCCCGCCCCGAGCTGGGTGGAGAATCGGCAGCGAACGTAGGTCGGGCCCGGCACCCCCTTGCCTTGGGCGCGAAACGTTAGCCCGTAGAGCGTGCCCGAGATTAGCCCCAGCGATTGCTGGCTGATTGTCACGAGCGACAAGGCAGCCGCCTGCGTTGACGTGCTCTCAACCTCAAGCGCAGTTGCTGATGTCACCGAGTCACCGGCCGCTACTTGGATCCGAAACGTGTACGGCTTGCCAGTGGGCTCGTCAGCGTCGAGTGATTCGGAGAATTTAGAATATCCCATCAGCCAACCTTGATGATTTGGGTGTTGCGGCCGATGCCGGTGCCGTCGATGATCGCGGTGCAGCGAGGGAGCGGCGCCGACGAAAACGGAAACCCGGGCCGCGCCACGAGGACCGCGCCGCACGCAAGCCCCGCACCCAGCGAACCAATCCCGGTCAAGCCGCCGAAGCACGAAGCGCTACCGCCCAGGCCCGCGCTCGGGCTGCCCGCGACGACGTTTCCGCTACAGCTGCCGCCGCACGCGAGCGCGACCAGCAGGTTACCTGTACCCGTGACACCAGCCGTGACGACAGCGCCGCCAGAGAGCACAGCGCCGACGGCGCCGAGCCCGATGAGCGTTCCGGCTAGGGCCGCGCCTCCGGTGAGGTTCGCTGTCGAGCTGCCCGACGGCGTGAGGTTGCCAGTCGTGCTCGCGCCGCCGCTCAGGCTGGCCGCCAGCGCGCCTTTACCTGTGATCGTGCCTGAACACGTGGCGCCAGCCGTGAGAGAGGTGGTGAGCGTGCCGAGGGCCGCAGCGGTCCCCGAAAGCGTAGCGCTCGCCGAAAGCGTAGCGCCGAGAGTCCCGAGTCCAGTCAGGCCTCCCGTTAGCGAAGCTCCCGCCGCGCAGGACGCGCCCAGCACCCCGATCCCCGCCAACGTGCCCGACAGCGATGCCCCCGCCGTGAGGCTCGCTGTGGAACTCCCGGACGGCACTAGGTTGCCGGTGAGGGATGCGCTCGTCGAGAGCGTCGCTCCCAAGCTACCGAGTCCCGTTGCCGTGCCCGTGAGTGTTGCGCCGCCTGTGCACGAAGCGCCGAGAGCTCCCGCGCCGGTGATGGTCGCCGATACCGACGCGCTACCGATACAGTTCGCGCTGAGCGCGAGGGTGGCAGCAATCGAGGCGCCACCGGTCAGGGTCGCGGCGAGCGCGCCTTTCCCAGCTAGCGTGCCCGTAGCAGCCGCTCCCGCAGCCAACGAGGCGCTGAGCGTACCTAGGCCCGTGTCCGTGCCGCTAAGGGTAGCTCCGCCAGCAAGCGAAGCCCCGAGCGCTCCGAGACCCGTGGTCGTAGCAGTGACGGTAGCTCCGCCGGCGCATGTCGCGGCAAGTGCGCCTAGGCCGGTGATGGTCGCCGAGAGGGACGCGCTACATGCAAGCGTAGCGCTAAGGGGGCCCATAGCAGCGTTGGCGAACGAACCAACCGAACTCGGCGGCCAGAACGGCGGGAGATTACGACTCCAGACCCCTGGCACCGTGACGGGGGTTGTCGATGGCCCGAGGCTGGCCGCGGCCGGCTGCGTAAGCGTCCCGGAAACCGTCGCGCCACCGCCGAGTGAGGCGCCAAGCGCTCCGGTGCCGACGAGTGTACCAGTAACAGATGCCCCGGCATTGAGTGTCGCGGCGCTAGCCTGGAGGCTCGCCGCGTTGGCGAACGAACCAACCGAACTCGGCGGCCAGAACGGCGGCACGGTGCGATTGAAGACACCGGGACGCGCGGGAAGGATTAGTTGCGCTCGCGATGTTGCTGCCGGAAAACCCGGATCGTCCGCTACGTCAGTCGGTGTGCCCGTGAGCGTGAAATTATTCCCGGCGCCAGAGGCATCCGTCGCGACCGACGCCGTCGCAGTGCAAGCGCTGTAAAACCACGCATTCGCCGACGTTACGAGCGCGCGTGCGGCCGCTTCGCCCTGGATTTCCGCAACAGATTTAGCCGCATTCCAGTAGACGATCTTGCCAATGCGCATCGTCCCGGTCGAACTGGGATGGTCTAGATCCCATTGCCCAATACCAATCGTCGTCGGCGAAAAAGTCGCTATGCCTTGCTGTAGTGGCCCGTTCCACGTGCTGCCGCTCGCGAGCTTCCAATAAACGTCAGTGGTCGAACCGTTGGGTCTCCAACAAACATCAATCCACGTGCCCGCGGAGCTCGCGGCGTTGACAGCGTCATTGAAGCTGCCCGTGTATAACCGTAGGTCTCCTCCGCCGCCTTCGTTAAAATAGAGCAGCCACGGGTCGGTGGCATCGCCGACCGTCGTGGCTACGCCGTAGGTTCCGGCATTGGCCGTATTTTTGATCCGAATAAAGCCGGAGAACGCCGTGAACGCAGTCGTCCACGAGCGCGACATATTCGGCGAACCGCCGGAGCATGCAAATTCGACTGATCCGGCCATTTACATCGTGTCCAGAAACGCGCTCACGATTTCTGCAATGCGCTCATAACCGGGATTTTTGAAGTGGATGGTATCGAAATAGACAGCTGGGTCGAAGCCGACAAATAACGGATCGTTTCCCACATCTACAAATCCACTGGCCCAAGCGTGATCATTGGCGAGCAGAGAATTGAACGAGATTCGAATCGATTCAGTGCTTGGCGCGTTGTTAGCCGGAGTGCTGTTTAGCACGAGCAGTTCCCAGCCCGGAAACGTCGCGGCGTTGGTTGCGTAGTCCTTATAGTGCTGCAGGCCGACCGCGTCCGTAACGGTCGGCTGGTTCTTCTGCATGTCGTTGATAAACTCCCACATCACGACGATATTGCGCTTCGTCCCGCTCTTGAGCGGATTGACGACCGTCGAGAATTCAGCGGTCAGCGCCGGAGTCTCAATGCCGCTCGTTCCCGCGTTGGTGATCGTGTCACTTGGACGTAGCGTCGCGAGCGCCGCCGGGTATGGTATCGAAGCCGACGCGCCCGCGGTTAGAGAGTTGCCATGGCAGACGATGTTCTTCGGGCGAAGATCACGCGCATTGCTGGCCGCCCCGTGCATCGCGCCTCGTATCGGCATTGCCGCGTCTCCCTTTACGGGGCGCCCAGATTGATCGGGATAAACTGGTGGACCTGGATGCTGTTGGCGTTGCTCGTGCCCCAGGTCGCAAAGAAATCGAGCTTCTGGGCCGCGGTCTCGTCGAAGCCCGTGCCAACAGCAGGAGCACTCGCGGGCATCAGCAGCGTCTTTGCTTCGCCGGCAACCGTCGTGGCCCCTGCAGCCTCCGACGTAAACAAGCCCTGGTGCATAAAGTTCGCTGCCGTGCCGCCGCCGGTGGCGCGCAACGTGAGCAACCATTCCATGTACCAAGACACGTTGGTTTTCGCGGTTGAGCTCAGCGTCATGGCGCCGCTGGTCGCGACTACGACAGAGCCGAGACGCAGGTCCAAGGTGAGAGTGCCCGGAGTCGTTACTGTGGTAATGCGCCCGGCAGCACGCACGAGCAAAGAGTTGCCAGGCTGCCCAAACCACTCTGTAGGGAACGTCCACAGCGCACCCAGCGGGAGCAGGCTAGTGGGGGTCGTACTTGCCGTGAGAGCAGTCCCATCTACCTTCGAGGCGATAGCGACTGCACAGTATCCTGATTGCATTCTGGTCCTTCTTTCTCTGGATCACGTTGCCGTGAATTGAATTTGAAACTTCGGCGCATGGTCCTCGGGCGCGCCGTTCGGCAGTACGCCCAAGCTCTCGACGGTCAGCCCTTCCCAAACGGGCATGAGGCGGCGGCGCATCTCTTCAAATGAAGGCTGCTCGGGGAATTCGAACTCTTGGACGTGCTCGATGATCGCGCCGTCCTTGAGTGCTTGAACTTCGAAATCGAAGGGACTAGGTACCTCGGTGCTGCCTGCGCAACGCTTGTAGGGGCGCGGCGCAGGCAGCCAAAATGCGATCCGCAACGTCACCGGGTGACCCGCAACACCAGCCGCGCCAGTAGCGGTCCATGCGAGCGCCGCGATCGGACCTTCGGAGCTGCCGACGAGAATGATCTTGCGAAGTTCGAGCGGGTTCATGGTTCGCTCAGGCGATGGTGCAGGACAAACCTGACGCTGCGAACTGGGGCGTAATCCCGCTCGAAACCGATAGCGATGACGTGGTCGCGCCAGCAACCCACAGCGAGCCAGTGCCCGAAGTGAGCGTGCCCAGGCCCACGTTGGTGACGGTGCTAGAGCTGCCCGTGCAAGCCGGGAACGAGATGGTCGCGACGTTGGTCACGACGCCAGCCGTGCTCGACCAGCCACCGCTCGTGCGAGCGACTCCGACGCGCGTGTAGCTCGTGTAAGCTGCCTCGCTCGTGGTCTGATTGCCAGCGGAAGGGTCAGCCGTATGCAGGCTCACGAACACGTTCGTGATCGGAGAGGTCGCGGCGTTATCGGCCACGTTGGCGATTGCGGTCGCCTGGAACAAGAGGATGGCGAGCGTATTGCGGAACGTAGTTGCGAAAGCCATGGTTCAGACCGTCTTTCCTGCGGCTTGTGCCGCTTCTGCTGCTGTGGAGATGGGCAGCAAAAGCGCTGCGCCGATGACGCCGTGCGAGACGGCGTGGAGAGTGATTGGTGCGTCTTTGCCGGCTTCGAATGCGGCAGAGAACGCAGCGGCGATCGCGTCGAAGTCGGCGCTATCGCTCAGCGCGAGATGCTCGCAGGCCAGTACATGACCGGGCTGCGCCTCGCCCTTCGCGCCAGCGATAAAACACTCATGCAGCGATTTGATCAGAAACGCGCGCGCGTCCTCGACTGCAATGTCGTTGCCGAGCATCGACGGATCGTCGCCGCTCCAGCCGAGTTTCGAGGCCAGCTCCACGCCAGCAGCAAAGAAGTCTTCTTGCTTTCCCGCGCTCTGCACGTGGCCGTGAGGGCTCGCCCCCGGTGGTTTCTTTTTCAGTACAACGGGCATACGTGTCCTTCTGCGGAGCGAAGTCCGCGGTTATCTGTGGCGGCCGAGCAGAGCTCGGCCTCTGCAGACCGAAGTCCGCGGTTGTCTTTCGCAGCGCGTTGGCTGCGGTCGGTCTTGTGATATTGCTCGCTGCTCAGCGAGGCGAGTAGCGACTACTGTTCTTCTTTAGCGACTTGCCGAGCCTGCAGAATTGGCCGCATCAGCCGCGACAGCTGCGTAGCGAGACCGGGGAGGTCTTTCCCTTGCAGCGTCGCGATGGGCTTGAACACTGCCCACGTGACGTCGTCGAACGTCACTGCGGCGCCCTCAGCTGCCCCATCGAGCGTGGCGGAGATGAGCGGGGGGGGGGGCGGGAAACCTGGCCGCGCGAAATGGGCCCCCAATTCGCGCGGCTTGACACTCGGCCCCGCCTCCCCGTAGCTTTACAAGTGCACCCCGCGTCAGCGCTAACTGACCGAGGTGCGTGGCCAAACCTGTTTGAGAGGTTCGACGATGAACAATAATCAGGAGTGCAGGGAAACGTCTATTGAGAATACGGCGCTGCGTCGCGGTTGCAGCTGGCTCGCGGTGGTCGTTCTATTCGGCTGCTCTGCCGCGCCTCCGCCATCGCCGCTCTGTCCTACGGCACAGGCGCCCGCGATGCCCATCGCGAAGGCGATCGTCGCCGACTCGTGGCCTAGGTCCAGTGCGCCCGCATGGGAAGACCCGTGGACCGTCGTCCGCACGCCGCAGAGCGACACCTATTCGGTTCCGCCGCGCAAACCAATCAAACACAGTTCGCTCTACTGAGGGAATAGACGATGTCCAATTTACACGAACCGCCGAAGTTGATCCGCTCCGCCTTCAATGCGCTTTGGCGATTGCTGAAGCCGAGTACGTTGTGGAAGTACCCAGCGCCTGAGTCCTCCTCTAAACCAGCGTGCCCGACCGGACCTGATGCCAAGTCGTAGCAGCCTGATTCACGACAAGTTCCACCCAGGTCTTAGATGACGCGGGCAGCACAAGGGTCCCGCCGTCAACGCCGGTGAACGTCCAGGTGAACGCGACGCTGTTCGGGTTCTCGAGTCGCAGGCCGTCGCCCGCCATGGCGTTCGTGAGCGCGATTGTGATCGCTCGGTTCGCGGTCGCCGCCGCAAGCTTTCGCACGCTGCCTTGGCTGATGTCGATCGTCGCGTCCGCGTTGGCCAGCGCGATCGGCTCTGCTCCCCAATTGGGAACGGCGCGCAGCCCAGGGTCAACGCCGAGCACGAGCTGCCAGAGACACGACCCGTCCGTCGCAAACTCGCCCGGCTGTGTGACGCCGACCGGGCCGCCGCTCGCAGCGCTTGTGCCGCTTGGCAACACCATCATCCAATATTGGCCGTTTGCCGTGACCAGCGCGCCGCGCGCGTAAACATGGCTCCCGGTCCAGGCGCTGAACGCACCAGAGCCACCGATGACGCCTTGCTGTGCCGCGACGATCGCAAGTCGCCGCGCGTCGTTACCCACCCAAGGCATGTAGTCCCCGGGCTGAAAAAGGCCGGCACTCGGAATTGCGGAGACCGCCTTGAGCACTGACTCAAGGCCAACGCCGCCGAAAGATGCGCCAGTCAATATCCCGTTTGAGAACAACCGCGTTGCACCTCGGATCCCGAAGTGCTGCGCGTACTCTAAATCAACCGAGCCGCTGAGCACGCGAGTAGCAACGCGACCCATAGTCTGGATGCCGGGACTCGCCTGGCTGCGCTGCTCCTCGAGCACGGTGCCTGTGGCGACCGTGCCGCCGTCGATGTACCCGCCCCAAGTATCACTCTTTACACCGTTAGTGCTTGTGTATGCGGCAGTTGGCTGCGCGTAGCATTGCCACGTGACCGTGTTGTCTGTGTTGGTTTTTCCTGGGACGGTGGTCCACTTTGGCTCAGTCCCTCCGGACGTTCCGGCCGACGCCTGATACGCCATGCCGTTCGGCACGGTCGGACAAACCAGCGCGCCTGCAGCGTAAACGGTCGACGCTGCCCAGATCGCCACCGTGATATGTGCGTCAACATCCCGCACGTAGCCCGGCGAATCGTAGGGCGTCGAGAGCCCGAAGTTGTAGCGTTTGGCGTTCGATCCCGCACGCAGCAGGCCGCCAAGGTTGCCGCCGACAATGTATCCCGGAGCATTCCAGTCCGTGTCACTCGGCGCAGTGCCGCCGCCTTCCATGTAACACTCGCGCAAAACAGAGCTGCTCTGCACTGAGTTTGATTTTTGATTTTGATAGCGCTTATACCCGGCGCAGTCCATGTGTTCGAGGGCTACGCCGTAGAACGAGTTGTCCTGCACGAGGCAGCCGCCCGCTCCGGGGAATCCGCCTTCGCTCTGGCAGTTACTCAGCTTGCAGAGGTTCGCGTCCGCGCCGACGAAAACGAAGTCGTGCCCGAAGTTCAGGCTAGTTTCCCAGTGGCTCCCTTTCGACGAATCACAGTTGCCGCCCGTGTTGGTCGAATTTCCGTCGAAGTACACACCGCTGCCGCGGAAGCCCTTGGCTTGGCAATGCTCGGACGTGCCTTGCTGCGTGATCACGATGCCCGCGCCATCGACGAAGTCTTGATCGGCGCAAGTCCAGGTGTTGCCGTTGTCCGCGGTCGTGCCGCCATTCGCGCGGCCCCACGTTGCAGGCTCCGTCGCGCCCGTGGTGCCGCCGCTCCACCTGTACACCTTACCCGTGATCTTCGCGGCACTCGGAACAACCCAGGTACCCGCCGGATATGCCGCATTTGCGGTCCAGACTCCAGCAAGCAGCACGTTGTACCGCAGCCGCAGGTCGTTCACCGTGTAGTGTCGGTTCGCTGGGATCGTTGATCCGTTCGACTGGAACGATACGCCTTCGAGATGGTAATTGGCGCTCGCTGGGCCGGCGATGCCAGCGGTCCACGTGATTGCGCCGTCGGTGGTCGTGTGCCCCGAAACTGTGTCCCATGCGGGATCGCCACCGGTTCCTGTCGCGCCCCACGCTGCGCCGCCTGAGATGGCGGTGGCCTTGAAAGAAACGCTTGCGGCGCTGCGCACCGACTCGAGCACCACATCACCCACGCGGTAGAGCGTACCGGGTTGGCGGATCTGCCCCTGGATGTACGAACTGACCGTGAAGCCGCACCCATCACGGAACAGCAACTGACTGCTCGCCCCAGCGGCCGCGCGGTTCGATCCCACCAAATGCGAGCGATTGCGCATGTGCAGATCGCCTGTCACATAATAGACACCGGTGGCAAGGAGCAGCTGACCGCTGTTGACGCCAAGCGCGAGTTCTGCGTTTTCGAACGGGAGCTTGTTGCAAATCTCGAACTGCGCAGCAGTCACAGCGTTGACGAGCGCCGGTGAAACCGTGGCGGCCAAACCATTGAGTGCCGTGATCTGCGTTCGGATACCGTTCTTCGCAGCTGACGCTGGGGCCGTCGCAGGCAACCCTGGTGGGGGAGTCGCTGCCGTCGCAGTGACGAGTTTGAACGACATGGGGAATCGCAGATAGCTAGTGGTCTCGAAGACCTCTGGGTTCGCATTGAACCCGCCCGCGTAGTTGTATGCACCAGAACCGTCAAGCTGCACGTAGACTAGGTATTTGTACGCGCCAGGCACGGCAGCGGCCCACACCTCGACGCACGTGTCGAAGCGATTGGACGCGGTATTGTTGATCCCGATCGCGGCATTCGCGTTCGTGATCGTCGTCGCTGAGCTTGCGGCGGTGTACCCGTAAGACCCGGTGAGGGCCACGATTTTGACGCTCACCGTACGGGACCCGGTGACACCCTGCGCGGCGACAGTCGGAGCAGCTGGCGTGGTCATCCCGTGATCTGCGCCGCCGCCAAGTACAAGAGCCCAGTTTCCGACCACAAAAAGAGACCGCGCTGCGAGCGTGAGAGCCGCGCCAGAACCTGTTGCTGTGGTCGAGAAGTAACCGTTCGGGTTGCCGTTATACTCGCGGATATCCACGCGATCATGGTCGACAGTGTTGCGTCCGTTTGACGGGTCTTGGAGAATCGTCGCGCCCTTGTGCTGCGTGAGCGACTGCGCCGGCAGCGTAGTTCCGAGCGCGTCTTGAAGCAGCGAAGGCGTCGCCAGCTTGTTCCACGTTTTGGCTCCCGCGAGCGTAACGCCCACGCTCTGGAACCACACAGAGCCGGCGCCAAGCGTGCCGCCGAGCACTGCTTGACCGGTCTGCCCCAACGCCGCAGCCACCATCACGTCAGAATTGTAGTAGCTCGGCCGCGTCCACGCTCCGGCGTTCGGCGTCCAGTATCCGTTCTGCGATGCCGTCGTCTGCGCGGTGCACAGCACATCACCCGTAACCGTATTGCTCGCCACACCATCTACCGTGACGATGCCGGTTAGAACAATGTTCGAGGTGGCGACGAGGGCGGGGGCAGGGATGGCGCCGCCGCCAAGGCCGGAAGACACCGACCAGTCACTGTTTGTCAGGCCAGCACCCAGCACGTAAAACGTGCCATCATTGGCGCGCACGAGCATCCCTTGCTTGCGGGAGCTGACGGGGATGCCGTCGCGCTCGGTCGTATCGACGACCGCGGCGTATCCACCGAGAATAGCCGCAGCTCGAGCGACTGGCGAAGCATCATTCGGCACGCCCATCGGCGCGATGAGTAGAAAATCTCCGGGCTGCGTGATTGACATTAGGAAACCGTGACGGTGGTGCTACCGAGCCCGGCACTCACCGACTCGTACAACTGGTAGTTCTCAGTGAAGCCGAGCGCATTCGTTACCGAGATCGCGTTGGAACGTAGAATGAATCCTCCAGCGAACCCACCGTACGTGAAGGTGGCAGCGCCGTACCGCGTCGGGCATGCGAAGTAGATCTTCTCTCCGGCAGCTGCGTTGACCGTGAACGTGATGCCGAGCGTGCGGCCGAAGGCATAGAACGCGAGAGCTTCAACGAAAGTTTCTGTGTTCGCTGGTGAAGCGCTATTTCCGTAATAGCTGTTCTGTCCCGCTAGCACGTTAGACCGGGCAGCTGCCAACATGGGCCATGCTCCGCCTGGCATTCAAACCACCAACACCGCGTTGCAGACCTGGAAATTACTACCATCCCATTGAAACGAGTAGGTACGCTTGCAGCCTGGCGAGGCTGGCTTGGTGATCATATCTCCCGGCGAACCACCACCATTATGCATCGTATACGTGAACGCGCTTACGTCGAAGACCTCGACGAACACCACGTCGAACGGCCGCAATCCCGATCCAGCAACCATTGTCAGCACGGCGTTCGCTGTCTGCGTCGCCGCGGGCAGCGTGAACTTCATCCCGGTGATGCCAGGGGCGATCGTTTGGTTCCCACCGGTGAGCAGCGATGGGCCAGGGATGACGTTGAAGGCGTCTACGCCGTTCGTGCCATTGGTTCCGTTCGTGCCGTTGGTGCCAGTCGCGATCTCGAAGTCGAGCGCGGTCGTATTGACGACGATCGCCCCCTCGGTCTTTAGCAGCGCGAGAGCTCCACCATTGGCTGTGCCCGCGACGATTGCTACGAACATCCCGGAGAAGAGGATATTTCCGGTGCGCGTCAGAACGAATGGCGTCGCGCCGCTGCCGATCGCAGTGACAACGTACAAGCCATTGTTTGCACCAGTGGCCTCGTTTTTTACGAGGGTGATGTCGCTGAGCACTGCCGCGGTGCCATCCACGGTCAGTGCGCCATTGGCCGATGCCGTGAGCACGCTGCCGGAACGAGTGTTCGTTGGCAGCGGCGCCGCGGTCGCGAGACGAGCCACCGGCGCCGAGCCAGCCATGGCGTCTGCGTAGCCCTTGGTGCAAGCGTCTGCGGCCGCGGTGGGCGTGGCCAGGTTCGTGAGCTTGTGACTGCCCATCGACTGATCACCCGTGAATGGGTTCGTGCCAGCCGGGATGATCTGAGCGTCAACGTAGCCCTTCGTTGCCGCATCCGAGCTCACGGTCGGAACCGAGACGCTAGTGAGCTTGTGGGACCCCATCGATTGGTCCGCCGTGAAGGGTACCGTGCCGTTGGCTAGAACAGCGCCGCCCGGCGCCGCCACGATCGCGTCGACATAGGCCTTCGTTACGGCATCCGTGCTCGCCGTTGGCGTCGCTAGACTCGTGATCTTGTTACCGCCCGCCGACAAATTGCCGGTGAGCGCACGCGAGCCATCCGTGCGCAGATACTGCGGATGATCATCGGCGCTGAGTCCAGTCAGATTCGCGTGAACGGTTACTCCGCCACTGCCGGAGCCGGTCAGCGCCTTATTGAGTGGGACGGTCCAACCAAAGTTAGCATCGCGCTCGAGCTCTTCGCCCACAGCAAAAGGCACGATGCCCACCGAATTGGCAACGCCGACGAGCGCGGTCTTGGTCAGCGACGGATCGACCTGGCCAGCGGAATCCCGCCCGCCATTGATCACGCAGTTGATGATCATAGACACGCCGCGACCCGTGCCGGGATCCGCGACCATCGTAGCCGTAGCCGTGGCGCCCAATGGAGATCCGCCGAGCGTGATTGCTGGCGCGACGGTCGTCGGCGCATCGGTGCCCGCGAACGACCACGCGATCGTGTTCACGCCCGAGGTGCTGGTGAGCGCGAAAGTGAGCGCCGCGCCATAGGCCACCGCCTTCTCAGGCGGAGAGGCTGAGCCATTGATCGTAAAGTTGAGTGAAGGCATTTAAACTTCTTCGAATCCGGCGCCGTGCACAAGCAGCGTCTTGGCTGAGTTATCGGTCACGGGCGCGGGCGGGCTGATGGCCGCGAGCTGCGCGAGGAAGAGCGCATGAACAGTCAGGAGCGTCGGCACCGGGTTGAGTGCATGCACGGTGTCAGGCGCCAGATGCGCGCTAGAGATGCGGTGTGATTCGAAGCAGCGCTGCGCGTCGGCTAAGCCGCGAACGTGCTCGGAGATCGTCCCGGTGCTGGCGAAGAGAGGTAGACTCGCCCAGTCGACAACCTCGGTGCCACTGATTTGATGCCACCCGCTTGAGCCGGTACCGGTCGGCATTGTCGCTGAATCGTTTCGGACATGCGCGCTTAGCGCTTTCAGAATTTGCGCGATCGATTGCCTTAGCGCGTCTGGTGTGGACGGGCTCCGATACGCCGATGAGATCCGATTGGACCCATCATCGGCCGTGTCGTGAAACGAAGCGTCGGCAATGTGCGCGTTAAAATCGATGATAATGTCCGTAACCAATGCTCCGAGATCGCCGAGTGCGATAGCAGCGGTCGATCCCGTTAATCCCGCTATAGCCGTCAGCAGCGCAGAGTTTTCTGCAGCCGTCGTTGCCTTGTCCGTCTTTGGCTTCTGGACCGCGGGAGTTGCCAGGCCCTGAACAGCAAGCGATGTTGACTGGATCACCGTGTTGGCGACGTAGATAACGAGTTCGGCGACGTCAGAGCCGGCGCCGAGCGTGGCCTTGAGCTTGCTCGCGACATAGAAGGTGAGCGGCGTTTCACCGAGCGACGTTTCGGCCGGTGCTGAGTTGGGCGCATTTTGATATCCGCCGCCATAGGGCGCCGCGCCCTTGATGAACTCAGCCGCCGCGAACTGGTAGGCACCAGAGGCATCGAACGTATATTCGACAGATCGCGCCGAGTCGGTATCGAAAGCATGGATTCGCGAAGCGTTGTTTTCGTCGAGTTTCCCACGCAGCTTCGAGCCTGCCGGCGCCGCAGTGCACCAGACGCGCACGAAGTTGCCAGCGCTCGCAGTGAACGTAAGACGCACGGGTTTATTCGCGACCGCGACAGCGATCGACGATGCGAGAGAGACGGTCATTAGCCTAAGCGCGAATAATGAGCGACTGCGCCCATTTCCCGCTGATGCGGAGGAACAACATGGCCACGATGCTAACGCCAGACGTAGTCCCGCCGATCCCATAGGGGCCGACGCTGGCGCCACTAATACCGTAGGGGCTCGCGGGGCTCGGCAATGTCACCTGCATGATGTTCGGTCCGTAATTGATGAACCACATCGCGCGGGTTTCGAAGGCGGTCAGGCCCGTGTCATCAATGGTGTAATTCCGAGGCGCGGTGTTCGCGTTGCCGATCACGTAGTCGTACAGCGTGGCCCGATAAGGATGGCTGCCGGCCGTGTCGTTGCCGATAGCGACTCGCGTTGAAAAGCCGCCACCGGCACTCGCAGATCCTGTCGCGGCAAATGGCCCGAGTACCGAGACGCCGTAACTGCCACCAACCTGGAGCCCGGCGTTTGCCGCAAGGAAACCGCCGACGGTCGCGGCGCCGATTAGAGTTAGCGCGCCGCCGACACCAAGAGCGCCGCCGATGCTGGCGGCATTGACGATATTGACGCTGTTCGCGTTGACGGTGTCTCCCTGAATCACGAAACTTGCGACCAATGAGGTCACTGAAGCCGTTCCAGCAGCGGATACATTGCCAGTGAAGGCAGCGGCTCCTCCGCTTGCGGAGCTCGTGAGCGTCAATCCGTTCAGCCCGATTGTCTTGCCTGCAGCGGTCTGCACGCCGAGATTATCACTCAGTGTATAGCTGCCACCGTCGCGCCCGTTCATGGCGAACGGGAAGTCCGTGTTGAGTTGATTCATCTGAGCGCTGGTGAGAATTTCACCGAATGCCCAGCCGCCGGCCCGGAGCGGGCTGAAAGCCGCCATTAGTAAGACCCTCGGACTAACGCGCGGTCGTCACTCGACCGCAGCACAGGCTTTGCGCGGCCGTCGGCGAAACGCTGAATCTTGAGCACCCCCGCCTCCTCGATGGCAAGGCGCTCGCTCAGCAAATATTCGACGCCTTGATCCACGTAGTCCTCGGGGAGATTCTGATCGAACGACGAACGGAGAAACTGATCAATGGCTGCGCGCGGCAAGTCCTGCCTCGACAATGCCAGCACGTTGAACACGCTAAGCCCCTTGGTGCTGGAATAGACTTCGCTCATGGTGGTTCCGAATTCAGAGCGCATCGAAATCTAGCTGTGAAATGTCGAGCAAGAAGCGGCCCGCGCTGGTGGCCCAATTGAACGTCATCTTGGCGGGCAGCATGCGATCGAGTTGCTGGAACATGGCGACATTGGCCTGGTAGAGAAACTCGCTGAGCTGCGTGGGCGGCGGCTTCACGAGCAACACCGTCAGGTGCGCGCGTTCGCTCGACCAACAGCCACCCCCTAGATCCATCGCTGCCGGGCCTGGGTTGATTCCAGGCCAGAATGTGAGACTCGGAGGGCGCTCCAGATCGGAACCGATCTGGAGCGCGATGGCTGTGTAACGAGCGCCGAGTAGCTCAGCGAGCGCCGCGTCGACGTTCGCCTGTGTGGGCCCGAGCGCGCCCTTGTACTTGGCGGCGCAGCGTTGGCGAATCTGCCAGCGCTGATCTGACTCTCGGTACGGCACAGCGAGCGCTTGCACCCACAGTCCGAGGCAGTCGTCAGCCGTGGAAGGGATGGCGTTGCAGCGGGCCCGCTCGGCCGCCCGCGTCTTGCCCGCCTCGAAACGGGCCAGTGTGAGCTTCTTCGCGTGAACAATGCCGCTCTGCTGGCTCGAGAAACCTGAGCCCAGCATCGCTGTATATTCCTGATACCAGAGCCAAGCGTAAGGCTCGGTCTCGGTGCTGCAGTCGACCTTGTCGGTGGCGCCGTCGTAGTCGCCAATCCGAGCCTCGGGCAGCCACTCACCGAACACGCGCAGGGAGACGGTCTCGTTCGATAGTGCCCAGGAGCTGCCGTTCCACTTGCGCGTTTCGATCTGTATGACGGTGGCGCTGATCTGAGTGAACGAGGCGACGACGGGATTGGCGTTCCAATGCCCGGAGGCGTTCGCCGTTCGAATCACCCAGGGGAATGCGACGGCGAGACCATTGCGAAATAGCTCCGAGGCGTATGTCGCGTTCCAGGTGAGTTTCACCAGGCCAGTGGAGACAACCTGCACGGCTGGGGCGAAGACGCCGCCTGAGCCGTTTCGTCCGTGGTAGCTAGTGACGGCGCCGCCAGTGACCGTCAGGCTAGCGAGCGGCGCCGTGCGCGACACCGCCGTCATATCGGCTGCAACTCGAGCGTGCTGACTTGCTGTCCAACCGAGCTGCGCGCTGCTACCCAGACGCAGGGGCAGCAAACCGCCGAAGCCGCCAAACACTCAGGTACCGCTGCCGATTGAAAGGGTGAAGCGGGCGCCGCTAATCGCCACATTGGAGAGGCTAAGGGCTCGCACGCGCACGGCCGTAGCGCTCAAAAGCTCCGGGACGGCGACCCCGCCACCAGCTCCGACTAAATTCGCTATCGGCTCCTTTGCGATGAACGCCCCCCCCACGCCATACTCATCGTTGTATGAGCTTGCAAAAGTGATCGTCACGTCCCCGTTCCCATTGCGCGAAGCAGCAGGGAAACCCGCCGGCGGGGCTGAGCCCACATAGCTGATTACCGTAGCGCCAGTCATGAGTCGGCAGTTCTCGACGGTTGGCGTGTTGGATCCGCCGTCGACGCAGAGAATCTGCATCGTAGCGAACTCCGCCGTGCGCACGACGGCAGCGGTGTCCGCAACGAGCCGCGAGAATCCTTCCGCACCCACGTCGGTGCGCGGGTTGACTACGCCTTGAGATTGATAATTGGCCTTATCTACAGCGCCGCCATATTGGATAAAATCGGCGGTGCGGGTCCATGCCGGAAGCCCGGTAGGGGTTGTCATCAAAGCACCTGAATTCCGAAGTGGCGAGGTACGAGGACTCTAGGATTGGCGGCTACAGTCGATGGCACGGTGGGCGAAGGGCTCGGCACATAGCCGAGCGCGCCATTCGTGATCTCCCCGTGTTGCGCCAGAAAATCGGTCAGGAACTTGTTCGTGATGCTCAGATCAGCCCCGTCCCCCACGAACGGATGTCGCGCGGAACGCGGTAGACGCTGGGCATCCGACGTGTTCTCGCCGGCGCCGAGCGCCTCCATCAGGTCCAGGAATGTGCTGCCATATTTCTCGGCGTTCGCTGCCGCTGGGGAAATGAAGTCTCCACTCGCTACCGCGTTACCGAGCGCATCAACGAACGGGCTATCAATGGTCAGCGCCCAAGACCCCGAGGAGCCGGAGACGCCCGTGATGAGCGCAGTGCGCATCTTCATATCATGCGGCGACCACCACATGATATGTGCCTGTCCGATGAGTGGCGATACTGACGTCGTGGCGCTCACCGTCACGTGTAGCGAATCGGCAGAGCTTGTTACCGTAACCGGTGAACCGGAACCACTTGGTGGCCACGGGTATTGATCCAGCCATCCAAGACCATCGCCGCCAGAAAGCGCAGACGACGGCAGTGCAAGCGCGAGCGTGATGTCGCAAGGTAACTCATCTACGGTGCCGACCACATGCTCATCACCGGTTGAGAGCTGAGAATGGATGGCATCACGAACCAGCTCAATGGCGCCAAGCTGAAACGCCCGATGGTAGTCGTTCCTCTTGCGATCGAATCCCTTCAGGATCGTTAGCTTGTCCGACGACGCGCCGCCCAGCGCTGGGTAGACGTATGGATCTTTGACGCTTGGCAGCGTGTTGAAGGCGATCTCACGAAGCTGCCCCCAGTTGCCGCCGCCGGGCGTGTTTTGAAAGCGATTCAGGACACGCGCGCGCTTCCGATTTTCTGTCTCCTCGTCGAACCCGCCAGTGAGCGGACCGTTGATTGAAACTCGGGCCTGCGTCGCGACGTTGAACGGCGGATTGACCCACCGAACCGCCATGCCACTCTCGAGATTTGTCCCGCTACCCGTGTCGATAGCCACGACGTCGACGTCCTGCTCATCGAACACATTGATCTGCGTCCCACTGACTTTGCCGCGGAGACCGCTCGGATAAAGAAACGTGAGCCCGTCCGAGAACGTTACCGAGCCGCCGCCACTCACCGTCACCGTCAACTTGCCAGCTGCTGGCGATGCCTGAACGACGGGCAATCCGAGGGCGATTCGGTACTCTTCGAGGTCGTCACCCGTCGCATTGAGTGGCGTAATCGCCGGCCGAATGGTGGCGATGTTCGAGTACTGCAGCAGTCCCGCGTTGGCGACGGCGGTGAAAAAGAACCAGTTGTCCGTACCGGGCGTAACAGCGGGCGCGATCACTGAGTACTTCACGGCCTCAAGGCGAAAGTCAGCCAGCAGATCGTCTCGGATCTCCTCGGCGCTACCTGGGATGAAAAGTTGTCCGGCTTGAAGTGTCATAATGTCGCGCTGTGGCTGTCGCCGGTGAGCAGATCAGTAAACGCAACCCTGATGTCGCTGCGCCCTGGTCGTGATTCGATTGCGGTCACCGCGTCGACCCGCAGTTCCCCGCTCGTGACCAGGAAAGCCAGCGCGCTGTTGATCGCGAATCGGACGCGACGTTCGTAGTTGCCGTCGATCTTGTCGGGCAAGGTCAACCCTGCGGTTTGTTGCACGCTTGAGCTCCCCTTCAGCGTGCCGAGCGCGAGCTCTACCCGCTGACGGAGCGACGGCATCCGGAGGTATTCGCCGTCGGCAGCGACGGTGTAGTCTTTGGTGAGCGGGTCCAAAAATCGGGCCGCTTGAGGGGCAATCGTCGGGGGAGCGGTCGCCTGGTCTGGAGTGCCAATCCCGAAGGGAGTTCCGAGCCCGACGGGCGCTTGTCCAAGTCCAGACATGAGGCTTTATTCAGGTCGCGCTCCGCCAGGCTTGCGAGCCGGACATGGGCGACGTACATTTGATGGATGAGGGCTTTTGTGATTTTGATTGCGGGTGTTGCGATGGCTGGCTGCGGAGGTAGCGCGCAGAGCGCGGCGGAGGCGCAGGCTGGGGCTCCGGTCGCGTCCGAGCCCGACAATGGGGGCGAGCTCACGACGGGAGGTGGCGCGTCAGGGGCCAGCGCTGCCGGCGAAACAGGCCTGACCCTTGGCGGGACGGCTGGGGCATCGGCGGACGCCGCGGGGAGTGGCGGCGCGCTGGACACCGAGGAATCAGGAAGCGCCCCCGCTGGGCACGGTGGCGGCGGAGCTGGTGCGCCTCAGGTTGGCGCCGCAGGCATGGCTGGCCAATCTGGTGCCACAGCTATCGCGGGTTCAGGCGGCGCTGCGCAGGGCGGGGGCGGCAGTGCAGGAATGGGTAGCGCTGGTACTGCAGGAAGCGCAGGGGCACCCGACCCAGGAGTCGGCACCGTTGTAGTCACATGGACCGTCGGTGGCATCGCCGCCAACCCTGGAGATGGGCCAAGCGCAGCGGCCCACCCGGAACTCTGTGCCTGCTTCAACCAGTACGGTGACAAAGGTTGTGGCGGCGCGTCCAGCCGCGTCGTCTTGAGTTATGGGTTGCCCGGTAAGCCACGCGACAGCGGGGCATTGACGGATTGTCAAGAGGTCAATCTGACCAAGCGATCGGTGCCCTCGGTCGAATTCAGTTTCATGATCCGCTTCGATCGCGCGTATGAGGTGCCCTCTGGGCCTTACGCCTATTCGCCGAACTATGCGATGGATCCAGCCGTCACGTTCACGACGACCATCCCAGCGAACCAAACGGTTCACGTGGCCGTGGACTTCCCGGTGACTGGTATCGATGGCGCGACGTATTCGATCGTTCCCTAGCTAGCCGCCCACGAACACGCCTGCTGCCGGCGCCGAAGCGCCCGGTGCCCCGATTACGGGAGCAGGCCCGAACTGCACCGGACCGAGCGGTGTGCGGCCACCGAGAATGACCTGACCGGTCAGGATGCACATCCCATCCTTGACTTGGATCATGCCGCCGCCGTGCGCCATGTAGCATCCGCTATCCTGGCTGATTTCGAAATGGCCACCGAAGCAGGAGATGGTGATCTTCTTGTTCTTCTCGTCGACCACGATGGCCATGCTGTCGCCGACGATGATGGATGCGCTCTTGTCTTTGAGGAACACGCGCGAATCGAAATCGGGACCAGTCGAGTGCAGGCAGGTTTCCCCGGCGCCGAGCTCAGCGGTGACCGAAGCGGTGCGCGTGTCGCGACCAGTGATGACGACGCCACCGCTAGTGCCGGGGACGTTAACCTTGATTCCTTGCGCGTGCCCGTTGTCGTTGCTCGGGTATGGGAACGCTGTGACACCGAGAGCCCCCATCATCGGCGCGTCACCAATGTCGGGCGCGTCGTTCGGATCTTCGCCGACCCGCGTCGTCTTCGCCTGAACAAGCAGCACGTTTGTTTTCGGGTCGAGCCTTGCGCTCCCTATATCGATGAATTCCGTCATGGGACTTTCGGAGGCTCCGGCGTGCGGCCGCCACTGATGACGCTCTTTCCTTTTGCCACGTATAACCTGAGCTCGCCGAACGGCCCCACGGTTATTCGACAACCGAAGGCTTCGAGCACAGCCGTCTCGACTGAGACTGTCGAGATGTCATATTCGAGTTTCATGCGGCATCAAGTGGGCAGGCGAGAACGATTGTTGGCAGGCTTGGAAGCGAGGGTAGCGAGAGACTGAGCGACGGTAGAGCAATCGTCGGCAGCTCCAGTCTCAGCGAGAATCCGGGGAGCGAAACGACAGGGAATGGAATTCCGGGCAGCGACGGTAGAGAGAGGCTCAGGCTCGGCAGCGCGATTGTTGGCAGTTCGAGGCTGAGGCTGAACCCCGGGAGCTCGACGAACGGCAAGGGGATACCGGGCAGCGACGGGAGCGAAAGGCTGAGCGACGGGAGCGCTAGCCCAGGCAATTCGAAGCTGCAGTTGCTCACTGGTGCGCATCACAAGATGTACGAGTCGGGGCGAACGAAACGCATACTCGTCATCGGGCCCTGGCCATCGTTGTACTTGGTGTTCTCGTAAAGCCACATGCGCTCGTCGACCTGCTCAATGAAGTCGAATATGTCGACGATGCTGTCGATGCTCCAGATGGCGCCGGTGTTCGGATCGACGTGACCGCGCACCGTGCACTCGTACTCGAGCGTTTTCTTTAAGCGCTCGGCGACCATCTTGCTGACGCCGTACTCGAGCTGCTCTTGGTTCTTGGAATCCTTGTCCTGATAGAAGAGCGGTCGGTAAACGGGCTGACCGTAGCCGTAGATCGTGGAATCGCGCTTCTTCGGATCGAACCGCTTCTCACGCGTGACAATGATGTTGTCATCGGCCGTGATGATCCCCTGGATTTCAGGGATCTTTGCGATAGGGTTCACGGTCTGGCTGTCGAACGTCGAGAATTCGTGTCGCGTGCCGGCTACTACAACATTGGGGTCGCCCCCGCGCCCGCGCGCAATCGTCACCGTAGGGACGCTTGACCAGTCGCGAGTCGCCGAACCCTTCAGGATATTGCCGGGCCGCGCCAGTCGACCCATGGGGTCCACCAAATCATGCGGAACGCAGCAGATGATGCCGTCTCGCAAATTCGCTGACTGCAACGAGTAGCCCATCCGATGGCAGATGGTCTCTGCGAATTCGAAGGTGCCCTGGTTCTCTTTCGGGCGCAGTTCGTCGGGGTGCGCCTTCTTGAATTCGCGTGCTGGCTTGCCCTTGGCTGCGCTGACGCGGCCGCTGAGGATGTTCCGTGTCAGGCCAAAGTCGGCATAGACCGTCTTGATCCCGAAGGGCTCGAAGATGGCGAGCAGCGCTTGCCCGAGATCCATCTCCTTTTTGATTTGCAGCGCCGGATCTACTGAGCCAGCGACCGAGTCGTATAGGTAGTCGTAGCCCGAGACCTCGAGCGCCGCGCCGCTCTCGCCCACGCCCTTGATCTTCTCGATCCGCCCGACAAGCTGCGTCTGCCCAGCTATCGAGATCCGAATCGGCTGCCAGGGACGAAACTTAGTTCGCAGGCTCGACGGGTCTTCATCGTTGTAAACAGTAAACGACCAAGAGTCGGTCGGCGTCAGATACGATGTTTCGATCCGGTACTCTTGGATGTTGTCGGTGATGACCTCGCCGGTCGACTCAAGCGTTACCGTGAGCCGTTGCTCATCTGGGTCAACAACGGGCATCAGCGGCGCTTAGGTGGCGGCTGCGTGTCAGCGAATGAGCGCAGAATTGAGCCTGCCTTGACGAATGGCGCGCGCGCAAACTGCGGATTGAGGCGCGCGAATTGCTGGACCGACATACCGAGCAGTGCCGCAGTCGCCGAGAAGGATCGATTCACGACGCTGGTGGTCTTCTTAACCGGATGAATGCCGGTGATGTCCGTACGGTCCTCTAGATCGAGGACTGCGGTCTGCAGCCGGCGCGCTTGCTGGCGCGTCGGGGCGAGGTTCGGGTCTTTCAGGCGGTCGATCGTCGCAACACTCTTCTCGAGGCGGAACGAATAGTCGGCGAGAGCGCTCGTCACCTTCCCGCCTGCCACTTCGAGTTGGCCACCGATGCCGCTGATGAAGTCTAGCGGGCTAACCGTAGCTTTTGGCGGCGGCTCCTGCTTCCAGTCGATCTTCTTGATGTCCGCATCGAAACGACGCGCGTCATCGGCTGCACCCTGCAGCGTCTTGATCTGCGTCGTTAGGTCTTGCGCAAGCTCCGACTCAAGCGGCGCGACGATCCACTCGCATTCGACGTCGATGCCGTCGCGCTTGTTGACGTCGAGATCCTCAGAGAGCGAGACGCATTTGACGTTGATGTCCCCATGGACTGGGTCCGAAAGAATGCCGCGCGTGCGGTCTAGGCAGGCGTTTAGAAATTCCGGGTAGACTTCGGTGAATAGGTGCCGATACGGCCCCTTCGAGATGTCCTCACGGAAAGGGATCGTATAGCGATAGGTCGGGTTCTCTGCACCGAGCGATTCGATCAGCTGCTGGTCACGAAATATGTACCGATGCTTCGCCTGCTCCTGCTGGAAGCCGTACTTGCGCGACGTGATCGGAAACTCGATGAAGCGCCAGCCGCAGCGCTGCATCCGCACAAGAACGTCGGTCATTTTTCGTGGTTTCGCCGCGAGCGTTTGACGTGGTCAGCGTTCACGACGAGCCTCAGCCGATGCGCAAACGTTGGTTTTGTACGGCAAAGAGAGTGGCGTTCTGGATATTACTGGTCTACGCCGCCGTCTTCGTGCCCTGGTTCGTCTACAAAGTTTGGATGATTGGATGACTCAGGATGGAGGACGCCCAACGATCGGCGTCGTTCGCGCCGGATCGCTTGTCCCCATACGGAACTTACCGCTCGCGTCAGCGATCTTGTCTGCGGCAAGGTTTAGCTTAGCGGCTGCTGCGTCGAGCAACGCCGACGTCGCGTCAAGAGCCTTGGAGTTTTCTTCGCCGCGCTTATGGTCGACGGTATTGGTGACCGTCTGTTCGTTAAATGCCGTAGGCCCGGTTAACCCGAAGGTGAAGTCATTCAGCAACTCCCGCGGGGCGCTTACGCCTTTGAGAGGATCGTTGAACTGCTTCCCGCCGATGCGCCGTTCCTCTTGCTCCTTGACAGCCACGAGCCTGGCTTTCGTCTCGGGAGAGAGCCTACCCGTATTGTCTAGCTCGGCTCGTGCGGTCTCGCGGATATCGGCTTCGTTCTTGTCCATCGCGTTCAGGCGTTTGTTCGCATCCATCTCTCTGGATGCCATGATCATTTCGAGAGCCATGACGGTCATCACCGCCGAACCAATGATCAGGCCACCTTGCATGCCTAGACTTGTCGCCATGGCCTTCTTCACGCCTTCACCGATCGCGGCCTGCGCCAGGTCAGCAGTGATCTTGCCTGCGATGATGGCGCCAATCCCGGCATACGGGTTCTCTGAAAGGAACTGAACGAAAGCCACGAGTTGCGCCGTCATGTCGGCTACCGTCGGGACGAGCGCTGTGAACTGTGGAATCAACTTCGTCAGGACCGGCATCAAGTCGGTACCGATCGCCACGTTGAACGCTTTAGCAGCCTCTTTGATCTGCAGATCGGGATCGTCCAGCCGAAGCTTGGCGCGCTTGTCCAGTTCTGCATCGTCCATGCTGGCGCCAGTAAACTCACCTAAAGCCAGTCCTATCGCTGTACGCCCAGCGGCTTTCCCGGTGCCCTTCTTCGTTTTCTCCGCTTCGTTGAAGGCGTCCATGTATGCCGGAGAAACGCCCGAAAGCGCCTTCATCCCGCGCATACCGAACATGCCGCCAATCTTGGTCAGATCGCCGCCTGTCTTGTCCATGATGTCGGCAATGATGTCGGCCGGATCGCGGAGTTTGGTATTCGTCTTGTCGGTGAAAACGTCGAGGCCTGGTTTACCCTTCTTAGTGCGCCCATCCTTGATCAGATCGTCAGTGAATCGCATCACCGAAGTCGCCGCTTCTGCGGCGTCGGTCGCGCCGCCCTTTTTGACGGCCAACTGAGTGAGCGCGCCCATCATCTTCAGCGAGCTGCCGCTGTCGCCGCCGAAGCGGCGGGAAGCAGCCGCGAGCTTCGGAAGCTCCGCCGCAAAGTCGCGCATTTCTACAGAACCGATGTTGCCCTGCACCGCCAGGGTCTCCATCACATCCTTCAGAATTTTTAGCCGTTCGATCGGGTCTTTGGTTCCCTGCGCGATCGAGTTGTAGGCGCTTCCGGCAGCATTGCCGACTTCTGTGATATCCGAGCTCGTAGCGAGGCTGACCTTGCCGATCATCTGCCAGGCGTCCACACCTGCTTTCAGGTCGCCACTCTTCTGAACGAACTGGTCTAATGCGCTCAGCGCTTCTTCGCCGGTGAAGCCGGCAAGCCCTTGCGCCTGCGTGGCAAGCTGGCCCTTCATGTCCGGCCGTTGCCCCTGATTGGCTACGCGGCTAGCATAGGCCTGTACCTGCATCTGGTCGTGCAGCGCCGAGCCGATCGCTAGACCGCCGGCGAGAGTCGCCGCGCCCATGCCGAACCGCGCCATCCCGCCGATTGAACCCGACACCGTTCGTCCGGCTCCATTACCCACCGACTGAATGAGCTTCGAGCGTTCCTTCGCTTCCTTCTCCGCCGCCCTCAGCCGCTTGTTGGCCACGTCCTCATAGGCGCGGACTTCGATCTGCGCGAAGCGACGCACGTTGCGTTCTTTCTCCGCCCACACTCGCTTGTCCTCGCGGATTTGCGCTAGCGATGATGCCTTCGCTGCGCGCTCCGCGTCCTTCGTCGCTGAACTGACAGCACCGCCTGCACCGAGTGCGCGCGGGCGTCCTCCTCCGGCGCCTCCAGATCCCGTGCCCCGGATGGCCGAAGTCATCCGTTTGTTCGAGGAAAGAATCTCCTGCTCGACGCCACGGATCACCGCACGGATCTGCTGCTGGCCTACTGCGGTGATATCGTATCGAAGTTCCACTGGGCTCTATTTCTTCGGTTTCGTTACCCTACTGACGCGCTGTCGTGCTTCGTCTCGCGTTAGGATTGCGCCAGCCTCAATCGGCATAGCGTCATCTACCGAAGATGCGGAGGGCCGCGGAGAGGAGACGCCAATGAGCGAGGTAGAGCTCGGTTGGGCGGATGCCGAGATATCGGCCGAGATCAACAGCGGACGTCCCAGCTCTAAGCGGAGAGCTGCGTTTTGCTTCGCTAGATGAAAGATCTGCCCTGGCCAGTGAAGCGAGTCCAATCGCGACAGCCAAAAAGGGCCTCTGAGCTCATCACTCAGCCTCGCAGTCCAGGTGTCGGAGTCATGTTCGTCGAGCGTCTCGAGCGCGCCGTATTCGCTCTTGACGATCTGGTAGCAGTTCAACAGCACCGACATCTCAACTTCGTTGAAGGAGGCGCGGAGCTGTCGCGAATCAGTGAACAGCGGCGGGTAGTACTCGGTACCGTCCGGCCGCGTGTGTTTGTCGATATGACAGAGCGCTAGCGTCAGAACCTCGACAGCTTGTGCCTCGCGGTAGATGTCGCCGTAGCCTTCGAGCTCGCCGCCATGCTTCGCATATGCCTGGGAGGCGCGGATCGCGTTGTGATTCTCCTCGATGCGCAGCACGCGCAGTCGGATCTTCGTGATCGTCCGTTCGCCGCTCGGTTGCACCTTCACGAAGTCGAAGACCTTCGTCGGCGCACCATCCAGCAGCGATCGGAGCAGCTCCGACGCTGGAATTTCCCTCATATCACCCTCAAAACGGCGAAAGCCTCCGCTCCCCACACGGGAGATCGGAGGCTTGGTCAAAATCAGTTCGCAACCCGGTCCGCCTCAAAACGCGGGCTGCTCACAGTCAGCGGAACTAGCCCGCCGCTTAGGTCATTTCGGTTTCGAGAATTCGCCGATCCAATCGAACTTGAACTCGGTGGACTGGTTCGTCGACTGACCGATGTCAGCGGTTTGAAACCAGCCGTTGCCGATGTACGACTTGACGCCGAATGGTACCTGCATCGAGTGGTAGGAGCCCTCTTGGCAGGCGGTGAAGAAGTCGAACTCGGGGCCGCCAAGCGGGACGGCGCAGGTGCCAGTGATCTTGCACTGACCAGAACCTGGCGTCTTGCCCGCGAGGCCTTCGAGGGTGTCGACGACTTGGGCTTGCGAGTCTAACGCAACTTGGATCGATGACGGCTTCACTTGGAAGACGCCGTCGATCAAGAGCTTCAAACGGAGATGGTCGCTCAATTGCGGAATGGGCGTGCGCTTTCGTTATGCCGCCTTGGCGACAATGAATGGCTAGGACGCAGGTAGACGGCGAGCGGCGCGCTCAACCGGGTGTGGTTTCACTCAGCTGAATTCCGGTCTGATGCCGGATGTCGATCGTCCTGCCGCTGGCAGTGACGACGAGTCGACTGATGTTGTTCGGATCGATCGAGCAGATGAGCGAGTTGAGCCACGTTGGCGCGCCCTGGATCTCGCCGTTGTCCGCGGCCTCTTGGATCTGTGCAGCCGCAAATGGCTTGTAGAGCGACGGCGTCAGTGTGAATGGGGCCACCCGCTGATTGAAATTGATCGAGCCGTCCGGCATCAGCTGATCGGGCTGCAGCTTGAAACCGACGCCATACTGGACAGCGTCCCGAATCAGCCAGCGGTCGCCCACTGCGTCGAGGAAGCTGATCCGGTGCGTCTCGGTGGCGCGGAAGTCCGAGATCGTTCCGCCGGAGTCACGTGAGCGCGTAGTGACCGACATCACCATGAACGAGCCGTATTGGTCGGACGCGACCTCAATCACTCCGTCGGTGACAGCCTGATTGATTTGCGTCGATGTTGGCCAGTCCGCGTTGGAGAACGCCGCCGGGCACATCCAGTCCTTGCCGCGGTAATTGTCAGGAACGAAGTCGCCCGTCCCTGCTTCCTGGCTCTGATGGATCGCGATGGCGTTGCCGACTAGGTCGGCCATGTCCCATTCGCCGTTCGTCTGATGGACGATGTGTTGCCGCTCGAAGTTGACCGCGATGCTCAGCGCCGAGACAGCCGAGCCGGTCCCCGTATATGCCGTGAATGCGCGGCAGCGAAGCCCGGGGTTCGCCTGGCTCTTGGCGCTGACGTGTGTCGCGATGACAGCAAGTGCCGCCGCGGTCCACATCGTGAAACCGTTGTAGTAGTAGCGAGTATTCGTGAGCGTCGCGAGCGCGGCCGTCATGTTGACCAGCTCGGTCGTGGTGCCATCGACGCCAACCGTGCCGGTGCCCAACCCCAGTGCCGCACCAGACGAAGTGGAGATGACGTTCTTGCCAGCGTCCGCAATGGTGCGCACACGAATCACGCCTACTGTGCCGTCACCCTGAGATGCGCCCGCGATCTTAGCCGTGATGGTCACGACTCCAATAGAGCTCGTGGCGGTGACCGGAAGCCAGACCTTCGCGTTGATGCCCAGCACGATGTTTGCGGCGATCGTCGTCGCCGTGTCAGCGGTGTTGAAGCCCGTGGTGATGACTTCGCCCGCGACGTAGGTCGTAACCTGGCCGGTCGCTGTCGGGTTCGACCCGGAGGTGAATGTGATCGTGATCGTGCCAGCCGCCGAGACTGGGCTGCCGCCAGAACTCGCCGCGTAGCAAATACCGATGAGCGTGCCAAGCGTGCTCGCCAGCAGGTGCCTGCGTAACGCGCGGTGCACCGGGGAACCAACGCCGAACAGCGTGATCGCGTCTGCTTCGCTCGTGATCGGGTACGCCTGATTGACGTTCGCGGTGCCCGCCGTCGTCTTGGGGCCCATGTACATCGCAGAGCGCGGCCCAGCTGGGGCATTGCTCGGCCCTTGGCCAAAGAGCAATTGCATGGCAGTGAAGGGCGCGCGGTAGCTGCTCGGATAGCCGACGAAATTGGTCATTCAGATCACTCCGACTTGGTGGGCGACGGCTTCGTCTGCGTCGCGATTGCCGCGATGCTCGGCACGAATTCCAGAGCTTGATCGTCGTATTTGACTGCAACGAACGCGCAGCCACACGCGGTCGCGGTCTCCGCGTTGGCTGGCCAGAGCCCGCCGCAACGCGCCTCATGCATCATGTCGCGGCCCTCGGCGGTCTCCGAGTCGATCTCGAAGCCATCCTTCAGAGCGATGTTTTTGCCCATGACGCGAGTGGACTGAGCGAGCTTGTCGTCAGGTTCGAGCACGAACTGGCGGCCCACATAGTTGTGGATTTGCCCGGCCATCTTCGGTCCCGGGAAGTGCACGACGTGCCCGTCTCGGGCGTAGAATTTCAATTTCATGAATGGTCCCTCGCGTGCGCCGCGCGCCGCTCGAAAGTCCGCATGCGCAAGAAGCGCTCCGACCTGCGGCGGCCGAATGAATCAGAAGCGCTTGGCGAGGTCCGCCATGCCATGAGCCAGGACTTGGCCGAGTACGCGGCGCGCGGAGTCCGCTGCGTTGTATAGAAACTTGTAGGGGCGAGTGCCCGGGTGCCAGACACGGCGGCGGAAGACCATCACGCCAGAGCGGCCCATGAAGGCGAGGACGCCGCCGTTCTTGGCTACGATCTCATGCGCCTTCGATCCGGTATCGATTGCCTTGGCGTAGGGCATCGGATTGACGATGCGCAGGATGCGGCCACCGGCAGTCTTGACGAGCCGGTAGCTCGTCTTGTCCTGCAGCTTGCCGGTGCGCCGCTTGAACTCGGAATGCTGCTGTACGTAGACCTCAGCGTGTCTGCCTGCGAGGTTCGCAGCGTCGACCAGTAGCCGCTCATTGCCGGCCAGAAAGTGCTCGTGCCCGCGTCGGATCTCATCGAAGTTCGTGATGATCATCGGCGGCTTGGGGGGAGTAGGATTTAGCCAGGCTGGAGCGGGACAGCGGTATCGATCGATAGGACTGGCCCGCCGTCGATGGTGGCTGCTTGTCCCGTGTACGGGACGCCTTCATCCGCAATCGAGTCGAGTTCCGTAGTCTGCAGCGTCATGGTCAGAGCGTGATACTTCGGGCCGCCTGCCGAGATCGCTGCGGCGCCTTGGATATAGCTCGTGATCCCAACGGTCGAGAAGCTGCAGAGACCGACGCCGGGGCCGAAAACTTGTTTGGCGGTGACGGTGTTCACCGGGCCCGCGGAAGTCGCAAAAGCCTTGTGCCCGCCAGCGCGAATGGTGCCGGCGATAACCTTGCCAGCGGCAGTGAGCGCATCGCAGAGCTTCAGTTGATCGCCAATCTCGAGCGGGCCGAGGACGTAGTCGATCGTCCACTTGCTCGTGATGCGGTTCTGCCAGAGTGTGAATTCGTCCTCGGTTTGTGGGTCCGTAGACCGAGAAACCGCGAGCATTGGGAACGTCGCGCCGCGTTGGCGCATCGTATCCAGGTCGTCGAGAGCGGGGAGCACGCTTGCCACCGGAACCGCCAGGTCGGTGCCTGCCGAGGCCACCGTCCAGGCCGGCGTCAGCTCGTAGGTTATTGCGGCGGAGAGCAGCGCCAATAGGATATCGCGTGCCGGGTCAAGCGCGGTGAGATCCCCGCTGACGCCGACGGGAATAGGGAACGAGAGCGCGCCCCATGTATTGTCGAGCGACGTACTCATGTGGCTTCAGCGACTGGAGAGATGACCAACGTCTCGTGCAGAGCGTGGTCAGCGTTCCAGGACTTGACCAGGAACAGCGCGCCCGGGTCGGGTAGGTCCGGACCGATGATCTTGATGTGCAGCGTCTGCCCGGTTGAGACTTCGGCTTTCGCCGCCGCCCATGGGTTTCCGCCGCCAGCGAATGGCGCCGTGATGGGTCCGATCTTCATCGAACCTTTACCGAGTCCGCTCAGGGCGAGCTCCTCGGTGTTCATCACGCGGATCTTCGGAGATTGCCCGTTGGCCTCGAGGATAGGGATCAGGTCCTGCGCGCGCGCGCCGCGTCCGGTGTTGTCACCGTTCCACGTGCCAATAACGATCCAAGCTTGATACGGGCGCAGACCCATCTGTCCTGGAATTGCTCTGGCTGCAAAACAGATGGCCTTGAAGCCGTCGGCGGCGCTCATGGCGACCTATCCCATCCTGAGGCTGAAGCTGTTCGAGCGCGTTCCGCTACCGAAGTAGTCAGATTGGATCATGTCGCCTTCGCGATCTCCAAGCGCTACCGCTAGCCGTTTGATGAGCATCCTGCCACGCTGGACGGCGCCTGGCGCGATGTAGCCAGCGGACTCGGTCGCATTGTAAAACTGCACCTCATCGACCTGTTTGAGCATTCCGGTCGCCGCGGCTGAGCTACCGGCTGATGCCAATACGGAGTCAATCGTCGCCAACTCAGTGAGGATGCCTTCGACCTTTGCCTGCTCGCTCGGTGACACGCCGACCTTGTCCATCATGGACTCGAGCGGCGTGTTGTACTGGTAGTACCCGAGTGCGTATCCGAGATAGCCCCGGATATCGTTCTTCTGTGCGTCGGTGAAGGCCATTCAGCCTCTCTCAGCTCGCGGGTTCTGCGCTCGCCTTGGGTTGGTCAGGCTTCGCTTTCGGCTGGTCTGGCTTCGCCTTGGGATCTTCCGCCTTGGGCTTCGGCTTCTCGTTTTTGGCGTTCTCGAGCAGCGCTTCTGCGAGCAAGGCATCCGAGCGGATGGCCCGCTCCTCGTGACCGGCCGCCTGCTTGCCGGCCTCTTCGAGCAACGCCTCGATAACTGCCTTTTCGGCAATCGCTCGAGTGAGTTGGTCTTTGAGGGCGGCTGCCGCCGCCATGCTCTCTCGAAGCTGAACGCGCACAGCGTCCAGCTCGAGGCGCACAGCGTCGAGCGTCAGCTTCGCGGCCTGCTCCGCTGCTTTGGCTTCGCTCGCCGCATTTCGCAACGCATGGAGCGGAGCGTCACGGTTGGCGTTCTGCTCGTCGGCAATCCGCACTTGCGCGCGGAGTTCCGGCAAGACAGCGACGCTATCGAGCGGCACGCCTCGGGACTTGATCGCCGCCACGAGCTCGTCCGGGACATCCACTGGACCCCACGGCTCGCACTCATAGCGGATCTCGCCCATCGACCAGGACAGGGCTTTCTTGCTCTGGTTGTAGAGGCGCATCAGGCGTCCACGATTTGGATCATTGCCCCAGTGGGCGCACTGATGATGTGGGCGTTGACGGCCGTCTTCATGGCATTCGCGAGCGCGTTAGCCGTGGTCTGGTCCGTTGCATCGGCGGTCGCGATTGTGTTCGTCCCGTCATTGGTCCAATGAACATTGGATGCCGTGTAATGGGTGTTCAGCTTCGCCTTCAGAGCGTTCAGAAGCGCTTCGCAGGTCGTGAGGTCGATGGCTTTCGCCGTCGCATCCTTAGCAGTTACCGCAGTCTTGTGGGCATAGCTGTCCTGCCAGTGGATGTTCAGGTAGGTTTGCAGCTGGTTCGCCAGAACCAACGACGTTGCCAGGTCGGTCGCGTTGGCCGCGGTAATTTGCAGGTTGGTCACGATCGGATTGCGGTAATCCGAGGAGTTCGTGGTCTGCGTGGTGTCGGAGTGAAAGAAAGAGGCGACAGCCGACTCTTGCTTGAGATTGTGCTGGGTAACGAACGCATTGAGGATCGCGTCCGTTTGCCGGCGTACTCGATATGCCATCTGTTTTTCCTCGGCTTAGCCTGAAGATCAGGTCTGGATGTTGAGGCGCGCACCGCAGGCGTTGGGCTTGTCGACAACGAGTTGCACGCTGCAGAGCGACTCGCCTTTGCTCGACGGTCCGGTCTTCGCCAGAGGCTCGAAGCACATATCGAGCGGAACGGAGCCGTAGCCGTCGTCCGGCGAGGTGGCGTCCAAGATTTCTTGGGGCACACGCGCGTCCGGCAGCGTCTCGATGTGGACGTGGTTCGAGTTCAGGTAGTACAGCGAGTTGGCCGTCGCGTCCTTGGACTTGACGAACATGCAGCCGTCGATTTCGAGGCCTTCGAAGCCGGCGTCCAGCGTGATCTTGCCGCGCGCCGTGTTGACCACCGTCCAACGACGGTTCGGGTCGAACAAGTTGGCTATCGCGTTGAACACGTCCGTCGAGCAGATACCGAGATCCGGCTGCTCACCGCACTGGTTGTAGATCTTGCCCAAGTCGCTGCGGATGAGCGCGAAGCTCGGCGAAGTCAGCGTGCCGGGGTCAACGACCGTCGGCTTCCAGAACGTCTTCGACGTGCGCAAGAGACCGGCGTAGGTGTTGGTGTCCTGAGCCACGGCTACATCGAGACCCGCGATCAGGGTGCCAGTGCCAGCGCCACTGAACATGTCCTTTTCGACCAGCGCAGCGAGAGCGGCAGCCGAGTTGACGATGTTGCGCGCCCAAAGAGCTTGGTTGCCCATCGGGGTGGACGTCGATCGTGCTGCGTCCATCGAGAGCTTGGAAACGTGGATCGGGGCGCGGTAGAGACCCCACGACAGCGTGGCCGGGTCCTGAGCGTCCGAACCGAAGTTCGCGGTGTCTGCGCCTTCTGAATAGTTCTCCGCGACCTGGCCGCCGGACTCAGCAACCCATGCCACGTTCTTGCCAGAACCGCGGATGATCGGCAGCAGCTTGAGCAGCACAACGCGACGGTTGATCTGTCGAACGATGTCACCCCGGTATTCCTGGGCGAGCGTGATGAGGGAAAGAATTTGCGGGGTATCAGACATGGTTCAACCTTTCGTTCCCGCGGCGCGCGGGTACGTTCTGTGTTCGGAGTTGGCGCCGCGGTCACTTGACAACGCGCGGCAGTGATTAGAGGCCGGGGTACTTGCTAGCGAGTGCAGCTGCGCGCTCGTTTGCGCGCCGAACTTTTTCATCGTCGGTGGTCGCCGGACCTTCGTAGGTCGGCAGGCCATCGCGTCCCGTCGTGATGTGTCGGCCTGGAGCCCCACCGCCACGTTTCGGGTCACCCACGGGGGCAGGAACGAAGATCTTGCCCTGCTCGGTACCCAGCCAATGCTTGAGGCCGTCGGCGAGAGGGAGCTGCAGATCTTCCTCGGGCGCGCCCGGATAGGGAGCCTTGCGCACGGTCACGAGCAGGTTCCCCTGGTCGTCGAACGTGACTCGCTTGTCTGCGTAGAACAGGATCTTTGCGGCGCTATCGGCCGCGCCCTTGATCACTTGGCCATCCAGCGCGGATGTCAGTGTTCGGAAGGCTGCGTCATCCCGGGATTTCTGCTCGGCCCTTTCGCGGCCAGAACGCTCTTGCGCATGCTTCTGCTCGAGCTCGGCGTATTTGGCTTCGAGAGCAGACAGGCGGGGATCCGGCTTTGGCGGCGCCAATGGATCGTGATCCGGTTTCGGCGGAGGAGGCGGGGGCGCGAGCTTCGCGATCACAGGGCTCAGCGTCTCTTCCCAATTCATCGCCTTCAGCGCGTCAGCAATGCTCGGCTGACGCTTCGAATGGCTCGTGATCGCGGCATTGACGGTCTTGCCGATCGCGTCCATCTGCTCCGCAGAGAACGCGGTAGCCGGAGGAGTGGGCAGCGCGGCCGGCGGATTGCCTGGCGCGGGAGGATCGTCGTGCTCAGCGAATAGCTGTGACCGATTGCCGAATAGTAGTGCCATGTGCGTACCTCAGCCCTGACGGGCTGTTCACCGATTAGCGAGTGGTGAACTCGTGCTGGCCGTTGTCGGGTGGCCGGTATCCCGTGCACGCCGGAATGGCGTGTGAGTTTTGGTTTGGCGTCAGTTCGCCGCGATATCGGCGATCAGCGTGGTGACGGCCGTCGCTGCAGTAGCGTTCGGCGTTCCGCCTGCGTCGACTGGCAAGATTGCCAGAACGAAATCGCGATTCGCAGTGCTCAGCGCACGGCGCGCTGCTTCAGCGAGGCGCTCGCAGGTCTTCGTGTCCGTAGCGGTCAGCAATGCCAGAACGGCGTTAAGCTGCGACTTCGATGTAGCGGTGAGCGCCATTGACTTGTTTTCCTACGGAAGTTTTTGGTGACGAATGCGCCGAAGGCGAGCTAGCCTTTGCTGATGAGAAAACCGAAAGACATGAGTGCCATCGATTGTCTCAATGAACGCCCACTGCTGGCTTATGCGATAAGCGGCGCAGGCATTGTAACTGCCAGCGAAGTGCTCAGTCGCGAGTCAGCGCTTGACTGGATCAAGTGTGAGAGAGCGATTGAGCGCGAGTCAGCGCGCTGTAACTTCCGCAAGCCAAACAAGATGACATTGCTGGCGGTGGAATATCGCGTCGCGAGAGTTCACGTGCTCAAGGCGTGAGTTACGCCGACTTCTCTCCGAAGCCAGTCACGTACAATTCGACTGCCGCACCGGCGCTTGTGCTTGAGCCGGCGACGTAAACCAATCGGAAGCCTTCGCCTGGATGCCCACCGAGGAACGTCGCGGCGGACAGTCCGACAGCGGGGGCGGCGTCCGTGCCTGCGTTCGCAGCGACGATCGTTGTCGAGTCCGCCATTGAGCACTTGAGCGAATACCTCACTGCTGCGCCGCCTGCTGCGATCTGTACGAAGTGACACCAGTCGGCCCACACGTTCGCGGCGACCAAGCGTTGTAGGTAGATATCGAGCACTCCACCCGTCGCGCCGACAAGCAGCGCGTCGATTCGCAAAGAGGTGAAGCGACCGAGCCCACGCAGTCCAGCACCGACAACGGTGCTGGCGGCGGCCGGGCTCGTATCTGTGACGTGGAAAACTTGCATGGGTTCAGCTATTCGCTTCCAAAATCTTCGCACCCCGACGCCGAAGCTCCGGAGCGATCTCACGCCAGACGGTCACGCAGCCCTTAGCCATGGTGGCTTGCCCGGCAGTGCGCTCGACAACAGGCGTATCGAGATGAATGATCAGATCGGCAGGGACGCCGTTCGGGTTACGAAGCAACCACTTCCGCAGCGCTCGCCCCATCGCAACGTTCTCGCAGATCCAAGGCCCCGGAGCGTCGAGCCAAGAGGATGCTCGGAGGGAACCCTCCGACCACTCGGTACCGACCAGCTCTTCGCCGTCGTGCACCTTGTAACCCTGGAGTTCAAGCTTGCCGGCTAGGGTTGTTTTGCCCGACCGCGGCGCTCCGGCTATCACGATTCGCTCGTGTCGCTGGTGGCGCAACAGGCTGGCCAGGCCGTTCAGTGCCAGTCTGTGGTGCAAATAGAGCTGCTGCAGCTGCTCGCTCGGCTGCGGCATCGACTGCGGGATCGGTGGTTCCAGCTTCAATCTCCGTCTGGACCTTTGCCTTCGTGGCTTGGTCCATGTCGGGCAAGAGGCCCTCGGCGAGCTTGTTGAACATCTGCACGCGGAAGGTCCGGCTGGGGATGCTCCCAAACGTCTGGACCTTCACCATGGTATCAACGAGACCGATCAGGTCGGCGGAGGCGAAGTCGTCCAAGCCCTCGACTGACCACTTGAACCTGTCGCCACGAAGGGCTTCGAGCATGTCGTAAACGCGCTCGATCGTCTCTTTGACGACCCGCGCATATGCAAGCAGGATCACGCGGGTGGACTGTGCGTCCTCGCTCTTGCTCTCAGCGGTGCGCCCAATGGCTGCAGCGTTGTTCTCGACGCCAAGTGCCATCTGGTGGGCAAGACGAAAAATCTCGTCCTTCTGTGACGCGATGTTTACGTCGAGCGCCGAAAAATGCGCGGATGGTGGCGCTTGCCAGCCTGCTTTTTCTTCAGTCCCTAGAACAATTCCGCGGCCAGCTCCGACGGTCTCTTTCACGAACTCCTCGGGCGAAGTTACGTTGTAGACCATCATCGCGTAGCACGATGTGGCTAGGCTCCAGCTCTGCGCGTTTGAGGCGCGGAAGTGCGAGAGCTGTGGCGTCTTCAATCGGCTTGCGGCCCAAAGCCCACGCGGGAGGTCGATGCAGACTAGCGGGACCCGGCCGAAACCGTGATCGCGCGTGCCAACGAGTGGAACGACCGTTTCAGGCGGTGGCGGGCGGTCTCGCTCATAGGTCAGGGCGTAGCTGTCGACACGGTCTGGTAGGTAGTGTTCCCACGTAACAGTGACTTGGTTTCGCTTTGCCGATAGGCCGGCGCGTCGCGCGTCGCAGCTATGAACAATTGCCCACGCAAGGCGGCCCTGGTCGTCCGACTCCCAGTCAAGGACTTGATTGAACGATAGCGGGCGAAGCCAGCACTCACCTAGTTTTAGGTTATCGAACTCTGCGCGATTGGCCGGTGGCGTTTGGCCTTCGAGCGGAACTGGTTGTTCGACCGACAGCCACGAAGTGCGGTGGACCATCGCATCGGTCAGGCGGTCCTTGAAGAAGGCGTCGAGATCAGTTCCGGCCCGATCGCAGTCCTCGCGAAATGCCGAGTAGAAGTCCCCAGGGTCCGGGTTGACTTCTTGCGTCTTGTCGTCCCGCGCGACGACATTCGGCTTGCTCGTGAATAGCAACGCCGCAAAGTAGTCGATGATCGCGCCGAGGTAGTTGCGGTAGAAGGCCGTACGCTTCCGGAGCTCGTAGCGAGGCCCCGTTTCTTGCTCCCACTGCGGCAAAAAACGGGTTACCCGCTGCTCAAACAGCTCATCGCCCTCATACAGCGCCTCCAGATCGCGCATCCGCTCGATATTGCACGAGGGGTGGCGTTGGTTAAGGTCTTGGATGGTGGGCATCGATCATTGCAGCATTGCGTAACTCGCCGTGCGGCCGAGCATGAGGGCACTCAGTGCCCACACGAGAGCGTCCATCCGGTCTGGGCTCTTTGAGGCGAGAGCTGGGTCCCAGCTCACCATCTGGTCTTCGAGTTTTGGGAAACATCCAATGTGGTGGACCTTCCCCTGCTCATAGAGTGCAGCGATCGGCTCTGCTCGAATGGCCTTACCGCGGCTAGCATGGACCTTGGAGACGGGAATGTTTGACGCCGCGGTGCGTAGATTGGCTTCGACCAAATCACCACCGTTGTTGACCTCAGCCACCACACGGTCCGCCTTGTGTCTCTTGTAGATGGCGACTACCTGCTGCGCCCATTGGTTCGGGGTCGCCATGGAAAGCGACCCGTCTTCAATGACGTAGGCGTGCTTGTCGTGCCCAAGTCCAACGCAGATGATGCCGGTCTCGTCGCTATCTTCGTTTACGCTGACCGCTGGATCAACCGCGACTACGACGCGCCGGAACTCAGGAGCGTCCTTTGGCGCAACACGCAATTGCTCAATACGCCCGCGCTTCCAAAGCGCTCCCGGGGCGTCGTCTAAAACCTCTCCGTCAAGCTCCTGACGGCCTAGCCGGGTGCCCTCATACTTGCGCACGATCTGCGCAAGGAAGGTGGGAGCTAGGTTCGCCTGGTTGTCGCGCGTTCGACCGCGCGTCACCACAACGTCTGTGCCCTCACGCGAAAGCAACGAACGGATGATATCCGTCGGGCGAGGGGTAGTCGCGACGACTGCTCGGGGGCGGCGGCCCAGCCGTAGACCCAGCATTGCCTGGTCCCAAGCCTCTGGGTACCGCCAAGCCGCGAGTTCGTCCGCTACGAAAAAATCATGTTGTGGCCCACGGAACCGGTCGGGCTCATCCGCCGAGAACAGCGTCGCGCGGGCGCCAGTGCTGGGCCATGTCAGCCGGCGTTTGCTCGGCTCATAGACGGGCCGGTTCCAAGGCGGAGACTTGGCCAAGAAGCCACTCTCGCCTTCGATCAAGATGTCGCGGACGTCAGCCGACGTCGCACCGGCGATCCCGATCCGGCCAGCCCGCTTGGCAGCGACCTCTTCCTGAACGCATTCGACGATCGATCGTGTCTTGCCGAATCCGCGACCAGCGAGGATCAGCCAGATGAACCAGTTGTCCCCGCCTGGGGTGAACTGTCCGGGCCGGCCCCAAAACCGCCACTCATGGACAAGGGCTTGGCTCTCAGCCTCCGTCAGGCTTTTGAGGATCCGATCCCGCTCCAGTTGCGGAAGCTGCGCCAGCGACGAGGCCAGCGAGACGTTCGAGAAGTTGGCTTCGGGCATCGATCGGGATCGGATCTCCGTCGGGTCCGCTCAGTTCCTGCTTGGTGGGCGCGTCGAAGCCGAGCGTCTTGGCGCGGCGCTGCTCGATCCGCACCAGACGGTCAACCGCGTCGAAATCCCCCGTCACCACGGAAGGCCAAATCCCCTTCATGGCGGTATCCAGGCGTTCCAGGCTGATGGCCTTTTGCTGCTCAACGAACCCGTCAGCGGTGCTTCTTGTTCTAGCTAGAACGGCGTCTAGGTCGCGCTGAACGGTGGCCAATCCAACCTTCAGGTGCCCGGCTATCTCCCGGACGGTCCACCCCGCAACCCGGAGCTTGGTCGTCTGCTCCCGACGTTGCTCGATGGCCATCTCCGCGGCCTTCTGCTTCGTCGTTCGCTTCTTGCGGGGCTTTTTGGCTGGCTTCTTCGGCCTTGGGTCTTGTTCCGTGTCCATGGGTGTTCCACGTTTAGCGGCTAGCCCTGGACGATCGATACGGTTTATTGAGTCGCAGACGATGTCTGCGTCCAGTCAGCCGTGCTCATCCCGTGGCTTAAACGATGATGAAAGAATCAACGCCGCGCCTTAGTTTCTGAGCGCTTCGTTCACCGCTACCCGCACGCTGGCCCGCCTCGCGAGCTTCCGCAGCGCATCAAACTCAACCTGGCGAATCCGCTCCCGGCTGACGCCGCCGATTTCGCCGATCTGCTCGAGCGTCATCTCGACGCCTGGCTTCACTCGATAGGCCATGATGGCTTTCCAATCGATTCCGCCGGCTCGGGATGGTATGCAGCCCAATCCGAGGTGCGCGGTTGATCCGCAGCGGCGGCAGTACATCGGCGCTTTCTCGGGCGTTCGTGCCGGTATTGCCTGCAAGGACGGAGGCGATGCTGGGCGGCTTTTGCCCGCCTTCTGCTCGGCTGCTTGCCGAGAGCGCTCCCGCCTCAATTCCCTGCCTGACTTCTTCACCGAGTCGCCCGGTCCTCGGCATCGTTCCGGCGCATCTGCCGGGCAATCCCGAATTCCCCAATCTTCGCCTTGAGCGTGGGCCATCCCATCGCTGGGGTGGGTTCTGGGCGGTGCTGGCCGGGGGTGTGTTGGTCGGCGTAGAGGGTTCGTTGGCGGCGCTGTTGCGGCTTCTGTGGGCTCATGCTCGTGGCTTGAGGGGTGAGGCAGGGTGGGTAGGGGTGGTCAGGTGACCGCTTGGCCTGGCGCTTGCTTATGCCGTCCCTCATGAGGGAAACAACGAAGGCTCGACCGTTGGCTGATTTCTACACGCAGCACCTGGGGACTCCGACGGCTGGAGCAGGGACTGCGGAGCATCTGACCTACGTCCGCATGCGGCGCGTCCAGATGGCGTCAGGAGCTTGGGGCTGGGCTCAGCGCTCGGTGCCTGGACAGAACCGGCGAAGCGCTGGGGCTGGGGTGCGGCAGCTCCGATAGCTGGGGGCGCCCAGGTGATTGGGGCTTCCTGTCGCCGTACCGAGTTCCCGATGCGCATCCCCAGGAAGAGCGGGGCTCCGTGCGACCCGCTTTCTATAGACGTGCAGCAAAACCGTGGGCGATCACGTCCCAGTTGCGTCTCGATCAAGCTCCGCCATCTGGGCTATGAATGTGGCGGTAAGCTTCTGTTTCTGTTCGAGAATCCGAATGCGTGAACCATGGTCATTCACTCGGCGGCGGAGGTCCTTGCATTCCAGGCCGATTTCGATCGTGTTCTTCTCCAGGTCGTCGATCGCTTTGAGCGTCTCTTGTGGCAACAGATCCTCCAGTGCGCGCTTGCTCACGTAGAGGGCGCGCCCCACGCGCTTAGCGTAAGTGGTGGCGTTCCTGCGCTCAAGCGACCGTAGGAGGCGGTAGACGTACTTGCGGCGCGTCGCGCGCGTCATGCTGGCGAGCTTCGGGTGGCTGGGCTCGAGGATTTTGGCGAGCTCCACGAGCAGGAACCATCGGTCGCGGCGGGGCCTCACGGGTCGAGTCCTGGCAACGGGATATCGCCGCGCGCTTCGAGCCATCGGCGGCGGATATCCACCTCACTCAGATCGGGGCGCCGGGCCAGCCAACGCGGGAGCGTCAGGTCGGTCTTGTTGCTATTGCAGGGCTGGCAGGCCGGAGCGAGATTCCCCTCATCGTGTCGACCGCCGCGCACGAAGGCGACGATGTGGTCGAGCACGAGCAGATCGGCCCGTGTTCCACAATACAAGCAGGAGTAGCCGTGAAGGCGTTCAAGACGCCAGCGCAGTCCGACTGGGTGAGGCGAGCGACGGGCCGCGATTGCGCTAAGCGGCTGCCGCAGTGATTCCGTGATCGTCAGGTCCTCATCCGGCGCCTGGCCCCACCGGCCGAATGCACGTTCCTTGGCCAGCCGAAGCGCTCCCAAGCCACCACCATCCGCATCCAAGCTCGACTCGAAAATTAGACGCTTGAAAGCCTCCTCGAACCGCTCCCCGTCATAGGCGGTACCGCGTCGGCGCGTCACGGCAGCAACTTCCGTTCGATTTCCGCGAGGCGTAGCGCCTGGCCACGGATGAGCGCTCCCTGCGCCTTTATCGTCGCTCTCAGCCTTTTTAGTTCCGCCTCCAGAAACTCCACCCCCGGATCGCGCTGCCCGTGTTCTTTGGCGCTAGCCAACAGCGGCAGGCAGACCCTTTTGACGAAGATGTCTCCACCGGCTCGCTTCGTGTATGCCGCCGAATCGCGACGCTCAGCGCTGCCAACGAGCCGGCGAACCGCTTCGCGTTGGCGTTTCCTGTCCTTGTCGGCGATCTTCGTCCAGAACGCCGGGTGGTGTTCAGGTAACGCACCGAGAACCTCCGGCATGGAGAGCCAGCGTTGGCGACGAGGTCTCATCCTGGCCAGCTCGGTAGCAACGAGTCGACGCCATCGGGGCATTTGCATCTTCCCGGACGCTTATGGCACTCGGCGCAGAGATCTAACTCCGCATGCTCGGCGAAAGCCTCGTCCCCCACCGCCATCCGTATCTGTTGCTCTATCAGAGCTCGACCGCGAGCCTTCACATCGATCGCGTCACGGAGCCTCTCGTTGATTACGGCTCGATTGGATTTCTGGCGTTTGGTCGGTTGAGTACTCGGGGCATCGGATGCAGCGAGTACTCGTTCGGCGGCGGCTGGGGTGAGCCACCGCCTTATTTGACCTCGTTCGGCGTCACTTAGGCGCGCCTTCCCGGTCTCCCCCCCCCTCACGACTCACTCACCGGAAAACAGATGTCGCGCTTCCAGAGCTCGAAAGCGTACAAGGCGTCCGACTTCTGCAGCCGCCCGGCCGAAGTCGCCTGCCAGTTCTGCCCGTCGTCGATCACGCAGGTCAGGCACAAGAGCTCGCCGCGCTTGGCCCGCTCGAGCAGGACTTCGAGGTGCTGGATGATGACCGCCGAGTACTCTGACCGGCTGGTGTCGATGGCGCGGAGGTTTGTGGGCGCTCGGCCGGACTCTCTGACCTCGACCGGCTGTCCCAGGACGTCCGTGGCGGCTAGGTCCGGCGGCTCGGTCTCGCGCGCTACCAGCTCGGTCGGCGTCTCACCGCAGATCACGCACGGAAACTCGAATCCCGGCACCTGCCCGATGCTTTTCTCCTCGCAGCCCGGCTTCCGGTGCTTCTCGCAGCGCCAGTTCCGGCGGACGAGCTTGATCTCGGTCATTCCGCCGCCTGGGCCGCCGCCAGACCGCGTTCCATCGCCTCAGCGAAGGCAGCCTCGCTCATCCGCATCAGCACCCCGCCACGCCGCCCCTGGCCGCCCTGGCGCGGCTCAGTGGTCAACTGACAACGTGCGCGTCCGGTGCGGTCCTGAAAGCTCCTGAGGCCCGGCACGGCGCGCTTGGTCGCGAACCAGATGTCGTGCGCCTCGGCGTCCGCGGCGTGCGCTCGGTTCAGCGCCTCCCGAACTAGCTTCGCCCGGCGCGCCTGCTCGGACCGGTTGATCTTCCCCTTCCGGACTGGGGCGGGCTCGACGCAGGCGACGAACAGCTGGGCCGCGTCGTCGCAGAGTTCAAAGGCCAGCGCCGCGTAAACTCCGAGCCCCTCGTTGGTGTTCGTATTGCTACCCGTCCGAGTTGGGTCGTGTTGGCCCACGCGGCCGTCTGAGCCCTCAACATACCGATCCTTGGCTCCGAAGCCTTGGTCAGCCCGATACTGTGCTCTAGGGGCGCTGTAGCGCTTGCAGAGGGTGTTCTGGGTGGCGGCCGGCACAAGTCGCCAGGCTGCCATCAGGTGCCGATGCAGCTCGATCTCGCCGATTCCGAGTACGCCTACGCCTAGCTGCATATCGGTAAAATGGTGCTTGTAGCTCCCTGCGCCGTCGAGATTGCCGGTCCCCCCAACCGAGCCGCGCTCAATTTGAGAGACCACGCCGGCCAGGGTGCCGCTTGCGCCCATCGCGGCGTCACCGCAAAGCAGAAACCACGCGAGTTGGTCGTCGTAAGACCCGTCTCGGGCTGGCCGAGGTCGGCGGTCTTTTGGAAGCTCGCGCGGCGACTCGACGGCCACGCGCGGCACGAGGGTCAATGTAGGCGCTAGGACAACCGACTCACTGGTTACCGGGATCAACTCGGTAACCGCTTGCAATTCGGACATATTTGAGACACTCCTTGGGGGGTCAGGGCGGTTCCAGGAGTGCTGAGACCCCGAGGCGAGCTGTGGCGGCTGGCTTCGGGGTTTTGTTCGTTCAACTGCTAAGCAAACTCTCCTGCTCAGCGGCCCGCAGTTGTCTGAGCTGCGCTTCGATCCGCTGAGAATCCACGGTTGGGACGCCGTCGCGCGCCCAAATGCTCCAGATCCTCTCTGCTTGGCAGAGGCTCTCGCTGTCGCCGGTCGCAGCCATTACGCAGCACCTATCGATGACCCAGAGCACGTCGTTCGGCTCTAACCCGCCTATGTCAGAATCAGTGCCAGCTTGCGACATTGTCTTCAGAAACATCCCGCGGATCCTTTCCGTCATCAGTACAGCGCCTAGTACAACGCCTTCCCGACTCTCAACACCTGACTCTTTTTCTCTTCGTCAGCGGTGGTCACGTGACAACACGTTACACTGCCTTGCGGCGGTTTGCCACTGTGAGGCGCTGGCGAGCGCCACAAATCAAGCGGCTTTTGCTTTTCCAACCTGCTTCTGCAGCCGGGCGTTCTCCCGCTTCAGCGCCGTCACCTCCTTCGTGAGCGCCGCCACCTCGGTCTTTAGCCGGGCATTTTCCAGCTCTAAGCTGCCCTGCCGCTGGACGGCCCGGGTTGACGGAGCCAATGGGGCTTTCTTCTCGATCACGCCGTTGACGATACGTCGCACCTCCTTGGGGCTCGGCGCGCAGTGGTTTGCGTTGATGAACTGATCGAGCGACGCCTCGACGAGCTGAACATTCGCCGTGTCAGCGGTGGCGCCTGGCGCCAGAAGGGCATGGCAAGACTCCACTCCAAGCGCCCGCACGCGATCCACGCCGTAGATCTCGATCGCCTGGATCACGTTCCCATAACGGTTGAGCCCCATCGCGTTTGGGAACTCCCGCTGCAGGAAGTCACTGAACATCGGCGTCTCTGGCGTCTTCCAGATGCCCTGCGTCTCTACTGCTCGAAGCTCGAGGAAGAGATCAACTCCGCTCTCCAGCCAGTTAGCTAGGAGCGTACGGATTTTGGATACGGCTTGTTCATATGCTTGATTGCTCATTTTAACTCCACTCTCAACACCTGACTTTTCTCTGATCCGTTCCGAGAGCTGGATTCGCACAGCTGAGGACGGGTGCCCAACCTCTCAACACCTGACTTCTCTCTGATCCGTTCCGAGCGGTCATCAAGACCGCCAGCAAATTCGCGCTCTTGCCGTCCGCTTTGCGAGCGGTCACTCCGCGGCCCCTGCTTCTGGGGCCAGAGAATCCGAACCGCTCGCAGTCTTGACGCCCTTCTTCCCGAGTCCGCGCTTCTTCGCGCCGGCCTCCTGCATCTTCGCTAGCGCGTGTTTCTTGCCCACATCGAGTAGATGATTCGCGCATGCGATACCATCCACCGATGCCTTCAATTGGCATTGCTCGCAACGAAACCAGGCCGGCACTCGCACAACCCGTTTCCAGACCTCGCCGTCGATGCGTTTGAACTCAACGACGTTGTCGCGGTGCTCAACGTTCGCTTCCGATGTGTGCGAGCAAGCCGGACATCGCTGCGAGACGAAGCGCGCGTTCTTGTAGTGCGTCCGGATCCCCACCTTGGTGAGCGCCCGATCGATCGTCTGCTGGCTTTCGTAGTAAGGCCACTGATGGATCAGTCGCTTCAGCTCGCTGTGGGCCTGTCCCTCGGTCTGCTTCTCGAAGTTCTCCCGGATCCCGGTCATGTTCTCCATAAACACGTCGCTAACTCCATGAAGCGTGCACCAGCGAGCGAAGTCCGCCGCGCGCTGCCGGATCCGGTCCTTGACTCGCCGCGCTTCTCGATCGCCGATGGCAGTCAGCGGGAGTTCGCGACGCTTCACGCCGCGTCCGCGGGACCCGCTGCCATGGGCACGCATTCCCTTTGCGATGCGGCGTCTCTGCGCGGCATATTGCTCACGCATCGCGATGATGTCAGTCCCCGGATCTTCCCACGTTGTGCCGTCCTCGGACATCGCCAGCATGAACACGTTGATCCCGAAGTTGCAGGCTACCGCATTGCCTGCCTTGTAGCCTTCGGCTCGGTGCTGAGACCACGAGATGAGCGCGAACCATTTACGCTTTCGCTCGTCGAACTTGATCCCGACCTTTCCAAGCTTGATCGACGCCTTCTCTTCGAGTTCGAACAGAGCTCGGTCCCTAGCCGCGCGCGCTGCCTTCATTACCTTGTCAGTGGCGTCTTTCGGGAGCGGTTTCTTGGCGGATCGCTCGAGCTCCACCACGCCTGCTCGGTTGCCCGCTCCACCCACCAGTTGCCTCCAAAGAACCACGGCGTTGCCGCCGCAAGGTGCAACAACGAGAGACGTTGCACCTTTGCCGGTGCCAAAGAAAGGGAAGGTGAGCCGGGCATCGTCAGGTGTCCCTGAGACTTCGCAGTTGCGTCCCTCCGAGAAGAAGGACTTGCCGGACCCTTCGAACGTCGGCACGCCCGCGCGACCAGCCAGCAGATCCTTGAGATGCTGCCCAGCGAAGCGCGAAAGTATGTGGTCCGAGGTTTCGCTACACAGAACGTCCCCGGGCGGGACGTGAGCCGCTGCGTAGTCTTTGCCTGACTTCTTCAGCATGTACGCGCATCGTCGCTCCATGCCGCGAGCCCAATGGAATCGCAGCCGCTTACGGACATCGTTCTGCCAGGTCGTGCTTGGTTTCTGCTTCTCCGATATCGCCTCGAGTTGGGAAATGGCGCCAGGGTATACGTCACGTAGCGAGAGATTCAGCGCCATCGGCAGTGTCTCGCGAAGGGCTCGCATTCGCGCTCCGAGTTCGCTCCAGCTACCATTTGCTGGCTTGACGATCTCAACCTTGAGCGTCCCTGCCAGCTTCATTGAAAATCCTCCAAGTGATTCAAGGCAACCATCGACCGGCTAGTCAGGTGTTGACCATGCGACAAGCGCGTGGTCCTGCGGCCGAAGCCACTCAGCGAGTACGAAGACTCGCTATCTCGACGGTAGATCGCCGGTATTACCGGTCGTTGGCTGCCTTCAATCACTGTTCCAAAATAGAACCGACTCATGTAGACCTGCTCCTGTCCGTTTACGCGGACCATGCCCGCGGTCGTGTGATAGCGACGCGCGGGCAACTTCAATCGCACCCCCCGGGCTGGCTGTCAAGTGACCACCAAAGCCCGGCGCCTCTCGTTCCTGCTTGTCGCTACTGACGTGATTCCAGTGATTACGCGTCTTTGCGGCGTCCCGGTCGCTCTCCGGGCGCCCCGGAGTTGCCTGGGCGCAATGTTCGCTTTAGCCTAAACAACAGGTCCAAGCACGTCGGCGCAAGCCGAAGGACGCCTCCGCCACGGGGTAACGCTGCCTAGCCCGGTAGGGCACGCAATGTTCAACTTAGACAAATTCGCCAATGCGGTGCTGCTCGTGTTGAACGAGAGTCCGTCGCCGCCTGGGTTGACGGTGCTTCTGAAGGTGCTGTTTCGGTCGGACTTCGCACACTATCAGGAGCATTTGCGTTCGATCACCGGAGTGGAGTACGTGGCACTCGAGCGCGGACCTGTTCCCCACGACTACCGCTCGCTTCTTCAGAAGCTAGCAAGCCGGGGCGACGTTGTGGCCGAACGTGTCGACGTTGCCTCGGGCTACAAGCCCATGGAGTGCTACCGCGCGCTCCGCCGTCCGGATCTCGCGGCCTTCGATCCGAGCGAACTTGCGGTGCTACGCGCGGTCATTGCGGCGGACGCGGGCAAAACGGGAAAGCAGCTGAGCGACGAGACACATGCCGAACTCCCTTGGCGGGCTGTCTGGCGCGACGGGGAAGGCGAATCCGCCCAGATCCCCTATGCCCTCTCTCGCTGGGAAGAGAACCGTTGCAATGCGGCGGACCTCACTCAAGCCGCAAACGAGCTGCAGCGAACCGATGTGCAGGCGGTGATTGCGCAACTTGTTCGACCAACTGGCTAGCCAGCAGCCGTGCCGAGACACATGCCACTGGTGCGGCGCTCCGTGCCGTTCGAATCGGATGTTGCCGCGCTGCGAATGCGATATGCGGCGACCCGGCGATTGCCGAGGCGCACCTGCCGCTGATTCACTTGGTGTTCTCGAATTTCAAGGCGTGGCTGCAAGGGACTCACCATTCTGTTTCTCCGAAGCATTTGCAGGCCTATGCCAACGAATACGTGTTCCGGTTCAATCGGCGGTTCTACCCGCTCAACGGGTTCCGATCGCTGTTGGGGCTCGGCGCGCTGCGCGAGGCGCCGACGTACGATGAGCTGTACTCGGATGCGTGCGTACATCCCGTCGCAGTTGGTCCGTGGGAGCTAACCGGATGAGCATGGAAATAACATCGGTCTGCGGCTTGCCGTTGTCACCGGCAGAGTCAGCGCGGACTTCGAGCTCCACGGGGAGCAGCATGAGACGCTACAGGATACGCTGCCGAGAAAAGTGAGAAGGAAATGCTAGCTTCAGGATTCCTATTAATCGTGTTCGGATTCTTCTGCCTGATCTTCATGACGATCGAAAAGGTCGGCAGGAACGCTAGACGTCGCCTGATGCTTGCCGAGCACGAGCGGCGGAAGGCAATGCTCTATCTGGAACATGGCCGACAAGTCCGTGCCTTGTACGAGAGCCACCGAAAGCGCGCGCCGGAAAAGTTCCACGCTCCGCCATATGACGTGGAAGAATCATGAGCCGCGCGCGACGTCAGCAGAAGCGCCGTGCCCGCGCTTGGCAGCTCGAGGTGAGGGACACCGTGTACGGGTGGCGCGCCGCGTGGTTGATGGGTGATCGAGAGCGCTTCAAGGTGCATTGCTACTCGCGGGTTGAAAGGCGGTTCGATCGAGTGGTCACGTGACCACCTTGATCCCGTTCGTCGCCGCTTGCGATCTGTCTATCGGCAGCCGCCCATGGCACGAGTTTTCTCCGGGCCTTGGGAAGTTCAACGCCGCAAACTCGCCGAAATACTCGCGAGCCGCCGCGTCGTATGCCCGGGCAGCGTCCTCCTCATCCGTGAAGTACCCAAGGTGTTTTGGGACGTGTGTTTTCTGGTAGTACTGGCCGCCAGAGATCATGGCTCGCCATTTCTTGCCGCGCTTGTACCAAGCAACACCTTTGAATCTAGACGTGCCAGTTGTACGAGCGCGCATATTGAAGTGATTTTTGGCAGTCGTCGTCGCTCGCAGATTTGTGCGGCGATTATTCAGCCCATCGCCGTCTCGGTGATCTACCTCCTCTGCGTCGGACAGGATCACTCGATGCATTAGCAACAGCTTCTGTTCACCGTTTTCGCAATGAAGCCTGCGGGCGTACCAAGTGTTCCGATGCTGCCAAGCGTGCCAAGTCTTTCCCGCAAAGAGGTGCGCGTCAGCCTCGTCTACGATCGCCTTCATTCCGTTGCTAAGAATGATCTCCGTCATGAATTGTTAGTATACGACAGCGGTGGTCAACTGACCACTAAGCGGACCGACGAATCGACTTCTTGTCGAGGTATGCCTGCGCGATTTTCTTCATTCGGTCCAGGTCGACTTCTTGAGGCAGATCGTTGCCGACTTTCAGATCTCGTACGCCTTCAAGCTGCGCGCGCTTGATTCCCAAAATGTCGCTGATCACCGGATCGGATCCCTCGTCGGCGAGTAGGAAATAGGAGAACACGGGAAGCAGCTGGCCATCGCGGTGAATCCTGGTGTCGTTCTGCTCATGGATCCCAGGGCTATAGTCGAGCTCAGCGGACACGACGTTATTGCAGACGTGCTGAAGCCCGTCGAGCCCCTCACCGGAACGCAGGCTCATGATCAGGATCTTGGTTTCGCCTGCGATAAAGCGCCGCTTGGACTCCTCCTTCTCTTTGACCGATTCGAGTCCCGTGTAGAAAGCGGGAGCGAAGTCCTTCAGCTTATCGCGCAGCACGTCATACACGGCGTGATGCCACGCGAAGCACACAACTGACTCGCCGCCCTCCACCAGCATCCTCAGGAACTCCGCCACATACGGCGCCTTCGCCAGCCCCGTAGATTGGCGCAACAGATTGTCGAGCTTGCCTGCGGCCTGCATGCGCGCACCCTTCGACATCTCACCCTTCGCGAGAATCGTGCGCGCCAAAGCCGTGGCTTGACCATCGACAGCATCGAGCACCTTTTGATCGAAATCGATGTAGTGCGGGATCCGCGTAAGCGCGGGCAACTGACGTCCGACGTCTTCCTTCGTGCGCCGAATCATCAATCCGGAATCGCGCAGGTACGAGCCCATCGCCTCAGGTGATTTGAGTTTCAGTTTGCCGGGCTTGTCGGCGTCTCCGGTGCAGTGCTCCTGCTTGAATTCGCTGAGCAGTCCGAGCGCGCCAGGGCGAATGAATTCCATCACGTTCCAGAGCTCGCCGCCGAGATTTAGAAATGGAGTTCCGGAGAGGCCGATTCGGAACTGAACCCGGCGGGATATTTTCATCGCGGCCTTGCCCTTATTGGTGTCCTCGCCATTTCTAAATTCGTGAACCTCGTCATAGACGACGCTCCCTAACTTCACGAGTTGTGCCTGTCCGGCGAGCTTTTCGTTTCCAGAGAGATAGTCGCCCCATCCTGGGATCTTCGAATAGCTCGTGATGATCACATCAGGCAGAACGCCGCCGCATTGTTTCGCGATGTCATATGGACGCGTTCCTCTCAAAATGTGCGTCGACATGCGCGGCAAGAACTTGCGAAGCTCCGCTTGCCACTGCGATGGCAGGGCAGTCTTCGTCACCACGAGCGCGGGGCGTGTTCGCGGGTCGGTCAAAGCACAGGCGGCAGAGATCGTGTTGTGCGTCGCGAGATACCCGTCTGTCAGATATAGATGACGTTTTGAGCTGACCCGGATACATTGGACTGGTTTAATCCCCGCAGGTTCGACTGTTTTGATAGCGCGGGCCATCAACGGCATACGCCATCGCTCAGCCTTGCGTTTGAGAGCGAATGGGCAAATCGGTATACGGATATGTACCGTATATGAGAGACGCCCCTGACGGCGCTCCCCAAGATGTTCGTAATTAGTGTGTCGGCTGTACAACGACGCGAACCCACCTAATGTACCAACAAGATCTTGTACGCCCTCCGCCAATGGCAAAGAGGTCGATGTGAACGTGACGGTACCGCTCGTTCCACATGTGCCATCCGTGTCCATCAGCCCCTTGAGTAGAGCCAAACGATCGCTCACTGCGGCGCACAGGTACTCATGCGGGATAGTCTTTTCCCACGAGCGCTTCCCAGCCAGCCCTAACGCGCGCAACGCTTCTATCAGCGCGTTTTTTTGTCCACCGCGATTCCCGCTGGTAATGTTGTAGTCGAAATTGGACCCGCAAACGGGATGTAGCCATAGCCCGGGCGGAAGCGCAGATATCACATGATCAAGAATTTCTTGATCAGCAGATGATATTGCAACTCCTGCCTGCTTTAGATGCCCATCTCCCAAGAGAACCCCGAGCAGATACGCTGGTATCGGCAATGGGGGCGCCGGGGCAAACGTGACCGGCTTGGATATTGGCAGGAAGTACTTCGAGTTGACCCTCCCTTTGCCCATGTCGGTATTCAAGGACTTGCGGATCTCTGAGAGCGGCAATGTCCTGCTCTTACCGGTATATCGGTCTTGCGCAGTGTGGACGGTCCATAGATGCTCATCGCAGCATTCTGCGGATGCTCCGTCGGCTGTTGTAACACGAAACACGGGGCGATCTCCTTGTGGAAATATCGCTTCGACGAATGCCGTGCCGCCGTCCGGATCGCTGATTTCATCGCCCACGGCGAGCTCGCCCATTTTCCTCCAACCATATGGAGTGAGAACCACTGCGTCTAATGGCTGAGCCTTGCCCAGGCCCATCTGGTCGCCGATGAGCACCCCACCTGTCCGCAGCGCGAGCTCCGCTGCCACCTTCTGGTAGTCGCGTGGCGGCAACGCGAGTTTGAATTCTTGCGGTTTACGCGCTGGGTCCCCGATAATTTGGTGGACCGCAAATTCCGCTTCGCGGTGTTCATTCGCGCGTCGCGCAAGCCGGATCTCGCTCTCCTTATCGACGTAGTCGAACGGGAACCGTGATTGAAACCACTCGATGTCCCGTGACACCTCAGGCGTGTCCATGATGCAGATGATCTCGCGCGTCTTTCCCGCTTGGTATCGCGGCTTCGACATTCGCGGGAACACGCGACGCATGCGCAATAACACGTGTGGATCGCACTCAATGATCCAAGAACCATGGTGGTACTTTAGCGTCCCGTAGGTTTTGATCTCTTCTTTGCTCACACGATACCCGGAAGGATGACGGCCGCCCGCAACGGCTTTCCGTTCAGCTCGAGCGGCACTCTGGCCAGCGTACTTTTGGTAGTAACGAGTACGAGCGCTGAGATCCGCTCGTGCTTGGCATAACGCTCAAGCTGCCGAATCACGGCGCCGACCCCGCCCGCTACCTTTACTTCAATGCCAACGGCGCCGACAAGGAAGTCGATGCGGTCCTTTGGCGAAAGCGTGACCTCCCGCAGGTGCTCGACCCCCTCGCGCTTCAGCAGAGCCTCGATCGCCGCCTGCACGCGATACTCCTCACCGAGTCCGCGCAGCGACCGCTCGAACAGTAGGCAGAGTTCGTGAGCTGCCGGTGCCGCACTCACTTCGCGTTCCCATTTCCATCACACGCCGGGCACTTGGCACAATGGGCGTGGTTCACCGCCAATATTTCCGCGTCGAGTGCCGCATAGGCCTCGCTCAGTTCTTTCACCGCCGCGAAGACGCGATGACGCGCCTGCATCAGCCGCCAATCGCGGCCGTGAATCTGCTCCTGGAGCTCGTCGCTAAACTTAATCGGTGGGCCGAAACGCTCCATCTAGATCCCTTTCTCAAAAGTTCGCTTCACCATCCGCCAGCGCCGCATCCTCAGAATCTCCACTCCGCCCAGCGTGGCCCGCGCGGCCGTATGCAGGCCCAACAGCTCGGCCAGGTGGTGCTGGACGTCGTCCTCCGGGGTCTCGGGTTTCAGGCGGCCATGACGTGCCCAGGGTGGGTTGCCGCCTCCGAGTGGCCTGGGGCCCGGCACTTCAACGATCCACATTGATGTTCCTCCGCTTCGCTTCCTCGATCACCTCAAGCGCAGCGGCCTCGTATTCGTCGCGTCGACGCTGAGGGAGAGAGCGCCACAGGTCGTAGCTCGGCTCGCGTTCAATCTCACCGGCGCGGAGCTGTCGGAACAAGTGCTCACCGAGAGTCATCAATCTGTGAACTCCCAGGCAATTTCGTCCTCGCGCCGCGCCGTGCGCCGCCGTTCTTCCCGCGCTTTGTCGGCCGCGTCTTCAGCCACCCTGAAGGCCAGCCAACTCGCGTGTTCCTCCGTCTTCTCGGCTTCGTACGGGGCGCGGATCTCAGCTTCAAGATCGGCGAATGCTTGCGCCAGTCTAACACCTGATTCGGCGGAGAGCACGTTGGTCCATTCGCCAGTCGCGACCCAGAGCCTGACGTGCTGCGGCGTGTGAATATCATCCCAATCCAACCCGAACGAGAGGTGCTTCCAGGCGCGAGCCCGGTGCCGTTGTTCAACTGAAGTGGTCAATTGACCGCCTATTTCTCCACCCGACACTGTGGGCAGTCGCACACAGTGTCAATCTCGACCGCTGCGGATGCCGCGCGAAGGCCGATTTGATAACCGCTCTGGAAGGCAACGCGCTCGGGCTCTCGGCCAGCGGCGTCTCGCTCGCGCAATGCACGGCGAAGTTCCGAGCACATCTCACGCGCGGCAAGCAGCCTTCGGCGATAACCTGCAGCGCCGAGAGCGCACGCCGTGCCGTAGAGGACGAAGAACCAATCAGCCGCGGTCAAAACGCCACCGGTACCACTAGTGTCCGCTTTAGCGGCAAATACTGGATGTGCTCGTCGTTGCTCAGTCCCGTAAAAGTCGCAGCCAAAAGGACAGGACCGTCGATATATATCTTACTGACGCAGTCGGCCCACTGAGTTGGCGGAGCGAGGTTCACGATCCTGATGTTCAGAAAACTGAGTGACGCGCCTGGGCCAAGGAACGAGTACGCCACGCTGGTCACTGCCATCGCAGGGACGAACAGCGCTCCAAGCCTGAGAAAGTCGCGGCGGGTAGTCATTCGTTTTTCCAGTCCAGTTTGGTCCATCGCCAAGTGCCATCCGGCAGCAGCACGCCCTCTGCCCTTGCGCCTGACGCCGTGACGAACTTCCCGGTCGTGACCGGTACGCCTGGTAGCACGTGGAGCTTCGGTCCGAGTGGCGATCCGTGCTTCACCCAGTCGGCATGCGCGGCTTCATAGTCGGCTCGCAATGCTCGCATCTCTTCGGCGGAGCGGTCGATGTAGTCGCCATTCTCGTCGCAGTACCAATCCTCCGGAGGCATCGGCTCTCGTTCGTAGAACTCGCAGAGGGTGTTGCCGCTGTCGGTGTCGATCTCAAACTTCGGCAGGAATGCTTCGCCCGTTTCGGGGTGAGGCTGCTTCGGTAGGTGCCGATCAATCATGGACTGGATGCTCATTTTGTCGCCTCGACAGGTATCGATTTCGCCATCCGCATCGCCCTAACAGCCGCATCGGCGTGGCCGGCTGCCCACTGCCGAAGCGGCTCCTCATCCCATACGAACGTTGCCTGCGTCAGCAATAGGTAGGCGTTGGCGAACGCTGCCGCCCAAACAGCTCGCTCGGTCTCACCATCTCGTAGGTCCGGTGTCCCGCGGCGCTCCGCATCTCGAATGGCATCAGCGAGCGCAGCCGTCATCTCGTTTTTGTTGAACCCGTCCCATGCCCGCATGAGACATGTCGCGCGCTCGTACCATGTTGGCGAGTTGGGATTGCTCATTCGTTGATCTTCCCGATCCGCACGCCATATTTGCTCCAGTCGAGCTTCACGAGTCTCCGCACGCCATCGTGGTTTTCCACGACCGTATAGCCAGGAGGCGGAGTGAGCTCGAACTTGCCGGCTACTAGTTTCGCCGTCCAGCCAGCTACACCTGACGCCTGGTCGTATTGTGCCGCGACCTGCGCCTCCGTGATTACGCCAAACTCCGGGCGCATCGTCATTCGGTCCCCGCATCTGGTTCGCGATCGTACTTGCTCGGCCCGGGATCGGCGATTGGAACGGCTACTCCCGCGCGATCAAAACCGACCGCGTGACGAACTTCGGCGAGCCGCTCTTCAACGCTCACCTGCCACTCTTCGAATGCCTGAAGTGCGTCATCCACCTCGACCCTATAGAAGTCCATTTGGTTGGCTTTCGCTCGTTCGCTAGCCAGCCGGTGGGCTCGTTCGCTGATTTTCACGGCTCATCCTCTCCACTGCACTCCCAGGGGTGCGCCCTCGCCAGCTCTCGACTCGAAGCTGTGCTTCTCGGCCTCTCCCTCGCGTCAGCGCGGAGCATGCGGGCGCGGGCTTCGGCTTGTCCGCGCTGATTGTCGGTAAGGCGTCGAACATCGTCCTCGCTCAGCCCGTATTCACGGTGCGCACAGTAGGCGCAGCAGTCGAGCGGGCCAGGAGCCGTTGGGCTTGAGCAATCTCGGCAGGTCGGCGAATCAAGCCGCGCTTCCTTCAAAAGGCCACCGACAACACCGGCTAGCGTCGACCCTTCGCCCCACGCCTTGTCCGCGTCAGCCTGCGTGTGGATTGGTGTGATGTCAGCCCCTTCCTGGATCGGCACGGTGCTCCAGTCGATATCGGAAGCGAACGTGACCTGCACATAACCGGCACGGTCGCTCCACCACTCACCCAGATACACTGGGCGCCCATCAATCGTTCTTGACAGCACGGCCTGGTGATTCAATGCACAATAGCCAGCTGCCATGACTCCCGCCGGCAGCGTCTCCGGCAACACCGCAGGCTGGGATCCATAGAACTTAGGGCTACGCGCAACGGTCGGAGCGGCGTTCGACTTGATCACCGCTGCGACGTTGCATGCAATCGCTCCCGGAGAATCGCCCGCGCAGATTGCGACTCGAATTTTTGATCCCGATGGTGTAAGCGGCGTGTCAATCCAGCCGAATCGGTTTCCTCGGTGTTGTGCCTCATGATGACCATCGTGCCCTGTGCTACGGCAACAGCGCTCGCCATCTAGCGTGCTCCGGCAGCCAGCAATGGCCTCGCCATCGCCGATGCGCAGCTCTTTGTTGACGTCGGACGTATCCATTGCCTCGATACGGCGCCCGCCAACGTAGAGCTCGAAGTTTCTTGGGTTGATGCTCATCGAAGACTCCTAGGTATGCGCACGCCGTACGCCGAGTAAATGATCTTCATCGTGTCAGTTATGCTACGACATGCAGGCCTGTCCGCGAGGCCCGCACACCGCACAAGATGCCGCCGTAATTCTTTACGCCAGCGAGCTCCGCCCTTCTTCTGCCGGCGTGTATGGCGCGACAGCTGGTCTAACAGCTTTTGCATTGCCCCCATGTCTTCTGCGGTGAATTGAACGGGGACCGTGAAGGTGATTGGCTTCGCCGAAAGAATCCCGTACTTCCCGAGCGGCTTTAGGCCTTCAGTTCCGATTTGGAAATTCGCGGCCGGAATGCGCTCGCCGTTGAAGTAGAGCGCCATGTCGCCCGGTTGATAGATGCTCATCGTCGGGTCTCGTTGACTTGGATGCCTATCTGATGTCGCAGCTTTAGCCATCCGGCTGGCGGCCTAAGTACCCAATCAGCGCCGTCGATCTCCACGTCCCAACCGGGCGGCGGCATGATGCGCATCTGGTTTTGGACCAACTGCACCGCCCATCCTGCGACACCGGTCCGGCGAACAAGGAAAGCCTCAACCAGTGACGGGTAAGCGAAGCCCGCTGGGGGCGCTGCGGCGCCAGGCTTGGGATTTTCGCAGACGCGCGGGTGATTGCGTTCAAAGTCCCCGAAGATGCTCGCCATGCTTGTGCGGATCAATTCTTCGCGCTCGGCGCGCTCTGCGATTTCTCCGTCGGCTAAGCCGCCGCTTTTCCCGCATGCCGCATCGAGCAAGTCACCTATGGTCTTCATGCGCACGTCTCCAGCACGATTCGGATCGTTCCAGGCGGGACGTCCGTCGCACGTCGGGTTACGATCTCATGCGCGACGCAGATTGGAAGGCCGTCATGCACAGCGGTTTCGATCATGTAGGCGACGTGTGCAGCGGAACCGCCGGTGTCGTAGTAGGGACTGCGCTGAATTGGACGAGCCGTCCGCCAGAGTGTGAAGCGGTGCCATTGCTTTCGCAGCCAGCGAATCACGTGGCCTCCGAGGCGGTGAGTTGCGCAGCCGCCAAGCGCTGGCGCCGGCTGCTGTCTCCGCCGTTGTCAGGCCGCGCCGCAGCGACCTGCCTGAGCATACTGCCTCGCTCCTCGTCACTGGCGGCCTTCACAAGCCGGCAGTGCGTGGCTTTCGCTGTCGTCTCTGGCCATCCTGCGGGCAGGACGTCGTTCCCCCGCTGGTCGCAAGCCAGCATCTCTCCCGATGGTGCATGTAGGATGTGATCACCTGCGCGGAAGGTCTGAAACAGGGCTGCGGCTTCGCAGTTTCGGAGGTCCTCTAAGGCGCTCTCTAGCCGGTGCTCAAGTAGTTCACGGTCAGTGAGTGGCTCGATGCTCATGAATCGGCTCCAGGTACAGACCACGCTTCCCACGGATGGGGGAGCGCCGCTTCGCGAGACGACTTCGTTGCTCTTGGCTTCTCGGCTGCCAGCGCTGCCTCATTGCGGGCGCGGGCTGCAACCTGTCCCGGCTTCTCGTCTGTTCGCTGGCGCGCCATCTCGTCGATATTCTCATCCTCTCCGTCTCGATTGAAGCAGTAGGCGCACCATGCCGATTTTGTCGCTGGGCTACTACAGCCACGGCAGGGCACTCCCTTCGTCGGCTTGTCCTCAACCTTGGTGACCGTGAAGCCGATCTCTCCACTGCCGGCTGGTCGAAGTACCCGCACGAACGCAGCGCCGCGAAAGAATGCTTCCCTGTATGGATTAGAGAACGTTTTGCCGAATTGAGCGACGAGTTCGTCATAGCTGTAGAACGTCAGGATGTCCGCTGCCTGCGTGGTGCGCACACCTTGCGCCGAATAGTCTGGCAGGCTTGGCAGCGCGGGTAGAGCCAGCGCCATCGGTGGATATCGGGGCGACACGGGAACAGGGATGCCTCCCAGGGTAATTCGATCGGCGAGATATTCCCTCGAGGGGACGTCGCTCGGTTTGACAGCAACGCCCATCAGTCTCGCGCCCTCAGCAGGTGCCGCGCCGATTTGCTTGGACAACGGCGGAACGGCATCCAGGTCTGGGCGAACGGCGCGAATGCACGCAGCGAAGCTGTCCGCGATCGTTTTCGGCGTGTCGCCCGCGCGGATCGCAACCATGATCTGACTCCCACTCGGGGTGCGAGTGTCGCTCCAGCCGAGCCGATTGCCTGTCGATTGGGACTCGTGCTGGCCAGCGTGGCCGGCGTCGTGACAGCACAGCGACCCGTCGTCATGCCGACTCGGACAGGCGCGCTGCTTCGCACTCGGGACCAGCACAGTACCCCAGTCCACGCTTTCGGCATCAGCTCCCCATGTGTGCGCTGGAGTGTGCGCTCCTGGAGCCCCTGACTCCGTTGTACAGTTCAGGATGTCGAACGTCGCAACGTGATCATAGCGGCCCTGCCCCGTTGCGTGGGCGCGCGCCGGCTCAAGCAGCCTATAGCGGCCCCTGTACATGCTCCCAGCCGGCAGCACGCCAGGGAGAACCTTGGGGCGCGTTCCGTAAAATCTTTCTTGGGCCATGTTCTATTCCTTCTTGCTCCACAGCGCGTCACTGGTCTTGGATGCTTCGACGCGAATATGGCAGCCGTTGGAGCAGACGGCGGACATATTCGGCATTCCAGCCGTGAACCCGACGGCTCCGCTGGTTAGCCATTTTATGTTGATGTCGTCCATTTGGTTCAACTTTCTTTTGTTTCAGGGGAGAGGTTCGCCTGCAATCGTCTCGTCTGTGTAGGTGAAGCGCTGCCCACAAGAGACGCAGCGGTCATCACGAGTGAGCCACATCGTCTTCTGGTCTCGGCGCACCAGCAGCAGCCCATCGGGACAGGCCGGGCACCGCGCCTTATAGGCGCTTTCCGATGACCACTTGCTGAGCGAGGCGTGAGAGACCCGGATCGGTTCTCGGTCGATGTTGGTTGGGAGCGGCATCAGAATAGACTCCTCTGCGCCGGCTCGTCGCCGGTCAAGCGCGCTGGGTCGGCGTCCGTCGATGTCGGCCGATAGCCACCGCCAATCACCCAAGCAATGCGTTTGCGCGCAACGCGAACGAATGGCTCGCCCTTTGAGTTATTCAACTCGATCCCAAAATATCGGAAGCCCTCCAGAACAGCCGCCACGCCACCGCTCCCTGAGCCGCAGAATGGATCAAGCACGATGCCATGCCGTACTGGCGTGACCAGTCTCGTCAGATAGCGCAACAGGGCCACAGGCTTCGGTGTTGGATGCGGGTTCTTGCCGTCAAGCCCCGCGTTCTTCTCCGCCTTGCTGGCCTTCGTCTCGAACCGAAAACGAGCTACGTCATCCAATTCAGTCCATTCGGACTGGTGAAAAAACCGCGAAGCCGTGCCGGAGTCTCCGTAGGTTGCGCTTGTGATGGTCCGCGGAAAGGCGCCCCCGTAGCCGCCATCGGTCGAACGCTCCGTCCCCGCGGGCATCAGGACTGATGCCCGGTCGCCGCTCTGCATGTCCAGCTCACGCACAGGGCACCCGTCCTGACAGTCGTATTCCGCGACGACTTCCTCTGCGTGTCGGACCTGCGACACCGCTGCGCCTGTAAACGCACTGGGCTCCGTGTCTCGATTCGGCGTGTCCCAAGTTGGATTGGCTTTTACAGTCTTTGTGCCTACGGGTCGACAGCCCGGGGCGTGAGTCAGTAGCGTGTTCGCTGGCCATCGGCCACCGGCGTGAACGTCATTCGCTCCGCTCAAATCTGAGCTGTTCTTCCAACTCGCGTCCATGGATCCGCCACGCGCTTTGACAGCTTTCACCTGCGCCTCATGCGCGGCCAGATCGGCTGGCGATGCATGAGCGATGCGGCTGTCGTCGATGTTCAGGCCACCTGTGCCCCACTTGGCATGGTTCGCCGTCGTGGTGCCTTCGGGCTTCTTGCGCGCCACGATGATCGGCTCGAAGGAAGGCTTGAGTCCAGTCCCGATCCCGCCGCCAAAATTGCGGCTCTTGGGCATTCCAGAGGCGTAGTGCCAAGCGAGTCCGTCGCGGATCTCGAATCCGGCGTCTTCGATCGCGCAGCCGATACGGTGTGCTGTTCTCGACCCACCGAACGCAAGCAGGTACGCGCCTGGCTTCAATACACGCAACACGGCCGCCCATGTCTCCGGTCGAAATGCGATGTCTCCGCCGTCCCAGACACGCCCCATGAAACCCTTGGAACCGATGGCGTGCCGGCCAAACGGCGACTCTGGATTGTTCGTGCGCGCGGATCCGCCGCGACTCGCGCTCGTCAGATGATAAGGCGGATCACACACACACGAATCGCATGAACTATCTGGAAGAAGCGGGAGCACGTCGAGCATCGATCCATGCTCGATCGCCCAACGTTCCGCACCACTGAGAACCTTTTTCCAGCCCATCAGCCTACCGCCTTCTCAGCGGTCACTTGACCACTATGCAGCCCTAGTTCCTCATCAAGCCAGCGTAAGAAGTCTCGCGGTGTCCGCTCCAGCGCGACCTTCCGCACCTCGCCAAGAATCTGCAGCCGGTACTCCGCGCGCTCGGACTGCAGCCGAGTGGCGCGCGTCACCTGGGCGTCGGGGGCGGGTACGTTCTGGCCGGCTTTGAGCGCCTTGTTGGTTGCAGCTCGGGCACGGTCCCCGGCAAGGCAGGTGTTGCAGCGGCGCCCAGGCTTCCTGTCCTGCTTCCTGCCGCACCATGGGCAGCAGCCCTCGCTGGTCATCTTGGCCCGGTGGCGAGCCTGCGCCAGCCGGCAGTAAGCGTTCCACGCTAGCCGCCCGGCTTCCTTTTGGTCGTAGGCCTCGACGTACAGAAACTGGCGCTCGCCAGCCTCGCCTCGGTGCTCCACCGCCGTGCAGCTGAGCACGCTGCCCTTGGCGTCGAGTTCGAGCCGCCACCAGCGGAGAACCCGGCTCACGTAGACCTGGACAGGCTCAGGGACGACGCGCAGCACCGGCGCTGGCTCCGCGTGCTCTGGCGCGATGGGGTAGGCCTTCAGGTTCGGGTTCGGCTTTCCGATCCGCTCCAACTTTCGCTTCGCTTTGCAGTCGTCGCATGACGCTGTGTATCCGCGCTTTTCTTTCTCGCGGAGGACAACACCGAAATCCACGAAGCGTTCGCCGCATGCACAGATGCACCGCCAGCGGGCGTTACCGTCACCGTTCGGCTCTCTGGCTTCAACCATGCAGCCAGCAACGGTGGTGCCCGACATGTCGACCAGATTGGCGCGCCTGGTGGTAGGGATGGTCTCCGGGTCTTTCTTCACCGTTGGCTTGCCGTGGCAGCCCCCTGGGCACAGGACGGAGGCAGGTTCGAAGCCGTGTTCGCATCTCATCGCGCGTTGCCCTTCTCGAGCTTCGCTAGCCGCTTTGCCTCGCGCAGGGCTTTCCCGTTCGCCTTAGAGCATGGCTTACAACAGAGTACCTGACCTGCGCGCGCCGCTGACATCAGCATCGTGCCGTCGACAATCTGCGGGTGCCCACACGACATCACGCAATGAAAACGCGAGTTCGCTGTCGCATCCGCCGCCATCCTGTCAACAGCGCAGCCTGCGACCGTTTTCCCCGCGAGGTCGAGTGTCCGTGACGGTTTCTGAATGCCGAGCGAAGCATTCGACGTATGGGCGCGTGCGGTCGCTGCGGACTGCTCTGGATTCGCTGATTCGCCCTGGAGAGCTCGGATCGCTTCTGGGTTGCAGAACGGGCAGGGGGTCGATGCTCCTTCGAGCCTCCAGCCGTGGCGGCAGTTCAGTATTTTCGGCGATGCGCTCACGGTCGGGAGTCTTTCATGGTGGCTAGGGCGGTCAACTGACAACTTTACAAGGTACGAAATCGATCTTTGACCTCGGCAACGAAGTTGTTGAACTCGCGCGTCGCGGTCAGGTCGGGCTGCCAAGCAAGCCCTTGCTCAATGAGGTTGTAGGTGGCCTTGATCGTCGCCCCTGGGATGGGCGCCCCACTCGCGTCTCGGTCGCGCCCGAACAGCCACAGCGTGTCCGAGATTGCTACCAGGCTAGCGATGTCGTGGGCAACCACGAAGATGGTGTTTCGCTCGTCAAGGTTCGCCACCTGTACGATGAGCTCGCAGACTTTGTCCTTCATCAGCGGGTCGAGCCCTGTGAACGGCTCGTCCATCACCACGAAGTGCTCGGAGCAGAGCAGCTCCTGGATGATGCTCACGCGCTGTCGCTGCCCGCCGGAAAGCTGCGCCGGGTAGAGGGCGGCCTTGTCCGTCAGTCCGAAGCGTTCGAGATACTCGCTCACCTTGGCTGGGCGCCCCGCCTTGGGTTGGTGCTCAAGAGCGACCAGCAGATTGCCGCGCACCGTGCGGTGCTCGAAGAGCGGATAGTTCTGAGCCACCATTCCCACGACGCCGGCGCGCACCGGCTTTTGAACGCGCTTGCCGCTCTCCTCTACCTCGACGGAAACCGTCCCCGTCGTCGGCTGCTGCAGCCCGCACAGGATCCGGCTGAACAAAGTCTTGCCCACCCCGCTCGGTCCCAAGATCCCAACGATCTGACCCTGGCAAACGCCGGGGCGCACGATGTCGCGCACTTCGGCCGTAATCGGTTTGAGGATGGTCGTGTCGCCGAGCTTCAGCGAGACGTTGCTGACGCTGACCAGTACCTCTTTTCGCTCATAGGGTAGAGGGATCACGATCGCTCCAGCGTCAGTCGCGAATATGGGCACACGAATCCCTGCAGCATAGAGATCGCAGCGTCCTGAAGCGTCCCGACGACGGAGACGACAAGCAGGGCAGCGAACACCGCGTCGAGCTGGAAGTGTTTCCCATAGTCGATCATCAGCACGCCGACGCCGCCGCCGGATCGCACGAGCCCCTCGACCATCGTCAACATTGCCCAGCCCATTGCAGCGTTCTGCCGCGTCACCTCGAAAGCATCCGACGCCCTGCCCAAGATGACGACCTCCCAGACAGCCCGCCAGTCGCCCATGCGCAGCGAGCGTGCCTGATCAAACGCCGACCTCGGGATCGAGGCCACGATAGAAGCCATCGACGTAACCTGAAACACGGTCATCCCGAAGGTGAGCAGCGCGATCTTCAGTGGGTCACCGCCACCGAACGCGATGGTGAAGACCACGATGAGCCCAGGCAGGCTCAGAAAACGGGCTTTCCCCACGACGACAGCCAGCGGGCGCAGCGCGGCGACGACCGTCAGGTAGGACAACGCGAGCGAGATCAGTGTCGACAGCAGTAGAGCTTCGAGGTTCACCCGCATGCTATGGAACACGAGCTCATAGAGCAGCCCATCGTCCCGACACAGCCGGGCGAGCGCGGACAAGATCTGAAGCGGCGAAGGGAGCAGGATCGCTGAGCCGAGGGTCCAGGCGGCGAGAGCGAATAGCGCCCAGGCTGCCCAGATCATCGTCAGCGCGGTCCCCGTCACCGATCGATTCGGTCTCAGGGCATCGAGCATCACGTACCGAGCACAATCTCGACCCGGCGATTCAGCGCTCGGCTTGCCTCATCATTCGCGCTGCCAGGAAGGGGCTTGGTGTCCCCGAAGCCGTCGACCGCAACGAAGCGGCGCGCCGGGAAGTGCGAGGTCGACTGGTTCATCAGCCATGCCTTCACCGCTTCGGCCCGAGCCTTTGACAGCACGAGATTGTTCGCCGGATCGCCGGTGTTGTCCGTGTGTCCGTCGATCTCCACGGAGAGTTCATCCGCAATGAGCAGGCCGTCACGGAGCTCACGAAGCTGCTTCATGGAATCCGGCGTGAACGAGGCCTTGCCGGTTTCGAAGTTGATGCTCCACGAACGCTTCGACACCACGTTTTTGATGTCGGTTTCGACCTGATAGACCGGCATGTCGGCCGTGGTCTTCGACTCGGAAGTCCTCGCCACGTCCTGCACGAACGACGTGTTCAGAACCTCGGAAACAGCCGGGTAGCTCGGGACGAGCTTCGGATATTGCTGGTGAACGATGTCGCCGAATACCGTGTAGGTCGCGGCGAACACATTGGCCGAGCCCGGCGCGAGCCCGAAGAGTTGCAGCGTGTCCTGCAGGTTGTTGATCGCCGAGCCGCCGAGCTCCACCATGACCCCGGTCTTGTCCGCCTCGGTCGCGCCCTTGTAGTACTTCAGCCAATACTCGGGCGACTCCTCCTTGTTGTAGACGAGCCACGATGCCTTGGCAGCGCGCTGCTGAGCTTCCGGAAAGCTCTTGATCTGATCGGCCGCCTCGTAGACCGCGGAGAGGAAGCCGTCGATCTCCTTGCGGTTGTCCTCGTCCCACTTCTTGATCCCGATCATGACAGCGGGCATCTGGCTTCGATATTCCTTAGTGGAGACGATCTTGACGAGCCCGCCCTTCTTCATGGCTACGTTCACGTCTACCGGCGTCCAGGATGATACGGCGTTGACGCACACATGCTTGGTCTCGCCGTTCCGCTTTCCGTCGATGACCACCGGGCGGTCCTCGCACACGCCATTGATGTACGCCTCGCCTGCCTTCACGAAATCATCTGCCGCGTAGAAGTTGATCGCCGACGGGTCCCAGGTCTTCTCGTTCGGGTTGACCTTGATCTGGTTGTCACTTGCCCACTTCATCGGGATGTTCCAGTCGCCGCTGCGGAGCGCGACGGATAGCAAGCAACCTCGCGCGGCCTTCGGATTCGTAAGCCATTCGGCAGGTCCCTGGAGCTTGTCCTCGCCGCGGGAGTACCCGAACGCCGCGATGATCTCGCCATGGTATTGGGGCCCGAGTTTCAGCTTGTCGATCAGGCTGTTGATGTTGGCGAGGATCACTGCCGTGCCGTCACCCATGTCGGTCATGAAATGGTAGCCCTCGGTCGGCTGCGCCTCGCCCTTGGCGAGCGCCGTAGCGAAGTCCACGAGCGACGTCTGCATCTTCCCGTCGTCGTCCTCACGAATGAGCTTCAGGTTCACCCCGTGCTTCTCCATGAGGCTGCCTCGGGTCGTCAGCGGTCCGCCGTTGGCGTACGGCAGAGCGAACTGCGCGTTCCACGCCATATGGGCGGAGCGGATCTGAGGCGCCGCTACGACCGTCACGGCTTCGCTCGGTTGTGGTAGCGGCTTCACGTTTGCCGCATGCACAGCTTCGGGTGCTGACGGCAGATCGGGCAGGGCAGCTACTTGCGGAACGGCAGCGACTACCGATTCATTCGGCCCGAGCGCGTAGCCGTGGTCGTGCGCCCATTTGAGACCAAATACACCGGCGACGATTGCACCGATAAGACCGATCATAACGAGTCGGTCTTTCTTCATTCTGAATTGAGTTGCCATTCTATTTTCCTTACCTTGTGTTGGTTGGGCGCTCAGAGCTTGTCGAACAAATTGCCGAACGACTGGGTTTTCTTTTCGGCGGCCGGAACAGCGTCGTCTTCGTCTGGCTGCAACGATGAATCCGAGCCGATACGGAACTTGGTTTTACCGGTACCGCCTTCGAGCAGATTGCTCGCGCGCTTGTCCCAGGCTTCGAGCTTGGCCATTGCATCCAAGTCCGCAACCCCGTTCTCGAGATCCATCGTGTTGATGAAGTCCCGAGAGTCCTCCATGAATTGGTCGATCTCGCCGAGCTTGTTGAAGTAGTCGTTCTGCGTGCTGCTGAGCGCGAGATCGAATGCCTCGCGGTCCTTGTCAGCCTGAAGGATTGCCTTCGAAGCAGCCATCGCTCGGTAGCTCGCGCGAATCGTGGCTCGCTTCTCGGTCTCGTCTTCGACGGTGTCCTCGATGTCGGCGATCATGTACTTGGACGCTTCCTGCACCTTCTCCATGAGAGCGATGTGGGCCTTCACCTTGTTGCGCACCCCTTGATAGGTGAGCGTCGTTTTCTCCAGTCGACCGGCCTTCCGTGCCTGTAGCGAAAACTGCGTCTTCATGCCCTGCTCAGCACCGTGATCTCGCGCCTGCTTGGCGAGGTTCATACTGCGCTCATAGTCGGCCGTTTTGGTCGCGATGAGCTGGTCCAGCTTCCGAAGCTGAGCGCGAAGCTCGCCCAGCGCATCGGCGATGCCCGCGTACTTCTTCTTGAGCTCCTCGACGTAGCCCTTGAGAATCGAAATCGGGTCGATATCGATCACGACCTGCGTCAGAGCCCGCGTCGCCATCTTGTAGCCCATCCAGAACAACCGATGCAGGTCCTTGCTGACGACAACCCACCCGACGATCGCAACGGCAGCGGCGAGAGCCGACGTGTAGAGCAGGTTTTCAAGCACCCGCTCGAGCAATGGCAAAATCAGGTCGACGCTCTTCAGCGCGAAGAATCCGCCCACTCCGATCCCGAGCCACGCGACCCAGTTCTCAGGGCGCTGCCAGGGTTTCTTTTGAGCTTCTTCCATTTAGAGGGCCTTCCCGTGTTCGGCTACTTGGGCCTTTTGCTGGTCGATGTGAGTCCGCGCCGCGTCGTATTGGAGCTTGAAACGCTGCTGAACGAGATCGAGTTTGTGCTGCGCCTCGGCGAGCGCTGACAGGTCTCCGGCACGCTTGTCGTTCAGGCCAATGACCTGCTGCTCCAGGCTCGCGATCTGCGCCTTCGCAGCCGCGATCTGCGTGTCGTAGTCCTGCACGGCGTTGCGCTTGCTGCCGACGCGCGCGTTGAACTGGTCCTGTAGTTCCTTGGAGAAGACGCGGCTCTTCTCCTCCAGCGCCCCGATGTAGACGTCGTACTCGGACAGAACAGCCGAGATTGGCGTGCCTTTGGCGGCGAATATCTTGAGCGCAGTCTGAAAGCGCAGGGCTTCGACGGGGATCGCCGCTTCCAGCGTCGAGAGTAGCGATTGGAGCTCGGGGATCAGCTGCACGTTTGCGACCTTCAGCGCTTCTTGCAGAGCCGCCTTGGCCGACTCGTCATACTTGGCGATCCGCTCGGCATCGTCATTGGGCGCGGCTGCCGGCGCTGGCGCTACAGCCGTCACAACGGGCACGGACGCCGCTCCAGTCTCCGCGACCTCTACGCTCTCGGCTAGACCGAGCGACGCCATGCCTTTTTTTAGGTTTTCGAACATGCTTTTTCCTTCGCTAAATCAAGGACCATCTCGACACACGGCGCTCCGTATTCGGCAAACCCAGTGCGCACTGTCAGGTTCGGCGATGGCTGGAACGTCGCGCGGCCATGCGTGTGCCCGCAAAGCACCTCGATCTCACGGTCTTGGTTCTTGCGCGCCCATTCGAGAAGAGCATCGCCGAGCGCCTTGTTTGTGAACCACGGCAGCCAGTTCGCGTCGCTCTGTTTGCCGTTATAGACGCTCGACTCCGCGAACGGCGGGACGTGCGTCGCGAAGATGATGCGCTTCGCTGTGGTGCGCGAGAGAGTCTCCAGCGTCTTTTGGTGGAAGTGGTCGCCGATCATGCGCAGCGCTGGGATCAACGTTCCTGACTGCACGCACTCACGAAGGTCTTGAATCTCCGACCAATCGTTCAGCTGAACGCTGCTAGTTTCGGGTGACCCAAACCGAGCGTCGTACCAGCCATCTACCCCGCAGAGATCTGCATCGGGAGTAAGGTGGAATACCGCACCGGAATCCAGATACGAGCAGCCGAATGCCTTTCGGACCGAGCGCGCAACGCTGGCAAACTCGCCGCCGTAGAAGTCGTGGTTGCCGAGTACGAAACAAACTGGCTTTCGGTAGTTGCGCTGAAAGACTTCGAGCAATCGAATGACCGTGCGCGCCGTACCTATGTCTCCAGTGATGACGCAGGCATCCGACACGCCGGCCGTCTTCGACGCAAGGTCGATTGTTTTACCGTGCCCTGCATGATCGAAATGTGGATCGGTTATCCAGGCGAGCCTCATGGTGTGGTGGTCTCACCAGGTTGAGGAGCCAGGTAGCCTCTAGCGAGAGCCCAATCCAAAGGCACCGGGCCTAGTGCCGTAGGCAGGCAGCTCGCGCAGAGACCGAGCCCAACGCGCGGCGCCAATCTGGAAGCAGTGACACGTGTCATGGCGCTGCGCCGTGACTTCTCGGATCGCCGGCGAGCTCTTGAGCAGCTGCACCTCCCCGACGGCTCTGCCCGAGCCGTTTGATATTATTTGCGGCGTTGACGTCGCGGTCCTCGACCAATCCGCAGTGCGGACAATCGTGAACGCGCGTGCCGAGGTCCTTTCGAACCACCGTATCGCAGCCGCTACACCTTTGCGATGTCCCACGTGGATCCACTTCGAAGAAATCTCGCCCGGCGCTTTCAGCCTTGGCTTTGAGGATCGTAGTGAACTGAGACCACGAGGCATCAAGAACTTGTTTTGCGAGGCGACCACGAGCGAGGCCGGCCACGTTGAGTTTTTCTACGGCGATCGAATCGAAGCGCTGCGCGAGTCCGAGCGCGACCTTGTGCTGGAAATCGAGGCGCGTCCGGCGGATCTTGTCGTACCGCTTCGCGAGAAGCTCGACGGCTTTACGGCGACGACGCGATCCGCGTTTCCGACGCGCAACACGTCGCTGAGCGATAACGATCTCTCGCTGGGCGGTCTCGAAGAAGCGCGGATTAGCGACCATCTCCCCGTTACTGAGCGCAGCGAACGTCGCGATCCCGACATCGATCCCAACGCTCTGCCCCGTCGAAGCCGCTGGCTTCGACGGCACATTGTCGCACGCAAATGCGATATACCAGTGCCCATCACCAGAGAGAGTGACCGACGCGGTCTTGATGCGGCCCTCGATCGGTCGGTGGATCCTGATCTTGACATTACCGATGCCGTGGATGCGCACACGTTTCCCGCCCGCACAAAGCACCGCCCCACCCTTGCCGGCTTGAGGAAAGGTGAATGTACGGTAGCGGCCGGGTCCCTTGAATCGCGGGAACCCCGCCTTTTTCTTAGCCTTTACCCTTCGAAAAAACGCGCGATAGGACTTCTCCAGTCTTTTGAGGACGTCCTGAAGCACTTGCGCGTAAATATTCGCGAACTCCGGACGCATCGCCTTGACCTCCGGTAGGTCGCCCATCTGCGAATAACAAGTGACCTTTACTCCTGCTCGGTACGCCGCGATGCGTTCTTGCAGGCTCGCGTTGTAAAGCTCACGCAGCAACTCGAGCGTGCCCCGCATCGTCGCCTCTTGAGCGCGAGTTGGATAAAGGCGATAGCGGAAAACACGAATCACGTGGTACCTATTCTGAGCCCGTTGAAAGCGGGCCACGCATCCAGGTCGTGTAGCAGCGACGCTGGATGCTCTTCATTTGTAGCATGGACGGTGGTCAGTTGACCACGGTGAATAAAAACGGTCTTCATGCTGCGCTTATTTTCCCTGCTTCAATGAGGATCCGGATGACGTGCCCGGCGACTTCCGCTTGTTGCGGGCTGCACGAATTGCCGAGCGCGGCGATCCGATCACGGGCTCGGTCCATTCGACTGGAAACCCCATGAACCATTCGCAGAACGCTGGGGACAGGTGACCGCCAGCCTCCCGTGGCAAATTGCGTCCGCCTTTCGTTTGCTTCGGCGCAGGCTCGCGCTCGTCTCTCGAGCAGAGAGTCGGAAGCATCTCCTGCGACAACAATTCCTGAAGCGATGGCCCGCCCTGCGCGTTCTTCCCGCGTGAGGCCTTCCCGCGTGTCGCCGAACTCGCGGTTAGCGTCGGAAGCAGCCTGCGCGCTTCCTCCTGAACCATGCCCTGAAGCGTTGGGGACTTCACGCCCCGCCTCCGACCGTAGGTTGCGCGACTCGTTGTAAGCGTCGGAAGAAAGACTTTGTTTCGCGAGCGATTGAAGCGAGTGGCGAGTTGGTCCGGGTTTTGCCCCCCCCCGATTCGATCCGTAGGTTTGCGCGGTCAAGGTGGGCAACAAGGAGGATTCGTCCGCGTCGGTGCGGAGCTCCGCAATCGCTTGCTGCAATCGGGACCGGTAACGACGCATAACCGCGCCGTTCCATTTCGCTGCGCACAGCGTCGACCCATCGAGAAGCACCCGAAGCAACGTTCTCGATGACGAGCCATTCGGGTTGAAGCTCGCTAACGACTCGGGCGCACTCGTAGAAAAGGCGGCTCTTAGGACCGTCGAGGCCAGCTCGCTTGCCAACGGAACTGAGGTCCTGACAGGGACTTCCAAAGCAGATGATATCGACGGGGGCGAGGTTGCTGCTTCCGACTTCGAGGACGTCATTGAACCTTTCAGCGTTCGGCCAGTGAGCGGCGAGCACCGCGCGGCAATGAGGCTCGAGTTCGACCTGCCAGATAGTTTCGCATCCGAGTGCTCGCTCCAGGCCCAGCTCGAGTCCGCCTATCCCGCTGCATAGCGAACCGAGCTTCACGCTGCCTCTCCGCCCTGCTCATGCCGTACAGCCTCAAGGGCCTGCTCCAAAGTCCGGCAACGCTCCGCACCTGGCAGCTCGCTGGAAGCGTTCCATGGCTGGTGAATCAGCACCCCGCGCCCACCGCGATTCACGAACTCTTCGATATTGTGCGGACCGTCGTCGATCATCACGTCGCCACGGACCAAGTACTTTCGCTTGGCGAAGATGACGTCGTACTTCGAAAACCCGAAGTGCCTCTCCAGCCACCGAAGGCGCTCGAAAGTCCACAGGCGTGCGGCTGAGTAGGGGCTCGTCACGACGCTGGCGTACTCGTCAAACGGCGCCTGCCTATCCTCGAGCCCGAGCGCCTTTGTCAGGTCCCATTCCGTGAGCTGTTCGCGCTTATACTGCGGCCCAGCCCAACGCAGAAGCGCGCCGGCAAAGTCAGCGAGGATGCCGTCGACGTCGAGTAAAACAGTGGGCTTGTTCATCTATTGTCAACCAGTCTTAGCGGTTGCACTGCGCAACGTCGCAAGTACGCCAGCCAAGGCCCCAGGCCCGTTGTCGCGGTCATAAAGCCATTCACCGACGAGTTTACCTGGCTGGTTGCGATCGTTCTCCTGTCGCTCAGGATCAAAGAATCCGATCTTCATGACGCGACCCTTCAAGTAGTCAAACCGACGTTGCTCACGGAGCAAGGATGCCGCTTCGGCTTCATCCATCAAATCAGGCGTGAAGTGCAGTAACCCCAGCCCTTGCGGCCGGGCGCGGTTGTATAGCGCGGCCAATACGGTTGCTTCGTTCAGATCCGCGATGTCGATCAAGTCGCTCATTTTGATGGCTCCTCTCCGGTGTAAATTTCGAGAATGCAAAAACCTTTGGACTTCAGCGGCGACTTTTCCCAGGACATATGAATGTCCGCGTGCGTCTCGTCGTCATCGACCAGGTAGCCAAGCCGCTTTTCACCGACGAGCAGCCTGTCGATCGCCATTTTTGCCCAGTCGCTGTGCCTGTCGGGAGCGCGACTTGAGAACCGGATGCACCGGATCATCGGTCGCCCGCGCAATGGCGTCGGCCGAATTGTACCGCGCACCTGCTTCAGCAGCACGACGAACAGATTCGTCTTCATCTTCGCGAGCGCCCAGCCGGGCTGATGGCGCGTGCTGTTCGTCGTCGGGCAGAGATCGATGGGAAGCGCGAAGCGGCGAACCAGCGCTCCTACTGGTGCCACGCGCCGGCTCTTGATTGGATTTTCTGGCGGAAGCTTCAGGACGGCATCCGCCGCCGCCAGCGCCTCTGCCGCATTGAACGGCGGCGAAGGCACCTTCGGCTTGCGAGCCTTCTTCGCTGGCTTTGCGGCTGCGGTCAAGTGACCACCGACTGCGGTGCCCAATCCACCGACCCGCCGTAACGGCGGCGACTCCTCAGCACCGATTCGACAACAGCAGCCACGGCACCTTCTACGGTAGAGGCTTGATTGCTCTGGCCATAGACCGCGTCCTGACCACAGTCCCAAGAGTTCTCGCCCTTGCCAGGAAAAGGAATACCGGCCGGAATTTTCACGTCCGCGCCCACGATTCGCCTGACGAACCATCGCGGGCGTTTCCATGAGCGTTCCTCAATCTTCACCGTCGCGTCGTAGCTACCCTCTGGCATCGCGATCTTGACGGCCTGCTCACTCAAGACACGCGACGAGTACTTGGCCTTGCCGAGCACGAAGTCGTCGATGTGAAAGGATCCACTCCGCCAATAAGGCACCGTCGAGCTCCAGCTCGAGCTGTCCCGCCAAACGCTCCACCAAATCGCCCAATCGTGGACGCTCCAGCTGATTTCACGGTCCTCGCAGCCGGCATTTCGGAGCAACCAGCGAGCGAGCGCCGCGACCGGGCGGAAGCTATCGATCGAGAAGTAGAGTGTGAGTAGCGGCACCGAGAAGCGAAAGCCGAAGCCCAGGCCCTCGTCTTGGCGTGCGGCAAAGCGGAAGCCCAAGTCGATGCGCCCGAGCAACCACTCCCAGTTGATCGAGCCGCCCAGAATGCGAAGCCAAGCGCGACCATGGCGCAACGGCGAACCAGTGCGCCCGGCTGGCTTGTCGTTTAGGTTCTGCCAGTGGAAGTGTACGCTATCGGACATGGTTAGTGCGCCCGCGTCTCTTCACTCTCGCCCGCGCCAGACTGCGCCAGGTATTCGTCGAGCGCAGCCTCGCTGTCGGCGTCACCGGCGGGCTCATCATCTTCGCCCGATTCAGCGTCGAGCTTTGGAACTCCGCCATCGAACAGATTGCCTTGACGCTCGTCTTCGACGGCTCCGCGCTCGTCAGCAGTCAGCGCGCGCTCGTCCACAATCTCGCCGTTGTCGCAGCGCATCGTCAGCATGATGCCGCGACGCTCGTCCCGCTCGTGATAGCATTGGATTTCGATCGTGGCCTTCTTGGTCTTCTCGGCCTCCTTCAATGGTTTCTGCTCACGCTTCAGAATATCTAGCTCCTCCTTGAACACAGCGTTGCTCGCTGACTGCCTTTCCTTGATTGCATCGATCTCCAGGTCGATCTGCATGTTGCGCTTTCGGCCAGCTGCTAGCTCCTCATCGCTCAGGTCGATTTGGATCTCGTGCCCAAACGTCTCTCGTGTTTCATCGGTCATGGTGGTGTTCTTCCTCTGTATCTCGGGTGGTCACGTGACAACGGTGGAGGCTATACGTAAGTGCCTCCGTCCTGCTAGCTCGCATTTGCGTTTTTCAAGTCGTGCAATCGCGGCATCGAGAGCGCGCTGAGCAACCCGGTAGCGGTCCCGCGCCGCCCAACGTTTCCAACCGTTGCGTGGTTCGTACGTCGAGATCAGCGCTTGCTCGGCGCGATCGAATTCTTGCTCGGCGAGACGCAGGGCGCGCATCTCTGGGGTGAGTTGGGCGAGCATTCCGATCACGCAGGATCTCTCCAATCGTCCCCGTAGACGTTTGCCTCTACCCGCGGGAATAGCTCGCGACCCAGCGGGTAGAAGGCTGTGAACCGCCCATCAAACTGAAGTTCATGGTGCGAGGCGCCGGAGTTGCGCCCCTTAACGACGTTCAGGTCGGCAAGGTGGTCGGGTTGCTCGTGCTTCTCTTTGAAGGCGTCATCGCGATGGATCATCAGGATGACGTCCGCGTCGAACTCGAGCGCGCCAGACTCGCGCAGCGCCGACATACCCGGCGGTTTCGGCCGAGTCTTCTGCTCTGGCCTGTTCAGTGACGAGAGCCCGATCATGGCGCAGTTGAACTCCCCCGCGATCTTCTTCAGCTCCTTGCTGATCAGGCCGATCTCCGTCGCCCGGTTTTTGTTAGGCACGTCCGCGCCCATGAGCTGGATATAGTCAACGCAGACCAGACCGAGCTCGGTGTCTTCGCCATGATCCTCGCGAAGTTTTGCGAGGTGGCGACGCAGCGCGCGACGCATACGGAACGGCGTGAGGTCTCGTCCCTCATCCATTATCATCGCGACATCGCTTGCAGCTTTCGCCTGCGCGACCAGCGACTCCCACTGGTTCGGTTGCATGCGTCCAATGCGGACGTTTGCGAATGGCACTTCCGCTTTGCGCGACAGCCCTCGCATCGTCAGCTGCTTATACTTCATCTCCAGCGTGAAGAAGACGACACCGACGCGGGCCCCATTCTTGGTACGCAAAACAGCGACGTTCTCGGCAGTCTGTTTTACCAGACTGGTTTTGCCGATGCCGGGATAGCCGCCGACGATCCAAAAGTCGCCGCCAGCAAGTCCGCCGACGTGGTTATCAAGTTCCTCGAAGCCAGTTGGATAGCCAGACATCGTCGCGCCTGTGCGCGCCGACTCAGCGATGTCCTTGTAGGTCTGGCGCGCGGCCTCGCCGTAGGTAGCCCAAGTGATCTCCTTGTCGCGCGCGTCACGCGCAGCGAGGGCGACGTCCTTCTCAACGCTCTCAAGCCACTCCGAAATATTGCCTACGTCACCGTAACCGTAAGCGGCCGACCGTTGACACACAGCAATCATGACGCGCTGTTTCGCTTTCTCTTTCACGCGGATCGCGTGTTGTTCAACATGGGCTACCGCTGGGGTCGCGACTACAATCTGTGCAAGGTACGGAGTCCCACCAACTTGGTCTAGCCGGTTGTTGTCCCGTAGCCACCCAGATACCTGGACGGAGTCGATCGTTCTCTGCGAATCCTGTAGCCCATAGATCGCTTCCAGAATTCGCCTGTTGGCGTCCGCATACATGTCCTCGGGCGCGAGGATGTCTCGCACCGTATCTATCTGTGCCGGATCAAGCATGCATGCCGAAAGCACAGCGGCCTCAGCGTCCAAATCTGCCGGTGGAACGCGCCCTGGTTGCGGCTCTAGTTGGTCGCTCATCGAGCCTCCGAGTCAGTCCAGAGGTCGATCACTTTGCCTTTGTTGTTGCCGGCCTCGACCAGGCGGCGAACGACGGCGCTACCGTAGCGGTCGATGAACTTTGGCAGCCGCATGCCGGTCGTCGCGTAAGTGACCCGTCCAGTGTCGTACCGGGCAGCGATCACCTCAGCCACGGCATCGTCCGCACCGGCGCGCTTCGATTCCCACCCGAGGTCGTCGAGCACCAGGAACTGCGCGGAGCGTGCCTCGGTGACGAGTTCGGCTTCGCCCGATCCGAACGCCGTCTCGAGAGAGGCCTTGGCGAGCTCAAACGCCCGCACCCAGGTGCAGCTCCACTTGATCTCTCCAGTGTCCCAGAGCGCGTTCATGTCGGCCGGTCTCAGCGGGTGCATGCGACGTAGGGCAGCGATGCCGGCCACGGACTTCCCGACGCCGGTCGGACCACACACCAGGCGTCCGCCTTCCCGGAACGGGTCGTACGTCGTTGCCTCTGGGCGCAGGGAAGGGGCCACCATGGCGGCGAGCTCGGGCACCGGACGTAGCGCCAGGGCGCTAGGACCGCCCAGGAGCGCGTCCCGCATGTACCGGTCGACCCGGCGCCCCAGATCCGCCGCGACGCCAGCAGCAGTCGCCTCGTCGAAGCGTTGCTTGAATCCGGTGACCTTGAGTTCGTCCGCCAGCCGGAGAAGGTCCCAGCCAGCAAAGCGCGCGCGGCGTGCGAACAGCCTGACGTCGTCCACGAGGCCGGCTTCGCGGCAAGCAAACTCGGTGACGGTCATCTCTCTTTGGCTCATGAGCGCTTCTCCACGGTGGGCTTCCAGTCGCCCCCTTCGGCCTGCGGTTCACGGGACAGCCCAGCTTTGCGAGGCAGGGCAGTCAGCGCGCAGAACTTGTCGACCTGCGCTTCGTCCCGAAGGATTGTGGTCAGCGTCTGGTAGCTCTGGTTCTCCACCATGTAGGTCGCGAACCTCGAACGGCTCACGGCGAGCACCAGCCGTTCAATCGCAACGCCAGCCGCAATCAGCTTGAGGATGACGAGAGACCTCGGGTCGCCGCTCGTCTTCGGCTTGCCGTCACGTCCCCACGTCTGTTCGAACGCCGTGAAGATGGGCTGTAGCTCGGGCCAATCCCGTGTTTCGCCGAACTTGTTGGCGAACAGCCCCGGATTGCTCAGCGTCTTCTCGGCCATCGTTCGAACGTCACGTTCGGGACGTTCCGCGCTCGCGCGTCCGAGATCCTGACAAGTCTCCGGATTATTTTGATCATTTGATCGGGATCTGGATCCGGGATCCGGGAGATCTTGAGAAGATCCTGAAAGCTCAGATCGGGCGACGTTCGGGGAACGTTCGAACGAATCGTTCGGCGACGTTCGGGGAACGTTCGGGGATTCCGTTCGAACGTCGTTCGAGGCGTTCGAGGCGTTCGGGGTCTCCGTTCGAACGGTCCGTTCGGGCTGAGCTGAACCGTTCTTCGAACGTCGCGCTTCAGCCGAAGCCTTCCCGGCGACGCGCGCAGCCTCCGTGCGTGAGCTGGTTAGGTCGGCACCGGTATTCGATTGCGCTACGGGTGCCAAGAACGGCGGGCCGTAGTCGGCGAAGTCGTGGATCATCCAGCCGCCTTCCACTTCCACCCAGATCCCCGAGTCATGCATGGGCTTGCCTGCGTCGAGGAGTTCGCGAACCAACGCGGCGGCTCCGCGGGGGGAGCGCCGAGCCATGCCCGCGAGCATGCAGGATGGGACGAATCCGGGGCGCTTCCGAAGGTTTCGATCCTCTCGCGCCCAGCACAGAGCAACGATACCCAGCCGGAAAGCGTCACCCGAGAGGGAGCCCCATTTGGCGCTCTGCGGGAGCGCATCATCGAGCTTTGCCCAACTCACTTAGTGACTCCAGTGGTCACGTGACAACCATTGTCACAGCGTCGAAAAGTGTAGCGAAATCGACTCGTCACTGGTATTTACCTTCTGTGCCGCTGAAGACGGCGCTTGGCCGCGCGCTCGAGTCGAACCGAGCAGCGCGGCCGTTTTCATTTATCAGATCGCGTTGTCAGCTGACAACCGTTCCGATCCAAAATCGCCACGGGCGTCAATGCCGCCCCGAAATCTGCTGAAGCAGGTCAGCAACCCGGTGCCGGGCGTCGCCGTCCGGCAGCTCCATGTCGTAAATCTCGGCACCGTTCTTGCCGATTCGGATCCAGATGCTCAGCCCGGCGACCGAGACAAAGCAAGACCGACGGTCCATCATTTCGGCGTGGAGCCAATCGTCGACCACCACCTCGTCGAAACGGCCGGCGGCGGCTGTCTCCCCGCGGTCCTCGATGGCGAGCGTCCCTTCGGTCTGGAATCGCCACTTGGCACCCGGGTGGCGGGCGAGATCACGGGAGCGGGCTGCGCGGTCTAAGGCAGGTTTCGGGTTTGGAGAAGGCAACCGACCGGCTAGTTCGAGGCAGCGCGGGCAGGTCGGGTGGGTTCCTAGTGGTGCAACCGACAGTGGCGCAGCGCGAGGCTTTGGTCGACGGGGCGCCTGTCCGACATAAAGGTGTGTTCGGTGCTTCCCGCAGACCGTGTAGTGACCGGATGAGGTGAGGTGGGTGGTGGTTCCGGCGCGGTTCAAGTAGTCACCTCATCGGTCCGAACGCCTTGGTAGGTTTCAATCTCCGCCGATTCGAAATATCGGCGCAGGGCATTGCACTGCACGCGCGGGCGCTCCGGGTCTTTTACCTTTCACGCGCGGCTCGCCGGGAAGCAATGGCGGGTGCACCTCCATGTGCGCTTCGTACGTCTCTCCACAGTACAGACAGTGCCCCTCTTTCCATGTTCGCTCGTGCGTTTCGATTAGCGATGCCGCGCGCTTGGCTTCGATCACGATCCGCTTGAGGCGAGCCTTGTATTCGCCGAGCTTGGCGGGCTTGGGCTCGTCTTCAATCTGCTCGGCCTCCTCGCGAATCTGCGTGACCTTGTCGTAGAGCAAGGTCATCACCTCGGCACGTGAGAGCTGGGTGACCGAGCTCACGGCCGCTCCGACTTCGAGCGCGAAGGCACCAGCCCCGCCATCCAATTTGCCGTCGCCTCGACCGTTCCGCTCGCAAGGAGCTGCTCCCGGTACTCGCCCGGTACCAATGCCTCGCTCTCATTGGTGAGTTCGGTAAACGCGCCTTCTGGAAAGGTATCCGGGGGCAGACGCCCCATTCGCGACAACGAATCTTCCAGATCCGATAAAGCCTCCGGGGCGTCAGCCTGGAACTGGGCTATCACCTCAGAAAGCGGTGCAAATTTGGGGAGCACGTCCTCCACCATCGCCAGTACGCCATCAATGCGAAGAGCGAGGCCTTTCACGTGGGAGTGAACGAGTTGCAGCTTGGCTTCGGCGGCCTCGGCTCGCTTCTTCCAGGCTTTTGACTCGTCGCACCCGCAAACTGGTTCAGTCACGGGAGCACCACTCTGGCAGTAGGTCATTGCGGATCAACTTAGCGACGCTCGTGCGCTCAGCGTTTGATACGTAGGCGTACGACGCAGAGTCGCCCAGCAGTGCGATGAACCCGAGCCCGGGCAGTGCATCCTTCACATCCTCGGCAAGCTGCCGAATCATGTATGAGTCGACGCCATCTGGAGAGAAGCGCGGCGCGCGACCTAGCCAGCCTTCAAGCAGTGCCGAGAAGGCATCCGCGAGCGCTGGCATCGTGAGCGATGTTTTGAACGCCACGTTGTCGTACGTCTGGTTGCCGAAGTCGAAAGCGACCAGTGTAAACGGGTATCGGGTTATCTTGCCCTTGTAGAGCTTACGGAAGGTGTCGGCGCATCGCTGCTCGAGCACGAGACGAACCTGCGTTTGTGTGTTTGATTCAGGTTCAGTGGTCATTTGACAACCTTCGAGCATTCGTAGCAGGTCCTGGTGTTCAGGAAGTGGCTCACGCCGCACGGACACTTCCTTTCCTGGGTAACGCTGCCCACGAAGCCGTGGGCGGTCTGGAGATAGAGCGGACGCAGGGTATCGGTGATGATTTCCGTGATCCTCGGCAATGGGCGTCTCGCCTTGCGCACGCCTCGCTTGGCCTTGCTCGGTGGCTTGTCTTGCACCTCGAAGGCCATGTCCTTGTTCGAGTAGCGGATACCCATCACGTGACCACCTTAGGCCACAGTGCCATCAGCTCGGTAGCAAGCTTGGCCCATTCGCTTGCGGCATCAAGGTCGTTCGACGCTGCCCAGCCTTGGGGGTTCGCCCCGCTGATCATGTCGTGAAGGTCTTCGATGTGCTGCGCCGCAAAGAAGCACCCAGCGCACGAACCGATGTGCTTGTTCTGACCATATGCTTTGGTGTGGAGCTCAAGCAGCCGCTCCACCACGCGATCGAAAGCCTCCCGGGCGCCGGTGTCGTCCGCCAGTAGGGCGCGCCTCACGACTTCGATTGCCTGTCCGGTAGCGCTCATCGGTTGCCTTTCAGAAATGATTCTTCGCGTTCGCAGTCCGCCCTGACCACGTCGACGTTATCCAGCGCGAACGAAAGCGCATCGAGCACCTTGGCCGGCCCGAGCTGCGGATAGCGTTTGGCGAGTTTCTCGAACGAGGCGCCCGCTTGGTAGAGCGCGTAGATGCGGCGCACCGGAACGCGGGAGCCGACCACGTACGGGCTTCCTCCAAGCACGTTGGCGTCGACCCTGACGTGCGGGTGGGGAACGAGGGCAATGGGAAGTGGTTGGTTCATTGAAAGGCCTCCGACTGCTGACGTTGGAACGTGGCCTTTGCCACTTCGGTCATGCTCGAAAGCTTCGAGCCTAGCTTCTTCTTGAAGTCGTCCCACGGTGGCAGGTGCTTCCCGAACAAACACCACGCGAGATAGAGCAGATTTGGCAGGAGCATCGCCTCATCACGAACGACCGTGTTTAGTATCTGAAGTGCGAGGAATATCTGGAAGTTCCTCGTCCAGAGCGGGAGGCGAAAACCGAACAGGAAAACGAGGAACTCGTTAGCGACGAACATGCCGGCAACCGTTGCGACGTGGAATAGCAGGTTGCCGATGGTCGGTATACGAAGGATGTGATCGATCACTGTGTCACCATCCAGCGTGTTGCCATCGAACAGGAGCGACGGCGCGGGCGCACGTCGCGCAGCACGAACGACTCGCGCAATCGGCGAGCGAAGAACTCCGCTCGGCGCACAGCTCGAGACATGCAGGCCCAACGGGAGAAGGTATCGAGGTAGCGCTGCAACTCTTCGCCAAACTCGCGAACCAGGCGCTGGGTCTCGGTTTCCTGCGCAATAGAGTGCGAATGGCTGAAGTTGGCGCTGGTCCAGCTGCTATCGTGGGACAGCACTCCACTTGTGCCGTAGACCGTTACACCATGGCTAGTCGTGATGGTTATCGTCCATATGGGCGATGTGGAGACGGTGGTTGTGTAGTCGGGAGTCAAGTGACCACTCCGTTGGAGACCCCCTGGAGGATCATGGTTTGGCACCCGTCATTAGCAAATAACCAGCACACACGAGCTTCGGTTCACCGTCCGCATCGAGTGCCTTGTGGCAGTAGAATTCGTCCCGCTCGGCCATGCATTTGACAGCGTTCATGAGCGTTGATGGACACTGGTTCGGTACCGTCCCTAGCCGGAACGCGCAGTCGTCGCAGCGTTTCCGCGCACCGGCGTCCGCCAGTGACTCGGCCCCGTCGCAGAGACGTGCAAGCTCGCGCCCGAGCTCCGCGCCTTCGGGGCTTGGAATGTTCCGAATAGCCGGCGCGCCCGGTGCGGGCGGCTCGCTGTATGGCCAGGGAGCGCTAAGCACGACGGCGCCCCGATGATGCGTTCCGCGCGACTTCTAGTTCTCGATCGAATTGAGAAGGGAGTAGCTCGCACTCCATTCCGTTCCAGTTGAAGTTGGTTTCTCCGCGGAGGTGCGCTTGCACAAGCTCCGGATCCGATGCGGGTCGTTTCGACCGCCAGTGGGACCGTACCCAGTTGCGTAGCGCAGTTCGCCGACTCCTGCCCTCCGGCAAGTCTCGGAGCTTGAATGCTTCCCGCGCCCCAACGGGGTCGGTGGGAATGGTCGCTGATAATTGTCCCGGCGCCGCTCTGAATCGAACCCTCCACTCATATCGATCCGCCAGCATATTTGCGATCAAATCGATCATCAGAGGCTCCTCGCTGCGCCCCCTGGCGCGAGTGAGCTCATGCCCATCAAGCATGCTGAAGACGCTTCGTCCTCTGGCGACAGCCGGCGAGTGAATGGCTTCCACAATCTTGCCGCGCACGACATCTGCGACTGCAACCTCGAGAGTCCTGCCGGGGTAGAATCGCTTCGCCCCCAGCGCGCGGGCTTGCGCTTTGCTTATCTCACGGATCAACGTCAGCTCATTCGAGCTAGAGTTAAATTGGCGATAGCAGATTCGGTGCGCCCAGTCCTGTTCGGACGCATCGTAGTGCAGCGGCATCGTGCTGCCCGGCATCTGGACGATCGCGCCGTCCCAAAGCGTCGAGCGGGGAAGGCTCAGAATAGAATCTATTCGCTCGACCTGATCATCAATGTCGCTCATTGTTGTTCCTCACAATTGCTCACCATGAGCTCGTAACAAGCGCCGCCCCATGCGTGCCCGCAAGGGAGTGTTTCGGCGAAGACCGCAAGCTGCTCACGGCTGAACTTGGCCTTACAGAATTCACAGAAGCTCCCGCCGATGATCTTCTGTGGAGGCAAGGCGCGCGGCGCCGGCGGGGCCGGGTCGTGCTTGTGGGCCTCGTGCCACTCGTAGGCAGCGCGATTGCCCCGGAGCGTTATTTGCGTCTTCACGCCCGAAGCGCGACCAACCTCGGAAGCTAGCCACCCGGCGCAATATCGGAGCAAGCCATCGTCTTCGTTGCGAATCAGTTCATGGACCGAGATCGTGCGAACCAGGCGCTGCATAGCGCCCATGGCTGACCACTCGAACCAGCAAACGACCTCGTCGCGGTCGAAACCCTTCCAGTCGAGTCCGAGCCAAAGTTCCGGCGGGCCGCCATCAATCACGAGTTTGGCGCGCAGGAACGCGAGCGGCTCGTGACTGCGGAAGCGCTGCCAGTCCGCCATCCCGTGATGGGCCGCGAGCATCTCCATGGCGAGGTATTCGAGTGACCGCCGCCGCTTGCGCTCGAATTCGGCGTCTTCTGTTTGCCGCTTTTCGAGAGGGGTCATCGGAAACGCTCCGCTGCAGAAGCTGCACTTCGCCACGCAGCCAGCCCGCGATCGGTCAGGCGGTACAGTCGCCGTTGGACGCCGATGTAGCTCGGTGTGACTGGCTCCGAGCGGCTCGCTACCAACCCCTCTTCCTCCATCCGACCAAGCGTGACGTACACCGCTCCGCGCTTCAGCCGACCGCCGGATCTGCGGACTAAATCAAGCCCATACGACTCATGGCTGCTTGCCAGCAGCTCCAGCACCACGGAAGTTTGCAGCCGATACGCCACTCGCTCGCAATACACGAATACGCCGACCACGAAGCCGACGAGCACAAGACCGGCTACTGCGCCGATGAAACTCATTTGCGCACCATCTTCGAGATGATTTTAACCGGTATGCCCTGCTTTACGGCTTGGATGATCATGTCGAGAGTCCCTCTACTGACGCCATCCCAAAATGCGAGGCATAGATCGGCGCCAGCTTTGGCCATCTCTGCATTGCGAATAGGGCCGGCCGCTTTGCCGTTTTTTAGCCAGTCAGCTGGGTGTGCCTCGACGGTCACGTCATCAAGAAGGTTGAGAGCCCAGACGCGGGCAATCTCATCGGCGCCGGTCGGGCACGCGCCGTGAACCAGCGTGAATTTATCCTCGCGGTCGAACACTTCATCGAGCTCTCGGTCGACGGCAAATTCGTCTGTCCAATCCCTGCAACCGGTGACGATAACTCGGGAGGTCACTTGACCCGTCCAATCAGCCCATTCGCCCTGGCTCGAGAGAGGCGGTTACGGGTGCGGCGGTCACCGGTGGCCTCGTCGGAGGCAAGCGTATCGCGCCACCGTAGCCATCGGGCCAGTCGCTTACGCAGCACGGCGAAGCCGACCCCACCATGGTAGCGGCAAAGGCCCTCGTCTTCCGGTCCGCACAACGGTATCGCATCGCACAACGAGCAGCCGGACGGGAATCCTTTAGCGTCCAAGCCCGTTGCGAGATCGTTGCGCTTCACGAAGATCAAGCGCATTGCCGCCATGCGGTACGCCACGGGAGCGCTGTTCACATGGCGGACGACGGCCTTGCGAACTGGCTCGCTTTCAAATGGCTCATCCTCGGATCCATATCCTGAGCTGATGCCGTCGTACTCCCACTCAAGCCGATATTGAACGCGCACAACGCGCCGAATAGCTCCCAATTTGCCGAGAACGGTCATTGGTATCCTCCCCACGTCTTGAGCGTGGCCGTCTTCGGTAGGTACAACGGATGTCCAGGGTGCCCGCCCTGTGTTTGCTTCAGGCAAAACAACCGGTCATTCTGAAAGAGCGTCTGCACATCGCGAGCGCGATCCCGTGCCATCGGATGCGAGCCCCATGCGCAGACGATCGGGCAAGCTGGGAGTGTAATCAGCGCCGAATCGTTGTCGGCCCCCACCGGGTTTGAGAACTTGCAGAGCAACTTGGAGTCCGTCTCGCGGACGGCGAACAAGTTGACGACAATCAGATCGGTGTGGCCCCAGTCCTGGGCGAATCCGATACAGCGGCGTACGGTCGGGTCATTCACGAATGCACTGGCGGTGCTTGGGTTGAGCATGCAAAACACGATTGGGTTCACGGGTGGGCTCTCGACGCTCCCGGCGAAACAGCGGCGCAGCTTGTACCGGTACCGCCGGTCATCGCTGAAGTCGGCGCGGCTGGTGCGCGTCAGGTCGTACTCGGTGATCATTTGCCACCTCCCGGAAACGCATGGTCCGCCGGCTCGCGGCTGGCCTTCCGCTCGCCACAGCCGGCACAGCCGGCACAGCGTGGGCAGCAGGCGGCGCCGATGCCCTCGACGGCCATGGCGCCTTTGCCCTTGCAGGCTGGGCAGGTGTGGTTTCGTTCCGAGCTACCGAGCGCGCCTGAGCTCAGAGCGCGCGCGTTGACCGGGAGTTCGACCCGCAGGCAGTCGCAGAAAGCGGAATCGGTGGTGTGCCTGCTCCACGCGCGCAGACACATACGGAGCCGGTGATCGTTCACGACGCCCGCCCGTCTGCTCGACCGAGCAGGTAAGCGTTCGCCGCCAACACCAGGCCGCAAATCACGTCGGCCATGTGCGAGCCGGGGACGAGCAAACCGATGGCGGAGATAACGAGCCATGGCCATTGGTTCATCGGGTCTGCTCCTGGATAGCGATGGCGAGATCAAACAGCTCAAGGACATCAAAGCGCGTTCGGCCAGGAGCATCGTTCCAGTCACCGATACCGGTGCTGATGCCGGCCACCTTTCGGAGCAAGCAAACAGCCTCGTTAGCGGCGTCGAATTCGATGACAGCGAGACATGCTCCAGCTGCGCACCAGCAAACGGCGCACCGACTGTCGGATGGCACAGACTCGCCGTCTTGGTCGATAGCAGCGGCGCCCTGGCACCACCCGGACTCCACCTTGGCTCGTGCCGCTTTGAGGATTTCGAGAGCAGTCACTTGCCACCTCCCGCTTCCGGCCACTCTTTGGCTGCGCCTATTCCCGCGATGAACAGCGCCGGAAGCTCACTGACAGACAGCTCACGCATCGGCATGATCACAATCCGCCACTCGCGCGAGTCGTCCTCCAGAACCACCGGCTCGAGCTGACTCGAATAGCCGATCGCGATTTGCTCTGGCCGGAGTTGGCCTAGCGCCCGCTTGAGCAGATTGCGGTCGACAGCAACGCCGGGCGCGACCTGCCCAGGTTTCGGCTCCGGCCGATTCGTTTTGTCGCCCTCGCAGCCAATGCAGCCGCCCAGGGAACCGTTACCCGAACAATCCGGGCAGTCCTTCTTGTGCCCACATTCGCCGCACTCGACCTGCCCATGTCCGGCACATCGCTCGCACTTGGTCGGCTCCGGGGCGGCCCCGTTGCACCTTCGGCAAACGACCGACAGTTCGGCGGTTGCGTCCGCAAGGAAGGCGTCGACGCTGGCCCTGGGCGCAATCAGCCGATGGGGCGGCCCCATGGTCAAGTAGGCCGCCACCTGGGGCGACACGTCGGCTGGCGTCACGAGTCCCGGCTCCGCGCCCTTGAGCGCCAGGATGGCCGTCCCGTCAGTGGCACAGGACCAAGTGTCGCCGTCGATCTCCAACAGGAACGGGCGCATCATCCATTCGGACCGATATGCGTCCGGCTGAGGAGCGCAGGAGCGAAGCCACTCCAGGCGAGTGGTGACGTGGGGAAGCGACGGCTGGGCGCTCATGACGCCCCTCCGGTGGAGAGCGTGAGGGCGGTGGCTAGGTCGGAGGAATCGACGCCTTGTCCCTCAGACGCCTCGCCCGCCATCTGCATGGCGGGCCCGCCTGGCTCCGTTCCAACGAATTGCCGTTCCCACAAACGTTCCCACAAATGGGGGCCACCTGACGCATTTCCTCGCGCTTCGTCGCGTTGTTCATCGATAAAAACGCCAATGATCCCCGACACGCCGCTGGGTTGAGGTGCTGCTGGAGAGACCACTAAACCTCGGTAAAACACATCGTTCCCACAAACGATTTGGGCTCGTTCCCACAAATGGCTTTTCGTAGACTCTCGCTCAGGTGGCGGAACTGGCAGACGCACCGCCTTGAGGTGGCGGCGCCGTAACTGGCGTGGAGGTTCAAATCCTCTCCTGAGCACTGCCCCGGCGGTCCACTGACGACCGCTGGGGCGACGAACTACTCCGTCGGCCCATCGGCAGGCCTGCCTTGCAGCTGTGGCGGACCCGGCGCAGGCGGCAGCTTGGCCACCCGATCGGACTCGAGCAGGTCCACCGCCGCCCGCTTCGACGGCTTCACGTACCGTGCCGTGGTCGACATCAGCTTGTGCCCCGCCATGTGCTGGGCCCCCGCAATGTTCTTCGTGTTCTCCAGCCAGTGGGTGATCCGCGCCGACCGCAGGTGGGCTCCCGCAAACAGGTCGGCCCGGTGCTTGGGCAGGGCATCCAGGACCGCTTTCTTCAGCTGCCCCCGGTAGTCGTGATGGCCGAAAATCACCCCCTGCTTGGGACACACGCTGTCCAGTGCCGCCCGCGCCGCCCCCGTCAGCGGAACCTCGCGCTGATAGCGGCTCTTGTCGATGACGACCTCGATCACAATCTCCTGCCGCCCCTTGCCGTAGTGCTCCGGTACGCTCAGCAAGTCGAGCGTCTCGGGTCGCAAGCTGGTCTCGTAGGCCACGATGAACCGTGCCTGCACCGGGAACGGAGCCACCTTCTTGGACTCGCTCCACTCGGGCAGCTTCGCCAAGATCGCCCGCACCTCGTCCGGGCTGATCTCGATGGCCGCCGATCGGCGACGCTTCTCGAAGCGAGTCCCGGGCACCCGCTTGGGGATCCCTTCGATCGCCATCTTGGTCGGCAGGTACCCCTGGCCCGGCCGAGCCGCCCCGTCGGGGCCGAAGTCGTACAGCCACGCCGCGAACGAGCGTAGCGCCGAGAGCTCCTTCCTGACCGTGACCGCCAGCACGGCTCTGAGCCGGAGGTTCCGGTACTCGACCGCCGTCTGGTCGTTGAGGTCGTGAAGCCCCTTGAAAAAGTTCAGCCAGTGGCTCTCGGCGTAGCCCTTCCAGGTCTTGATCGTCGAGAAGTCGTGGGTCGCGGTGAGGAAATAAAGCCATTGTTCGATCAGGCCTTCAAGAGCTTCGACGTGCTTGGTTGGCTTGGGCTGGGGCTTTGCGACTCGCGAGACGACCTCGGCGTAGAGTCGCGCCGCTTCACGCGGAGCCAGCTCGGGATCGCTGGTTTCGGTGTTGATGTCGTACTTCTTGCCGGCCCACGTGAAGCGGACCCAGAAGGAGTGGCCTTCTTTGCGTTGCTTGCACTTCCAACCGCTTGCTGGTCTACCCATTGCTCGATTTCCTCGATTCGGAAAAGGAGCCGCCGACCAATGCGAACCGGCGTCAAGCTTGGACGCACATGAGCGTCAAACGTGCGGGCGCCAATACGGAGGCGGGTCGCTGCTTCTTCGCGCGTGACGAGAGCGACACTGCTCACTTGCCCACCTTGCAATCTTCTGGATACGGATTTTCCGTCGCAGGCTCGTTCTCGGCGTGGCCGCCCCGGGCATCTAACTTGCCGGCCCGGTAGCCACTCTCCCAAGCCCGGTGCGCCGCCTTTGCTTCGATATCCGCCAGCGCCTGAGCCACTCGCTTCATGCGCTCGTCACCCGCGCCGACTCCACCGCCTTCGTCAATCCAGCGCTGCTCGTGGGGGCGGGGCCTATCACTCCACACGCATGCGAAGGCAAGGGACCGATGATGCTTTAGGACGGGGGCGCTCATCTACAGTCCCCCATCTTTCGCTCGGAAGTCAGGTAGCGGGTCTCGGTCGAGCGGGGAGTAGAAATGCAGGCAGTGTTTCGCGAAGTTGTAGTGCTCGTGACGAGCTGGGAGCACCATGACAGCCTTCCGATCAACACCAACGAAGGTGTCTTTCACGCGCTGCATGTCAAAGTAGTTCGGGTCCCGATCGCGACGGCTGAACGACACATGAAGCCAGAGAGCATCGTCGATGAACTCGACTTCGACGGCTACCTTCAACCCGTCAGTGCTGAGCATCCAGCGGCAATTGTAATAGTCGTTCTCTGCTCCCCATGGGAGCCATCCGGCGGGGACGATGCGAGGGAACACCTCCGCAAACATATCAACGATCCGTTTCTGCTCGGCCTCGGAACACGAGTTAGCGAAGCGCTTCAAGCGACCCTCCTGATCCGAGCAAGGTTGTAGAGCCCGATCACCTGCCGCCCCAGCTCCGTCTCAGGCGTTAGTCCTTCGAGCGCCTCACCCAACCGTTCCCACCACATCGCTTCGAGCTCGGGCGGTGCAAACCCGAGACTATCCTTCACCGAGCGCACAGCGAGCCAGTGCTCGTCGGACTCTGGGATGACCACTGAGAGGTTCTCGCAAAGGTCGAGGAGGACGGTGCACGCTCCGCGCTCCCGATCGATCAAGCGGCCCGCGGCTCGCGCCGCTGGCTCCCCAGATGCTCGGATCACGGAGCCCTCTCTTCCTGAGCGATTGCGCGATCGAACAGCTCCAGCACCTCTGTTTGGGTGCGGGCTGGCTCGTCGTTCCAAAACGAAAGCAAGCTAGGTGGGTTCAGCGCCCTAACCAGAGCGGCGAGGGCACGGTCACCTGTCGCATCGTCTCCGACTGCTGAGGCGTAGATACCTCCGATGGAGCACCAACAGCAGGCTTCCGGCTTGTCTATCCTCACGACCCGGCCCTCAGAATCGCGGGCAGACGCGCCTTGGCACCAGCCGATCGCGATCTTCGCGCGCGCCCCGCGCAGAACTTCGATCGTCGAGAAATGGCTCATCACGCCTCCGCCTTAGGCAAGCTCTCAAACCATTCGCGAGAGCAGAAGATCGCGCGGGCCCCGTGATCCACCACTGCGTGAACGATGCCCTCCTCCGGATTGCGAGAGGGATACGGGAAATGGCTCTTGTGCACCGCGACGCGGTATCCGGCGGCCAATGCCTTCGCCAGTTCTCCGACGACCGGGGTCACTTGCCGCCTCCGCAATCAATCGAGCAGCCGACGTAGTCGCAGTGATACGCGACCGGCGCGCCTTCGTCTGTGAAGGTCGAGCAGGACATGGCATTGCCCGTTGACGCTCGGCAATCACTGAAGCGGGGGTGAATAGCGTGCGCGCGCTCGAAGTCGGTCTCATTTGAGAGAGCGAGCTTGAACTGGAGCGAGTCGACGCTGGCATCACTCGCAGCCAGGGTCAGCGGCGCCGGCGCGACATTGGGCGGAGCGTCGGCGCGCTGAGAATGGTTGCGTGAACAGAAGACGCCGAGGGCAAACGCCGCCCCGGCAAGTAGGGCGGCTACTACGCCCAGATTCGTCGGGCTTATCGGTGCACCACAAACGGTTTTCATTTCTGAACCTCGACGCCCTTCTCGCAGCTCAGGTCGATGCCGTAGTGGTGACCGTTGACGGTAACCCCGAAGCAGACCGCCCAGAGCAGCACGATACAAACGAGCAAGCCGAGGCATCCGCCGTCGCTTGATGAGTCGGTCATTTTCCGAACGCTCCAAGCGCAACGGCTGCCGCCAGCACAGAGACCGTGAAGAGGTTGAACAGCGCTAGTTGCACCGCGATGCGCTGCCAGTAGCGGGCCTGCTCATCTGGTGTCACAGGCGTCTCCGAACCTGCGCGAGCAGAGCCACTCGCTTCTGCGCACCATCCCAGAGTCCAGTACACCCGCGACCGGCGAGCATGTGCCAAAGGCCTAGCTCCGATTTGCATTCGGCAAGCGCACCGAGCTGCAACGCGCGGGCCGCTCGGGCTTGGACGAGCAAGTCGTCGGATCCCCAAACGTCGGCGTTGTGGGCATTGCGGTGAATTTGATAGGTACCCCAGGCGCGGTGGCGGATAGTGCCGTCCTTGTCTTTGTAGGCGTCGCCCTGGTGCTCGCTATATTCCGAGCGCGCAACGGCAGCGGATAGCCCCGACTCCATCACGGCTTGGGTGACTAGCCTCGCCGCACACTCCCGATCGTGCTTGCACGCCGTGTCGACCGCCACGCCGAATTCTTGCGCGTCGACGAGCTCAACCTTCTTGGAGCCGAAGCGCGGGACTAGAGCCGCGACGCGATCGGCGAGCGTCGGCACGTCAGCCATAGCGATGGCGCTGAAGGCCATCGACAACGCAATCACCACCAGTACGATAACCGCGGCCCACGCGAGTTTGACCTCGAGCTTTACTAGATCCATTCCAAAACTCCCTTCAATAAGTTCGGCAATTGCCGACAAAAGTGCAGCGCGCTTCCCTTGAACATCCGCTCAGCTGGTTTCCGAGCGGTCAAGTGACCACGCTGACGACAATGGCGAAGAGCACGACGCGAAACCCCGACGGAAACCCCGCAAACGAATACGCAATCGCGATCGGCTTGGCCGTTGCCAAGCGTATCGAATTGATCTGCAGCTCGCGCGAGATCCCCTTCTCCGACGTCGAGAGCCACATCGGAGTGGCCAAGGGGACCATATCCGGGATCGTTGCTGGTAGACGCGGGAGCGCCACGACGGGCGCTCTGCTTGTGCATATTGCTGACGCCCTCGATGTGGAGGTTGGCTGGCTGATAACAGGTCGTGGCTCCGAACATGCTTTCTCTCGAAAAGGCTTTACGCTCTGCGGCGTTTCGTGGGAGTCGCGACTTTGGCCGCCGGCTCTTCTGCGGCTGGCACAGCCGCTAGTGAGTCCGTCAAGACTGCAGCCAAGGTCTCGTAAGAAGAGGCCACCGCAGCGAGTTCGCCGGCGGACGCCATAGCCTGGCGCGCCTGGGATCCGATCATTGCCGCGCGCTCGTGAAGTGCGGCTGAAGACCTGGACGTCGGCAACGTCGAGTCTAGCCCGTCGAGGATGGTGCAAACCGCGCGAAGGTCCGTGCAGATCTTTGCCAGGCGCTCGAAGCTCGTGCCTGCCAGGTGCTCAATGGTCGTTTGTGGAACTCGAATCATGCTTGAACCCATCAGTGAACTCCTACTGAGACGTGATTCCAGATCCAGCCGCCCGCGTGTTCGCAGCCGAGACCAGCTGCGCCGCCGATCAAGGCGATCATCGCGATGAAAATCAGCCAGTCCGTGCCGCTTGGGCCATACATCAGGCGGCCCGTTTGACGGGTTGATCTACTTCTTGCGCTTCGCTTCCCGGCGTTGCTGCGCCAGCGCTGCTAGCCGCTGCCGACGGTTCATGCCCTGGAATTGCTTGAATTGCGTTTCCGTGAGCTTCACCGTGTAGCCGGCTTGCTCCGCGTCCGAGACCATCTCGAATGTCGCTATCGCCCCGCTTCGTGGATCCATTGTCTTCTTGCTCCTGGTGCTGATGGCTCGCGTGGTCACTCACGCCCCGGGCGTTACCCAGGATTGCCGCATGACGCTGTTCCTCCGAGAGAATCGCGGACAACGCCGCGTCCAAACCCTGGTGCGCGATCACCTGGTCAAGCAAGTGCAGGAATGCTTCGAGCGCGACCATGCGCACCTCCGCGCGCTCAATGCTGCCCATGGCTCTCTTGGTTACGCCGACCCGAGAACCGATCTCGGCCTGAGAAACCCCAGCCGCTTCGCGCAGGCGCAGCAAGCGAAGGGAAGTTTGCCGCCTTGAGCGCAAGGCTTGCGTGCCTAGCTTGACCGGTGCAGGCGGTACAACAGCATGAGCAATCCTATTCGGGTCGCCGATTTGACCCAAGTCCAGCCCCGATCCACATCGTCGGATCACGCGGACCTCAGTTTCGCTCGGCCAATCTCGATTTCTTCGAGCTCGGCCTTGGTGAGCCAATCCGTTTCCGAGACTTCCCCTTTCGTCAATTGCGAAATTAGGATTCGTTTCACGACGCCAGGTTGGGCATCGCCGTGTAGCCACCGCCACACTTGTGATGTGTCGCAATCCAATAGCGTTGCTAGGTCGCCATTGCTCACGTCGTTCGCTTTCGCCCACGCGGGCAGCTTTTTCAGGGCTGAGGACTTGAATTTTATCATGAGTAACGCCCGCGGGCGCGATGAGTATGATCATACGCATTGGGCGAGGCAAGCGCTAATTGCGAGCGCTCACAAACCAGCGCTAAAGTCCCGGCCGTGGCACGAGATTTAACGACTGAGCAGCGGGTTCGCTTGGCAAAGGCAATCCGAGATGAGGTGGCCCCGCGTGTGCTCGGCCCAAGATTTACCAAGCTCGACCAGAGCGCAATCAGCAAGGCGCTGCATGTGCTCCCGTCGACACTCAACCGCTTGCTGAGCAAGAACCCGCCCGTAGGTGGGTCGCTGCATCTGGTGGAGGTTGTGGCGAGCTACTTGAATATGCCGAAGGAACAGATCCTGGACGGCGTTGCAAAAGAGTCGCCCGTCCCGCGCCTGCGCGATCTCCCAGGCTATAAGGATGCGCGGCTGAACGCGGACCGAAGGATCAAGGACGAGAGAATTGGCATCAATGACGCTGCGCTCGAGCGCGCCGGAGATGTGCGCGTTACGCCCACACCTGGATCAGTAAATGCGAACATGCTGATCGGCTTAGCGTCGGCACTTTCCAGTGTAGGTCACGATTCGGCTTCGAAGATCCGCGTCGGACGGATCAAATAAGTCACACGAGGCCAACTTGCACATTGAAATCTCTACCCCGTTGGAGCACGTTCCGCCGTCCTGCTTGGAGGCGAAAATCGGATGGGGTTACCGGAACGAATTGATGCGGACGCGAGAGAGGTTGCGTCGGAGCTACAGCTAGAGATCGTCGAGGTCCGAGGCGTGCCGTGGTGTGTAGGATCGGTCGGAGACACCATCCTTTGCCGCTGGAGCGCCGTGGAGTCCGTGCGGCAGGCCAGGATCTGGGAAGGGATCTCGCAGTGCCTGCTCGGACGGCTCGGCCTCGAGTGGACAGCTGATCAGGCGCGCAACTTGGGGCACTGGCTCCGAGTTGCAGCGTCATCGACGCCCTGAGTAAATCGCACGTTTTCGCGTACGTTGTGAGCGTACGCAAAAATAGTTGCGATTTCTATTTGCGCGCAGAGTTGCGTATGCGCATACTCACAGCATGTCGACGCGAACAGACCGCCGCCCCAACCGCCTCGCCCTCAAGTCGCTCCGCCTCCGCCTCGCTGTCCTGAACGAGGAACTGGCGACCTGCACCACCCTCGCCATGGGGCAGTGCGTGATGGGCGCAATCCAGGACACCCAGCGCCAGATCCGTGGGTTTGAGGCGCCGCTGCCGATTACGGCTGCCCCGAAGGCCACCGAGTGGTCCGACGAAGATCGCTTCTACCGTCGCGACGTGCCGGGCGCCCTACTCGAAGGGGCCGAATGACCGCCGCCGCAAAAGCAAAGCCCGAGCGCTCCTTTGAGGACATCTTCGGCGCGTTGACTCAGTGGCTCCGTGCGCCGAGCAAGTCACGCGAGCAGCGCACCGAGACGATCTCGATCGGGTTGATCGTGAAACTCTACGAGGCGGGGACCCTGCAAGCCACGGGGCGCGGACGCGACGCTGATACCGCGTTCGAGGATGCTCTCGAACAGGTCGGTGCGCTGTGATCTGCTCCTGCGGCGCCTCAGTCAGGTTCACGCCCGCAACCGTGCGTGGTGTGACGGTGTTCGAAGAATCATACCTGCTGTTCGTCGACTGCGTGAAATGCGACTCGACTTGCAACGTCACTCTCTGGGAGTCCGAGGAGCAGGCGCTTTACGTGGAGCCGAGAGGCGTTCGAGAGGCAATCGCGGCTGAGTAGGTCGCGACTCCGCGCGACGGCAGATTGGACCGACGATAGCCAAGTCGATCCGACTGCCGTCACGCGGGTTCACGCACCCGAGGGACGCAATCACGGAGGGATTCCCAGTCACGAATCGGAGCCAAAAATGAACCGCAAAACAACCATACGCCTGACCATGACTCTCGAATGCATCGAGGAAGCAACCCCGAGCAGCGGACCTTTTCGGACTGCACGCCGGGTGATCGAAACGAGCGGAGAAACAGTCGCAGAACTCGTGAGCCCAGGGGTGCGCAAAGCGGCGGTAGCGCCAGTGATCCCACTGAAGCGCGTGGTAAACGGGCGATGAGCCTCCATCACTCTGCGCTGGCATCGCGCTATATCATCACCCCATCGAACCAGCGTCCCGCGGACACGGCGTTCGGCTACTTCGTCAAGTTCTACGGCCCGAAGCGTAATGGTGCGGTGTCTCTGTTCTGGACGAGTTCGCGGGAGTCCGCAGAGCGCTTCGCGGCTGGCAGGACCTGCTACGGGCGTCCGGCTGTAGTGCAGCGGCGCGAGGAGTGGGCTGCTGGGCGCTCGATCGGCTTCTCTGCGCACCAGGCGGTGGTCAAGTGACCGCTTTGCGGTACACGTTCGTCCGCAAGGTCGGCAGCCGCTACGGTGAGTTACACCGTGAGCGCGCCGGATTCGTGAAGATCGTTGCGCGCGCCTACCTAAACAGCGAGGGGTGGTTGTCGGTTGGCGATGGCTCTTGGCGGACGCCGGGTAGCTTCCGCGTCCAAACCGAAGAGCCGCCGGCGCTCGTCGTTCCTGTTCCGGTACTCGATCGCGTGGTGGCCGAAGCAATGCAGCACGCGCGGCGCCTGCTCGGTGAGCGCTTTCATGCGCAAGCGCCGGCCAACCCCCGTGACCACGTCACCAGCTCAGGTCGCGACATGCACCAGGAATCGCCGTGATCCGCCTGTGTGTCTGGCTGCTCGACCGCTTTGACGCCCGCCTAATGCGTCGCGAAATAAAGAAGCCTCGCGGCTGATCGAACGTCAATCCACCTACCTATGAACCAAAAGGGGACCCATGAAAACATCGAACCAAGCCATTCACAATCTCGTCAACACGTTCGTTACCGATCTGCAGAACCTCTTCATTGCAGACATCATCCAGTCGCTCGCGGCTCTCGCTGGTGCCGGTAACGCGGCAACCACGCAGAAGCTGCCTAAGGAGGCGAAACCAGCGGCCCGGGCCAAGGGCGCGAAGCGCTCGCCCGATGAACTGGAAGCCTTGGGAAAGCGCCTGCACGCATACGTCTCGAAACACCAGGGCCAGCGCATCGAGCAGATCGCAGTCGGTATGGGCGTCACGACCAAAGAGCTCACCCTCAGCGTCAAGAAGCTCGTCGCCGAGAAGCGGCTGGTGACCAAAGGCGCCAAGCGGGCAACAAGCTATACAGCCCGTTAGAGGAACAGCCGTGGAAAACATCTTCGAGCAAGCGGCAAGAGCACGGAAGGTGCGGGCCTTTGTGCGGCACTTCGACCGTCGAATCCGCAGCACCGGAAAGCATCCGTTCGTGGATGCTGCCGAGTTTGCGATGAGACTCCGCGATTCGATCGGTGTCGAGGAGTGGAAGCATCACGCAATTCAGGCCGGTCAGCGTCCGCCAAGCCCTGACACGATCGCGGCCGTCATCAGTGTGTATGAAGAACGATCGGAGTCCTTCAAAGAAGAGCCGATACGGCTCCAATCGGGAGCGGTACACTGATGGCGATCCTAGAAACGATCGAGTTCACTGGCGGATCAGTAACGATCCCACGAACTGCCGAATCGCTCAGCGAAAGCGCTAGCGAGTGGATGGCATTGGCAGCAATCCATTTCGCCGAAGCTGAGGCGCAACGCGAGGCAGGGGACCTCGACAAGGCGATCGAACAAACGTGCTTCGCCGAAACGAAACTGGCGACGGCGCGCATGCGTTTGATAGAAGCTCGCGAGCTGGAAGCGATGGTTCGCGGCTCATGAGCGATGTCGTCCACCTGTTTCCGAGTCTCGCTGTAGCCAGTGATTGCACTGGATGCGGTGAGGCTCACTGCGAGCTCGGGGCGTTGTGCAAACCGTGCCGCGTCAAGCAGGCATCGGTGGATGTCAGCTTCGTTCACGCCGAGATCGCTCGGGCAATCCAGGAGCTGCGACGCTTCGAGGCAAAGGGCGCCCCGCTATCCGGGCCGCTCGCCTACGCGCTCGAGGCGATGCGGCGCGCCTACGACGGCTCCGATCCGCTCGTGAGAATCAGTGGTCGTGGGTACGTTGAACTGGTCAGCGGAGAGCTTTGGGCATTCCCGGAAGCTGGGCTCAGCATTGGGCCCTTCGCGAATGAGGAAGCCGCGCAGGATGCGCTGACCGAATACGCGGCAGCGCAGCACGCTAGGAAGGTGGTCACGTGACCATCGGTAAATGTCCGGAGTGCAAAGCTACCGTCGACTGGACAAGGACAGCGAACGGTAACAAGATCGCGATCAACCTATTAGCGGTGAGGGTCGCGATGACCATTAGCCCCAAAGGGAGCGAAGAGGGTGAGGTGATCGTCTTGCGGCAAGCGCGTACAGTCCACTTCGACACGTGTACGAAGAAACCGGCATCACAAAGGACCGGTCAGTAAACGGCTGAAGCGACAGATTGAGGACGAGCGCCGCCCCCCCTCGGTAGCCACCTCGATCTGTCACTTCAACCGTTCACAATAAGGGAGACAGTAAACATCATGGCTGAATTCAAGATTCCATTCGGACGCGCTCAGGGCGAGACGCTCACCGAGACTGACCCGGCAAACATTACTTGGGCGATCGTTGCGATCGAGAAGAAGCTGGCCGAAGACCCAAATAATCAGTTCGCTGGGCGCAATCGAGCATGGATCGCTGCGGCGAAGGCTGAGCTCGCCCGTCGAGCGAGCGGGGGGACTCAGCTCGCCAAATCGCCAGCAGCCAGCACTCCAGCGGCCATCCAGCGCCAGCCGCCGCCGATGCTCGGCGCGTCGATGAACGACCCAGCTGCAGTGAGTGCTCACCTAGCGAAGCTGAGCGAGAGCTATCACCTGGTGTCGACTGCATCGACCGTTGACTGTTTGCCTCCGGGCTGCGGCGTGGCCATCTCCTACGTGACAGTGAATCCCAGCACGGACAAGAGCGGTCCGGGCGAGGTTTACTCATTGGGCGGCGGGAAGGTCGGACTGTCCGGAGTTACGATCTCAAAAATCGGCAATGCCGCCGGCGCAGATTGGGATCCGGACAAGAGCGGCCGACTCGATAACGGCAGCGATCCACATTATTGCCACTACCGAGCCGTCGGCTACGTTCGGAACTTCGACGGAAGCAAGCGCACGATAGACGGCGAAGTGGAGATCGATGCTCGTGAAGGCTCTCCGCAATTGGATGAAATCACCGCCAAAGCGAAGGGCGGAAACCGGGATCCAAAGTCTCAAATTCTTGAGTTGCGCAAATTCATTCTGCGCCACGCGGAGAGCAAAGCAAAGAACCGCGCCATCGCATATGGATGCGGGCTGAAGCGCAGCTACAACCCGGAGGAGCTGAAGAAGCCGTTCGCCGTGTGCCGGCTCATGTTCACCGGGCAGTCGGATGATCCAGCCGAGCGTAAGATGTTCGCGGAGAAGACTGCGGACGCAATGATCGGTGGCATGGCGAGCATGTACGGCAAGCCTCCGCCTCAACCGGCTCCCGCTCCGCACATGTCACAGCCGCCGCCGCAACGCCTCGACACCACGAACGTTCCGCAGTTTACAGGGCATGCTCCGCCACCAGTAGGGCCTGCCCTGCAGGAGGTCGACAACTTCGACGACTACGACTTCGGTGGCGGGGAGGATGCTCCAGCGTCAGAGCCGAAGCCGCAAGGGAAAGCGGCAGTAGCGACACCTACGCCGGGGTCACGTGCGCAGGCAGCAGCCGCTGCGCCGTCTGCGCCGGGCAAACCGAACTACGCTGAAGGCGAAACGGATCTGTGATGACCCGCGTCATGGCCTCGGGCGACCATCATTTCGATGATGAGTCGCGGTTCGCTGAGTGCATCCGGGTGCATCGCTGGATGGTCCAGGAGGCGCGCGGCCGGTCGGTGAATTTATTTCTTTCGGGAGGCGACATCTTCGAGAGAGGTTCGTCGCCTACCGAGCGCGAAGCCGTCGCTGATTGGTTGACCGCCATGGCCACGGTTTGCCCCGTGGTGATCTCGAAAGGCAACCACGATCGCCCTTTAGACGCCGGATTCATGCGTCGCCTACGCACCAAGCATCCGATCATTGTAGAAGAGGCCGCTGGGGTGCATGTGGTCGCTGGCGTAGCGGTGGCGGCCGTGGCCTGGCCCGACCGTTCTCGTCTGCTCGCGCAAGCTGGCAGTCAGAGCGCGGCCGACGATGCTATGCGCATGGCGCTGCAGGCTGTCCTGCGCGGCCTAGGGGACCAGCTGGCGCAACACGACGCCCCGCGGGTGCTACTCGGGCACTTCATGTGTGACGGCGCAGAAACGAGCACCGGGCAGCCTCTGCTCGGCCAGCCTATCCGCGTCGGTCTGGATGACTTGGCGCTCGCGCGCGCACACCTGATTCTGATGGCGCACATCCATATGTACCAAATTTGGTCGTGCAACGGCGCCCCGGCGCTCTACACGGGTTCACCATTCCGAACGACGTTCGGGCAGCTCGAAACCAAGTCGGTGACTCTCGCCGAATTCGACGGGCAGACGCTGGTGGATCTCCAGCAGCTTGAGACGCCGGCTACGCGCATGGTGCAGCTCGAAGAGGAGTGGTTGGACCCGGACGGCACCGGTGATCGCTGGGTGCGCGTGGATGACGGTGCGGGATCCGTAGGAGTCCGTGACGCTGAGGTTCGGCTCCGTCTCTACATGCCGAGTGACAAGCGCGAGGCGGCAAGAGCCGCGGCCGAACAGGTCGAAGCGGAGCTGCTGAAGCAGGGCGCCGTGTCCGTGAAGCGAGAAGACCAAGTCATCACCGAGAAGCGCGCGCGCGCGCCCGAGGTTTCCCAGGCCATCACCGCGGCGGACAAGCTCGAAGCGTACTGGAAGGCCAAGGGGTACGACCCAGGCGAGCGCCGCCCGTCGATCATCGGGAAAGCGCAACAGCTCGACGAGAGGTATTTCCGTGCGACTTGAGAAAGCGATCTTCCACAACATCGGCCCGTTCGACCACGCCGAAATAGATCTCGAATCCCTCGGCCCAGACGCGAAGCTTGTAGCGCTCTGCGGTGTGAACGGGGCAGGGAAGACATTCACGCTCCAGGCCGCGATCGCTGGCGCCGCCTACCGCAAGATGCCGACCCAGGGCACGCTCGTTGCTCGCGCCAAGGCCAGGGACTCCTACGTTGAATCGACGCTGGTGAATGGGCAGCGCTGGGTGGTGCGCCACGCTCTCGACGCCGTGACCCGAAAAGGGGAGGCGACGGTCAAAGACGCCTTGGGTGCGGAGGCTTACAAGGGCACCAGCGTGAAGCTGTTCGATGCCTGGTCGGCCAAGCACTTCACCGCGCAAGACGTGCTGTTCGCGACAAGCTTTGCCGTGCAGAAGTCCGGCGGCTTCATCGAACTCGAGTCAGCGGACCGCATCTCGGTGATCTTGAAGGTCGTTGGCGTTTCGCGCATCGAGCGCATGGCCGAGGGCGCGCGCAAAGAGGCGGCGGCGGCCCGGCAAGCCTTCGAAAAGGTCGAGGCTCGCCTGAACGACGAGCGGGCGCGCTGCGGCGACGTTGAGGCGCTTGAATTGGCGCTCGCCGAAGCCCAAGCGCTGGCGGAAACGTGGGACGGCCAGGTGATACAGAACCGGGCGACGCTCGACGCTGCGCGCGAGGAGGCTCTGCGGATCGTCGCGCTCGTCAAGGAAATCGAGGCAGCAACGAAGCGGCGCACGGAACTGCTCCAAGAACTGGACGCCGCCCGCGCGCTCCAAACAGACCTAGAGAAGCGAATCGCGGCCTGCCGCGCAATCATCGCCGACAGGGACCAAATCCGGGGCGCCGCCGGGCGAATTACG